TACTATTGATTCTGCACATATATTTACATTAACTAATGGTTTACAGGAGTTTGCTGATGATGCAGCAGCCGCCGTTGGTGGTATTCCTGTAAATGGTTTATATCGTACAGCTTCGGCAGTTAAAATAAGAGTAGCTTAATGATACCTGAACAAATAGAAAAAAAACTAAGAGATTTACAACGTATGATATGTTGTAATCGACCAGATGTTCGTTATAATGAAGATACTGGGAACATAGAGTATTGGGACGGTAGTACGTGGACACCGTATGTCTCTAGTTGGTTACTGACAGGTAATTCTGGTACAACACCTTCTACTAATTTCTTAGGCACTACTGATAATAATGGTATTGCTTTTAAGGTGAACAATCAACATGCCGGTTTTATAAACAGTAGGACAGATGGTATTGTAACACAAGGGGGATTTGCCTCGTTTGGTCAATATGCTGGTAATAATATGATACCAATGATTAATGCTGGCACAAGACCTGATGGTAGACTTAACACACTTATTGGTCACGCTGCTGGATATAACATTGGTTCAACACATGATGGTGTTGGAACACCTTCTGGAGAAAACGTATTTGTTGGAAACTGGGCTGGTTATTTTGTTCAAAATGTTGGTAGAAACGGTTTTGGTCGTAATGTATTTATAGGACAATCTGCTGGCTTTAGAGGTGTAGGTAGTGGAGAAAATACTGGTGTAGGGTGCTTTGCATTAGAGGTTGTAAATAAAGGTGTTGTGAACGTAGGTCTTGGTAGAGATGCTTTAAGGTCTACTATTGACGGTGACGAAAATGTAGGTCTCGGTGGACTTTCATTAGTGTATTCTTCTACAGGTGTAAGAAGTGTAACTATTACAAATGGTGGTTCAGGCTATACAACCGCAACTGTCACATTTAGTGCACCTTATGCAGGGGGTCCAGGTTTATGTAACGCAACGGCTACAGGAACTGCTGTTATATCTGGCGGGGCTATTATCGGTGTAGATATTACAAATCCGGGATGTGGATACTCTCAGTATGGCGGTACATTATATCCTGGATTCTCACACCCTGCAGTAACTGTGACCATAACCGGTGATGGCGCCGGAGCAACAGCTACAGCTAATCTTCAAAGTGCTTCCTATAACACCTCTGCGGGTGGTTCAGCAGGTTTAGGAAACAGGGTTGGTAGATATAATTCTTATTTTGGCTATCATAGTGGCACTGGACAAACAAGATATTGGGATTTATATAATACTCTTATAGGAGCTTACACAGATATAGATTCCTCAGTAACTGCAACTACAGCTATTGAAAAATCTACAGCTATAGGATATGGAGCTAAAGTAGCTAAATCTAATGCAATAGTATTAGGCGCTACAGGTGCTGATCAACCTAATGTAGGAGTAGGAACTATATCTCCAGACGATTCTGCTATAGTTGATCTAACGTCTACAACAAGAGGTTTCTTACCTCCAAGAATGACCGGAGTACAAGCCGAAGCCATAGTATCTCCTACAGAAGGATTGTTAGTATATTCTACCGATGGTAGTGGTGTTACAATCACTTCAAAGGGCTGGTGGGGATATGAAGGAGCGACATGGGTTAAACTAAATTAACAATAAAACCAAACAATTATGCAAATCAATGCAGAAGAATTAAAAAAGAAATCAGTAGTAGAACTTAAAGCGATGTTATATGATGTCAATGTCGAAATCCAGGTTCTAAATACTATTGCAATGGTAGTAGGATCAGCGCTTGATGAAAAACTAAAAGAGGAGCAAAACAATATAAGGACCGGAGAGATTACAGAATCTTGATGATGATCTGAATAATATGGGAATAATCATAGCTATTATATGGTTTGTTGTGGTTATGTACCTGGATGTACAGTCTGACTACAAGAGAATACAAACAAACTCAGTAGTTCATAGCCGGGGCCTGTTGATAAGAGCAGCGGCTCTCATACCATCTTTCTTATGCTTTTTACTTCCTGTAAGTAATCCTCACATTACTTACATAGTTATAAAAGCGGTTGTCGTAGCCGGTATGATGGCCTCCTGGTGGTGGGAGTTCTTCGATGGTTGGCTCAACACGAAAAGAGGCTATAGTTGGAGGTTTAACGGAAGTGAAGACTCGGATGATGCGGTCGCCGACAACTTTTTACAGAACTTTTCTCCAGCTGAACAGCTATGGCTTAAATGGACGCTCATTGTAATCTTTACCTTAACATATTTATTCCTATGAAAAAGAGATTTGGAAACATACTAAAGGGTTGGATCACCTCCATTATAGGTGTTATACTGTTGATTGTCAGCGTAGTGCTGATAGTTGATGGTAGATTGCCGGTAGTGTGGGAAGGTATTGGCCTTATCTGTATGGCTGTCATATTACTGTATGCTCCACAGACTATAGAGAAGTTTATCATGCATTGGGTTAAGGGTGGAAATGCTAATGTTACACCGCGGACTCCCGACAACGATGGTGTCGGTTAACTCTTTGGTTTGGTTTTATAGACGGACTGTGTCTACAGTCTGTAACATTCTCTGTACGTCGCCCTGGGATGTCTATCCCGGGGCTTTTTTGTCTGCTGCTTCTTTCGAATTCTGTGTAGCCTGTCCCCAGTTCCTACAGTTAACCAAACCCTCCTTTAAGCCTTATCACAGATAACCAGACATAAATTCCCCTCCGTATTCCAAAGCCCTAAAAAATCTCTTGTCAGGAGACTCAAAACACTTGCCCATCTGTCCGGTTGACAGTCACAAAGATTTTGATTGGATATATTACTATAACCCACACCCTCTATGGCGAGGGGTTTCGACATACAAGTCATGGAGCTACTAGACCTGCTTCATATCATTGCTTTTCATGACAGGTTGTGCCACATTGCTGTGGTTCATAAGAAGCCCCCGGGGTAGAAACCCCAGGGGGGAAATGTAGTGAAGATAGTGCAACTAAAATGTTGCGTGACATGTCAAAGATACAAACGAATTTTGTATTTCCAAAAAAAAGTCTAATTTTATACTGTCAATTTATCAATAATTAAAAAGACAGCATGTCAAACAAAAAAATCAAGAGGCTTTTCTTCGACATAGAAACGTCTCCAAATGTAGGACTTTTTTGGTCAGCCGGTATAAAGCAGACCATAGACTATGATAACATTCTTGAGGAGAGAGCTATCATCTGTATTTGTTTCAAGTGGGAGGGTAAAGGAGTTCAGTATCTTACTTGGGATAAACATCATAATGATAAGTCGATGCTAGAGAAGTTTATCAAGATTGCCAACACGGCCGATGAGCTTGTTGGACACAACTGTGTTGAGATAAACACCCCTGTTTTAACTCAGGATTTGAAATGGGTGAAGGCGGGAGATTTGGTTGTGGGGCAGAAACTCGCAGGGTTTGAGGAAGGTAATAGACCCGGATTTCCTGTAAGAGATAGAGATAGTAGATGGAATAGTGGATATAAAAGGAAGTTAATAGGTTGTGAGGTAACAAATTTTACTATAGAGGAAGCCGATTGTTTGCGGGTAACTTTTGATAATGGTGATTCAATAATCACTACAAGGAATCATTACTGGTTATCTATGGGTATAAAAGATAATTATCAAAAATGGAGAATGTCCTCAGACCTTAAACCAGGTCATAGAATCATTAAGTATTTTTCCCCTTGGGAGAAAGAAGATTCTTATGAAGGTGGTTGGTTATCAGGTTTTATATCGGGAGAGGGTACATTAAAGGCAGGAGGAGATTCTGGACTCTCGATAGATTTTTGCCAGAGACCTGGAGTTACCTGGAGCAAGGCATTAGAAACATGTAGGGAGCTTGGTATCAATGTTTCTAAAAAGAGAGCCCCTAAAACGGGAGGTCTTGGAAAACAGGATACTTTGTATACGGGGATTACTGGTGGTAAGTTTAAAACTTTAGAATATATTGGACGATTAGAGATTGATAGATTTTTACAAAAAATTAATTGGAACAAACTCGGGTATCTTAAAGGAAAAGGTCTGGAAGTTGCAAAAGTTGTAAAAGTTGAAGAGGTTGGGGTTAGGAAAGTAGCTGTATTTTCTACTAGTTCCAAGACATTTTTTGGAGCTGGATATCCAATGCATAATTGTGACAAGTACGATTTGGCCTGGATAAGAACCCGGTGCCTGTTTCACCGAATACCTATGTTCCCTTCGTATACGACAGTGGACACACTGAAAGTCTCCAGAAGTAAATTTAGGTTTAACTCCAACCGCCTGGACTATATCTCAAAGTACCTTGGAATAGGTAAGAAGATAAAGACCGGCGGTTTTGACTTATGGAAAAAGGTTATGCTTAACGATGCTGCAGCTCTCAAGAAAATGGTCAACTACTGTAAAGGTGACGTAAGGCTTCTTGAGGATGTTTACTCAGAGATGAGAAATCACATACCGCCAAAGACCAGTGTGACCCAGGAACGTCGTAGCTGCCCTGAGTGTGGTTCCAATCACTCCATTATCCATAAGAGAAGGATTTCGGGCGCCGGCTTGGTCAAAATACAGATGCAATGCCAGGACTGCGGAAAGTTCAATACGATACCGGGAACTAAGAAATAAACATTTTTAATTTGTCTAATTTTCAATAAATTATATAGAGGTGTGTGGATTTTTTGCTAAACGACCGGGGTATAAAAAACCTGACTTAAATGCTCCTCGCTTCAAGCGGGAGCGTGAGAATCCTCTATCCCAGGATCTTTTTAAGGCTTTCAAGAAAAAGAATCCTACGTTAGATATTGATTTTCAGACATTTAAGAAGGTTATTCATACATTTAACCGTAAGTTTCGCGAGAAGGTTATTGAACACCGTGAAGGGGTTGAGTTCCCAGAAAGCCTTGGATACCTTTTTATAGGTACCTGTCCAAAGGCTTCAGGGATAACTGATCCTATCACCTCAGCTGAATATGACCGGAAATTAGATTTTAAAAACTGGCAGAGTAACCAATATGTTTGCAAGATATTCTACAGCAACTTCGGCACAAAATATCGTTTTTCCAATAGTGGACTATGGTATTTTGTGCCTTGTCGCAAGTTTAAAAGGTCAGTCTCCGCAGCTTTTCGAAAGAACTGGAACCGGTACATTAAAGTTTCTCCTATCTCCAAAGTGTCTAACTTCTTCAAAGACAAGACAATAAAAGCTATTAAAGTAAAACGAAATGAATATTCTAATAGGAGAGTTGATTTCACAGATACGCAACCTTTTTAAGACTGTCCACCAGGACAACTTATACGTTAGCGATCGGCTGATATACTCCCTCATTAAAAAACATCTGGCTCTCTTCCTTTACCGGGAAGATTCCAAGATGAAGATATCCCAGATACGGGCCATCTTTACAGTCCTCCCATGTGTAGAACTGATAGATGTAGACCTTGTCGAGGCTAATTGTCTTGGCCTGAAGTCAGATTGTACGATAAAAAGAACCAAGAAGAAGTTGCCGCCGTTAATCCAGGGTTTTAACATGCCTATTATAGGCTCTGTAAGCTCTATAGACGGCCGTATTTTTTTGACGGCTACAACCCCAGCACAGTATGTAAAGAAGGCTAATGCGTCTGATTTTAAGTATAATAAGACTTTATACTTCTGGTACCTCAACGGATACCTATATTTTCCTAATTTGACATGGGATGCGGTTCGCGTAGAGGTGGTTCTTGATGGCGTGGCTTTGGATAAAGATGGTCAGGTAGATGAATGTGCCCAGGCCCAGGATGTCGAGTTTGGCATACCTGAATATCTCATGTCCACGGTTCAGGCAGAAGTCATTAAAGACTTATCGCTAATGTTCCAGATACCAAAGGATCCGGTAATAGATAAACAAACAACATAAGATGGGAAAAGGTTACTCACATAAACTGAAATACAGAACCCTCAGTCAGCTGATTGACGCGGTAAGCGACGATTTGCCGGTGCTGGACGACAACAATATGATTGACCCCTCCAATCTGATAAAGGTGGTTACCTGGGCAAATAAAATGCTTGGTTTCAGGATAACCTCTACAAAGGAGGCGCTCCTGGACTTCAATAACTATATTGTCAACCTGCCGGATGACCTTGATAATCTGAACTTTGCCCTCATCTGCACCTTTTACAAGAACACGGTGCCGGCTATACAAGGTGACATAACCGAACATGAGGACGTAGACTGCAGCAACGGCTGCACTGATGTCTGGATAACTGAATGTGGAGATACCTTCCAGATAACTCAGCGGATATACCCTGCCATAGAAAATACTTTTAACATTCAGAAAAGGGTCAAGATAGTAGACAGTCAGAGAAAGATGCAAAATGACGACGTCTACGGTGTCATAATGAACGCTAACTTTTTAAAGTTGAACGTCTGCGATGGAAAAATTTATTTGAACTACGAAGGTATCATGGAAAACGCTGACGGTGAACTACTTGTGTTGGACCACCCGCTTGTAAATGACTTCTATGAGTACGCTGTAAAGGAGCGAATCCTGGAAAATTTGTATCTTCGTGGTGAGGATGTAGAGCGTAAGCTAGCCTTGATCGTGCAACGCCGTAGTACCGCTCAAAAGCAAGCGGCTTCAGCGGCAACTCTCCAAGAATTTACTGAATTACAGGAAGTTAGTGAACTGAATAGGCAAGCTATGTTCAAAAAATACTTCTCTATTTTCATATGAAACAGTTAATAGCAGACGTTGAAAAAAGGGCTATTAGATATGGTGTAAAAATAAAGCTGGAAAAAGCTGACCTTGTCTATGCGCCGGGTGAAGATTATGGATGTGCTGGTTACTTTGACTCTGAACGTAAGGTTTTGGCCGTTGCCACAAAAGGTAAAATACTTGACTGGCTTGCGGTATTTATCCACGAGAGCTGTCACATGGACCAGTGGATAGAAAATAAGTTTATGTGGGAGAAACTTACCCACGGCTACACTATCTTTTTCGAGTGGCTTTACGAGAAGAAGATTGTTAAAAGGGAGATATTGGAAGAGGCCGTATCTGATATCATCCGACTGGAAAAGGACTGTGAAGAGCGGACTGTAAAGAAGATACAGAAATACGGCATTGAAATCAATATAGACGATTATAAAAGGAAAGCAAACTCATATCTGTTTGCTTATCTGTACTTTCTGGAGAAGAAGAAGTGGATTCCGAAGATCTATGCTAATGAAGAGGTTTGGAGAAAGGCGCCGATGAGGTTCAAGAAAGAGTATAAGAAAATACCTCAGCGCCTTTATAACGCTTTTAAAAACTCAGAAAGACTTGGAACAGAATCAAAAGGTTGACGCGAAGTTTTTTGCTAAAGGGATGCAGTCAGATCTTGACCCTAGGTTTATAGAACAGGGTCAATATCTGCGTGCAATAAATGCTGTGATGAATAGCCATGAGGGAGACCTGATGAAGATAGGTAACGAGCCTTCTAACATTCGGTGCAGTAAGATACCTTATACGCTAATCGGCGCTATCTCATTGAAAAATAGCCGGTACGCTGTCTTCTCTACCAACAATACTGATTCTGAGATAGGTATCTTCGACTCAAGAGATTGTAGCTACACCAAACTCATCAATGACCCTTGTCTTCGGTTCAGTGAGACAGCCCTCATACGAGGAGTGTCTAAGGAGAACTATGACTGTACCGAGTCTATCTACTGGAATGACGGTATAAACCCGGCAAGACACCTTAACATAGAGAACCCTCCCTATAAGAAAAGATATCGTCGCGACCCTGAAGGGGGTTGTGACATAGCTGAAAATACTTCAGAACTGGATTGTGAAGCTTTGCGTCTTACTCCTTTGATGACCGTTCCTGATGCAACCCTGGAGCTTGCGGAAGGTGGTGGCCTCCCTAACGGCGCCTACAGGGTTACTATAGCCTATGCTACAAAAAATATTCGTATCTCAGACTATCTGATGGTATCTAATCCTCAGTTTATCTACAACATTACCGGCACCGGTGGTGGACTTGAGGTCACTTTTACTAACCTTGACCCTGACTTCGAACAGTATGAACTGGTGTTGATAGCTACTGTAAACCAGCAAACTACCGCCAGGCGCATAGGTTTCTTTAATACCTCTCAGGAGAGTGTTTATATAGATAACCTAAAGCAGGATGACATAAGGACAGATTTGACCACTATACCTCTGCAGTCTGTATACTACGAGGGCGGTGAGGGGATGTTTCGTGTGAACAAATACCTTGTCCAGACAGCTGTCAGAACAAGGAAGGAGTTCAACTATCAACCTCAGGCAAATCGTATACGTGCTAAATGGGTTGCATACGCGGTCCCGGAGAACTACTATCGTCGCGGTGGTAATAAGATAGGTTATACAAAAGGTGAGAATCTTGCCCCCTATATCCGATTTGTATACAACACCGGTCATCGGACAGCTGCTTTTCCGCTGGTTGGTAGAGAGGCTACTGTAAAGGACAGGACTAAGGTAAACAATATAGATGCTATATCCTACGGTGAAGGAGAGGATGTTCAGTTCTGGCAGATATATGATACTACGACAATAACTAGGATATATCCTACATCTACTGCCCCGGAATACCCAGTGATGGAAGGAGAGTTTGGCTTTGTGGAAAGTGATGTAGAGTACCCAGATAACCGCGAGGTTTGGGGTTCAACGTCTTGTAACAAAAGGAGATTGTTCAGATTTCCTGATAACTGCGTTGTTCCAAACTACGACCCTTCTACTAAAAAGATACTTATTCTCGGCTTCAAGTTAGAGAATATAGAGTACCCTCTGGATGAGAATGGCGACCCGGTTGAAGGGATTGTTGGCTACGAGGTATTACGGGCAGATAAAGAAGGCAACAAAGAAATTATCGCAAAAGGTGTTATCTATAACGCCGGCGAATATGAGAGTACTACTGCATTCAACGAAGAAAGGAAAACCCTCTATCCAAACTACCCATTAAATGACCTTAGGAAAGATCCCTTCTTGTCATTGAAACAAGTTAAGGGTGGATGTGAAGGCAAAGACTTTAGGCCAATGGGCACCTTTCGTCGTGACATATTTACCTTTCACTCACCCGAAACGAGCTTTGCCAGACCTGTACTCGGTTCAGTCCTCAAGATAGAAGCGGAGTACTATGGTAAAGTTAGAGGAGCATTCGAGCCTGTATACCAGCATCCAAAGAATAAGCTGATAAGAGACTTTGCCTTCTTTGCCTCGGCGGTAATAGGTATAGGTGAAGGTATTCTGGCAATAACCGGAAAGAGGACATATACTACTGACCCGACGATTGTCGAAGGTAGTGCGACGGTTCTTGGAGTAGGTGTTAAAGCCTATAGGCCGTTACCATTAGCCAGTACTCTGTTTTCTAACACGGCCGTTGGTAATCTTATATCTTCTGTACTTAAAGGTGCAGGTTCTACATCTAAACAGTCTGAAGAAACGGCTGTAGATAAGATACCTGCGGCTTTGAAGATAGCTAATGCTGCAGTTTTGTTCAGCTTCTACTTTGCCCAGGGCACGGAGAAAACGCTTGAGATAATCAAAAGGCTTGTTCCTTACCAGCAATATGCTTATCAATACAATGCCGAAGCTCTTTACACAAATCAAACGTGTACTTCAGAATCTAACAAGATTAGAAGGATAGATAATTATTCTTATCTATTTCCTGGTTTCCAGGAGTTTGAAGGGTTTCGTATTAATAACAATATGAGGGAGTCTTCAGTTCTATTGAAACTAAACTCTGCTATATCTGATCCTAAGGTTAAAGATAACTCCCGTCAGACCATCGGTGACCAGAGACTATGGGAGAACCCTACTAAACCCTTTGAAACAACTACTTCAGCTTATTATGTATCTGTTAAAAGAAAGTTGAGGTCTCAATATGGACAAGTTGACAGTGGTCGAATATTGCCAACTGGCTCAGTAGTCTTCCCTATAGAAGCTGGTACCAAGGTACAGAGTGATGTTATCTTTGGTGGAGATACGGTCATTGACGAATTTACTCTTAAAAGGAAGATGTCTTTCTTTAAACTGGACGCTGTCAAGAATCCGGACGGTTACGAGTTTGACTATCGTCTTTACCCAAATATAGATTTGCCAAGATACTGGATGGACTCTCACGAGTATGATATATCCCAGTTCTTCAGATTATCTAACATACAGTTACCTAATGACCAGCACTATCTGGACCGTCGCAAGACTGACTGTAAGAGCAAAGCATCGTTCATAGTAAAGAACGGTTATTTCTATTTGTATAACTCGGCCGTGGTCAGGATGTTTGTTGAAAGTTCTTATAACCTTCCGTTCCGTGAGAACTCCATTGCTAACGACGAACGTAAGCATTACGATAAAGAGTTCATCACTGACCTTTCGTCCTTGTTCCGGAGTGACATTATCAAATCAGACAACTACTATGAGATTGACAGATCACTGTCACCTATAAAGCAGTTGAATCTGACCTATGCTGAACCACAAGCTATAGACTTCTCAATAGCCAAGGCCCGGTGCTTTTCTAACGAACCTAACAAGCTTATATACTCATTACCATCTGACCTGGAGAGTAAAAGAGATACCTGGAGAAACTTCCTGGTAAACAACTACGTTCTCTTTCCAAAAGACCATGGTCGTCTGGTAACTGTCAAGGAAATAAACCGTACCGGTATAATGTACTTCTTTGAAAATGCGCCGGTTAAGATACATTCAGGAGTAGATGAACTACAGACAGACCTTGGCGTAAAGATAAACATTGGCGACGGCGGACTATTCGCCAGAGAGCCTCAGAGTATAATCAACTCAGATGTTGACTATACAGAATGCCAGTCAGCTTTCTCTGTGGTAAGCACTCAGTACGGAGTGTTCTTTATGTCACAGAAACAAGGTAAGATATTTCAGTATGACGGCTCGGTAAATGATATATCCGGTGGTCTTAAATGGTGGTTATCTGAACATCTTCCATCTAAGTTACTACGTCAGTTTCCGAATTTTGAACCTAAGGACAATCCGGTAATAGGCGTAGGTTGTATATCTGTATTCGACAACACGAACGAAGTGGTCTATTTCTGTAAGAAAGACTACCAGCTCAAGAAGGAATTTGAAGGTAGAGTAACCTACAGTTCAGGAAACCAGTTCAAGATAGACGGTCGTGGTCGGATTATTCTAGGTGACCCAAGATATTTTGACGACGCCTCAGTGACTATATCCTATGACCCAAAGATAAAAGCCTGGATTAGCTTCCATGACTGGCATCCTGACTGGGTTATACAAGGTGACCGTCATTTTATGACGTTCAAAGACTCTTATATCTGGAGACATAACGAAGCGGTAGACTCTTATTGTAACTTCTACGATGTAGACTATCCCTGGGAAATAGAATTCAGCTATGCTGATCCTTACCAGGTTACCTCTCTTGAGAGCATAGAATACTTGTTAGAATGTTATAAGTACTTTAACCGCGATGACCGGTTCCATATACTTGACGAGAATTTTGACAGGGCCATAATCTATAACTCTGAACAATGTTCTGGTCTGCTTAAACTGGTTCCTAGGGAGTACAACCGACCTTCCAGAATACTGGAATATCCCCGGGTCAATGGCAACCTTACCGAGATAGAAGTGTCTAAGCAGGAGCAGAAGTACCGGTTCAACCAGTTCGTTGACCTTACGAAGAACCGTGGTCAGTTCACACTGAACTGGCGCCTTATATTCAACACTATGGCCAACGGATATCGTAAAGTACTGAACCCGAATAATCTAGACTTTAACAAGTCAATAAACGACCGTAAGAAGTTTCGTCATAATAACACTGTGCTAATACTCAGAAAGAACGTATCCGGTAACGTAAAGATGATGTTGCATCTTGGTAGTCTCAAATCAGTTAAATCATTCAGGTAATGGCAAAGAAACTAAAAACGTCGACAAAAGGTTACAAGAAGAGTTCGCCGGACAAAAATGAGCCGGCGCTAAGGATACCTTCTGGTCGCATCACGATGAAAGATGTTCCGTTCCCGGTTCTGGGCATAGACAACTACGGAAACTCTGTGATAATGCAACCTGGGGAAGAGTACCAGTTCCCTGGTTCAGAGGTAATAGAAATGCCTGTATTACAAACCGGCGGACGTGCGCCAATCTATACGTCTAACCCTAATGACCCTCGCTTAAGAGCCTATAACGATAGTGGGGAATCCTTAATTCCCGAAGGGTTCAATTCTCCGTATAAAGGAGATTTGAAAAGTTTTTCTCCAAAAGTAGATGTTAAGAAAAAGGAGGGGCAGTCTAAGAAAATAGAACAGCAAAAAAAGGTTGAAAAAATCATAAGTAAGCAAAAAACAATTGGTCCAACAAAACAATTTATAAGTCATCATTTAGAGAAAAAACATGAAGAAGATAGATTAAAAAAGTTAGAAGAATACGCAGCAACTCACCCTGAAGTTGAAGTTAGTCCATACGGTAATTTAACAACCTCCTCATATGGGGAATTCATTCAAAAGTATGGAAAAAATTTAGATAAATTTGCAGGTAGCATGGAAACTCCTCTAGCAATACAAGGTGCTGGAGATTTACTATATGGGGTAGGTAAATTGGGTGCAAAGTATCTTCCTCAAGTAGGGGAATATCTTACAACACAAACTCCTTTAAAGAATACTTATAAGTATAATCCTTGGGCTTTTAAACCTAATCCTGAAATGGGATATAGAATGCTGGGTCAAGAGGGGTTTGAAGATGCTTTAAATACTGGAGTATTAAGAGCTAAACCAATACCTAATAAATCTACAAATGGGGGAATATCATTAACTAGAAATACCAATAGAAATCCTAATACAGGTAAGATGCAACCTGCTTTAGACAGACCTTATTTTGCGGATGGTTTTGTAGATGAAAGATACGCCTCTGACTATATGGCTGCTGTAAATAAAGTGAAAAATAATTTAGTACCTATACCTACTCATAGAGGTATTGCTCCAAGTACAGCTACAAATATTCCTATTGAAAATGTACAATTTTATAAAAAAGATTGGCTAAGAGGATATAAAGAAATTCCTAAACCTACATCTACTTTTAAGTCAGAAATAAATTGGAGTAAATGGAATCCAGAGCAAGGCACGGCAACCGGTTATATGAAGAAAGGCGGCCTCACTCCAAATAAGGCCCGTGAGATACTTCATGATGGTAAAGTGCATGGTAAAAAACTTACAGAAAAACAACGTCGTTTCTTTGGGGCAATGTCCAAAGGACATACGAAAAAGTATCAAATCGGCGGAAACTTAGGTAAAGCTGCAGCAAGTGCTTCAACCACGGATGAACAACTAGTTTTGAAGAAAAATGAAGACTACCTAAAGAATATAGGTTTAGTTCATTATGCAAATGCTTCCCGTAAACCTATATCCTCAAACTTTGAATACATACCCGATTTTGACGAAAGTTTACAGTTTATTAAGAATTGGTATGGTTCTCCTGAAGCTTTAGACAGGATGACTAAATTGGTAGGTAAAAGAACTTTAGCAGAAAAGAATATGGAGTCAGCTAAAGAGAATGTAGAAAATACTTTTGTCTTTTCTGACCCGGAGAGGGTAAAGAATATCATTAAACAGTATGAGTCTAGAATGACTTATGCACCAGAGAGTGAAAAGAAACAATTGTATGATGAACTTATAAGACTTGATGTAAATAGGATTTCTGCCCTGGAAGCAAAACGGGATTTTTATGGAGACATGATAGATAAAAACAAAGGTTTTTCTGCTGGGTTTTTCAATGCTAATGGGTCTATTGTGAATATAAATGAAGGTTTAGTAAAAACAGCAAGTGATTTTGGACATCCTTTACAAAAACAATCAAGGGAAACATTGAAAAGAACCTCGGTTCATGAACTATCCCACGCATCCGGTATGGATAAACTCATGAAAAAGTTTGAACCAAAACCTTTACACAAATCAGTTAAGAATGCAATAGAAATGGGGTTTGTAGTTCCGAGGATCAAAGAGTTGTCAAAAGAACTTGAGGGGAAACAACCGGATAGAGATTACTTAGAATCAGATACTTTTTATCCACGAATCATGGAGTTGAGGTTTATCCACGGTATAAAACCGGGGGATACTATTGACAAGAAGAAGTTAGAAGAAATAAAAAAGAACCCTAAGAGTGCAAAGAACCCTTTATTTAGATATTATGGTGACGACGATATTATCTGGATGATGAACAATCTGGTCAAGGCTAATAATAACTCTAATACAGAAAATACTATGAAAAAAGGTGGCATACATATAGACCCTAAGAATAAGGGTAAGTTTACCAAGTCGGCCAAGGCTGCCGGTATGGGTGTACAAGAGTTTGCAAGACATGTGTTGGCTAATAAGGAAGATTATTCTCCTACACAGGTAAAGCGCGCAAACTTTGCAAGAAACGCTAAAAAATGGAGTGCTCAGGAAGGTTTTGTAGTACCTTCTGGAGAAACCTGGCAGTTTGATCCTATTACAGGAGAACCAATGGGTGCACCGGAAAAATGGAGAAATGAAGACGACCCTGTAACTATACCTGGACTAAAAGAACATCTTGCTAAGATAAAGGCTGGTGTTCCAACTAACCCGTTTAAAACAACCGGTAATGAAGGCAGTGTACAAAATCCTATGGGCGCCGGCGCACCTGACACAGGTCCTGAAAAGAAGCCTTCTAAGAACTATTTACCTACACTGAACGCTATCAACTTTGGGTTGACAAAGTTTGCCGAAAGTCTTAGGAATAAAGAACTTGAGAGATATAATAGGCAGATGATAGCCTTACAGAATGTCCCTCAACCCAGGAGACTTACCCGTATAGAGCAGTACGGTGACCCTTCTGTTTACCAGATAGGTGGAATGATACCTGAAGATGTATCCTATCTTATGGGTACAATACCTAATTTTGACATGTTACCCACTCCGGCAAAATCATCATCTGGGATGGATAACGTTGTTCAAGGAGCTATAAAGGGAACAACTCAACAGGCGAAAGGAACACCTGTACCCGGTTCCGACTACGAGAATGTCATCTACAACACCTATATAGAGAACGGCCTAACACCTCAGGCAGCCCTGTTCCTGACAGCCCAGACAATGCACGAAACAGCTGACTACTCTTCAAACGTATTCAAGCAAAACAACAATGTAGCCGGAATAAAGATACCCAGGAAAAGAAAATCTCCTTTTATCGAAGGGGTTGGTACGGCAGCACCTGCTAATGAATCCAAAGACCAGAAGTACAATAAGTACGCAAAATACAAGGATGTTAAGAGCGGGGCCCTGGACTTACTGGAGTGGATGAAGTACAATAAGATAGACCCTAATAAGTTCAATACCCCAGAGGAATATGCAGAGGCTCTCAGGCAGAAATCTTACTTTGGAAATACTGAGGAAGGTAAGAAGATATATGTAGCCGGTCTGCAAAACAAGATTAAAAAACTAAAGAAAAAAGGGTTCGAGAAAGGTGGTGAATACGATCTTTCTGACTCAGAAATAGCCGAGCTTAAAGCTCAGGGCTACGATATCGAAATAATTGATTAAATTTAAGTATATGGCGAAGGTTAGAATAAAAGGTGTACCTAAGAATATAAAACCTCTTTACAAGCAGGATCCTACAACCTATGCCCTGGAAGCAGGGCCGGTTTTCTTCCAGGATGATAAGGACGTTCAGGAATTCAGAACCCAATATCCGGAAGTAGATGAGGATGAGGCAAACATTGAGGTGGAGGCGGGTGAGCATATTCTTACACCGGACATGGAGAATTTCTCTATAGGTGGAAAGAAACATTCCCAGGGCGGCACCTTTATCGATGCTGACCCGGGCAGTTTCATATTTTCAGATCATAAATCTTTGAAAATCAAAGGTGAACCCCTGAAAGAATTTGGTATAAACCCCGATACAAAAAGAGGTAAGAAGGGCTTTACGCCGGCGGAAATAGCCAAGAAGTATAACACGAACAAGATGCTTGCCATCTTACGTGACAAAAATTCAGATAAATTGGATAAGGAAACTGCCAGTTTGTCACTTGGCGGCATGACCAATAAACTCTCTAAGCTCGCTTTAATGCAAGAAGCTATGAAAGGTTTTCCTCAGGGAATTCCTACAATAGCCGAGGACGAGATGGAAGATGATATGATGGAAGGAGAGGATATGATGAAAAAAGGCGGTTATTATCAGACAGGTGGACAAACCGGTTGGAAGCGTCGTCCCCGTACAGGTAATATTGATGATTGGGTCTATGATGAAAATGCTATAGACCAGGAGGGTAATCCCGGCGCTTGGGTTAGGAGATCAGAAAATGTTCAGCCAGTTTCTGAAGAACCTGTTCAAAGTTCTGGGCAAACTGGTTGGAAACGCCGTCCTCGTACTGGAAATGTTAACGATTGGGTTTACGATGAAAACGCCGTAGATCAAGAGGGTAACCCCGGTGCTTGGGTAAAACGTTCAGGTGATGGTAAACGAGGTTCTGGACAAACCGGATGGAAGAGACGTCCTCGCACAGGTGACCCTAAAAAATGGGTTTACAACGAGAAAGGTATAGACGAAGATGGTAATGTTGGCGCCTGGGAAAAAAGAGGAGATGACGGAGATGGTCAATATAAAACCCTTCCGGAAGTTGTTTTACCCCCTGGTATAAGGAAAAGAAAGCCTGGTCCACAAGTTTCTGGTGTAGGTAATGTTGGCCCTATAAAGCAAAGTGATGCTTCTTTAACCACCTATGAGGACCCTCTGTTTGATACCGGTTATGGTTCTGTTGACTATATGAACATGGCCGCTCCATTCGCTGTAGGTCTTAAAAAATACCCACCTATAAGAATAAATGTTAATGCCCCTCATCTGGATGATACTCTTATGGATTTAGAAGCCCAGCGCCAGGCTATTCGTGGTCAAGGGACTTTGGCAATGGCCGCAAATAACATGTTTGCAGGTTCTGCTTCAATGGCTTCTGCAAGAAACGCACAGATACTTGGACAGACACTTGACCCGTTAAACCAGAGCTTTTTGACAGAGTTTAACACTAACCAACAATCAAGGGCTCAGCGGGCTGCTAAACAGGCAGAACTTAACTTGCAGGCAGATACTCTAAATGCTGCAGCTGATGACCAATATAACGAGAGAACCGCTGCTATGAACCAGACCTTTGACGATGAAAAAAGGCTCCGGCTTAAGCAGTTTATGAAGTCATTAAATGCTGCAGAAAGGTCTCGTCAGATGAGAAACGCCGCTAACGTCATAAATCAAGACTATATAATCGACGCAGAAGGTATGATAAGAACAAAACCGGGTTCAAACGACCCTATGCGTAGATGGCTTCGTATTACCGGTAGCAACGAGGGTATGGCCGGTGCAAGTTTAGCGGACCAGTTTGAAGCATTTAAACAGTCTCTCCCGCCAGGTCTAAACATGACCGATGAAAAAGCATTTGACTACTTCTACAATAAGAACAGAAGTATTGTAACCGGCAAAGATGCATTCGGTAACACGGTTAGCCAAAGGAATCCTTTCCTATCCCCTGCTAATTTTCCTATTGGCTATACTGAATAACTCTTATTAAGTTATCTTTGGAATAGTAAATCTCCAAAGTTTTTATTATCTTTTTAATGTAAAAAATGGCGACGTATACCCAATCTGCGGCTAATCCGGCATACTTTGATATGCCAACCTTTGAGGCTCCAATGGAGTTTCTTTTTAGTGTAGCCCGCCAGAAACAACAAAGTTTTGACAGAGGTCTTCAGAACGTGAGACAGAGCTACAATCATATGCTCAATCTCCCGACGAATTCCCCTTTTGCCAATGCGAGAAAAGAAGCATTCATGGCTGAAGCCAGTGAAAAATTAAGAAGAGTTGCCGGCGCTGACTTCTCCTTAGAGGAGAACCAGACTGTTGCCAACTCAATATATAAGCCATTGACTTCTGATCCATGGATACTAAAGGACATCTCTAACGGAAAGGTTGCTCAAGCGGAAATATCCTATATGAACAACCTTCAACACTCTTCTAAACCAGAAGAAAGGCAAATGTACTGGGATAGTGGAAGAGAGTACGTAATGAACTCTGTTGCAAAGCTTTATAATGCTAAGACGGCAGATGAACTCGACAAGGTGAGCATCCGTAAATATGTTCCGTATGTAGATGTTGCCGGTAAGTTAAACAAAGCCGCTACTGACCTTAAGCTTAAGGTAGAGGTAGACACTACGCACCCATCCGGTTACAAGATAACCGATACGAATGGTAACCCTATTCCTTTCTATGTCTTTGCCCAGGGCCAGCTTGGCGCCCAGGAACGTGAAGTCTTTAAGGTCCTTGGAACGAATGCCGCTGACCGGCGTATAGCAGAAGAAACCTATCGGTTTGGAGGAGATGAGCAAGCTGCCCGTAAGTACCTTGCCACTCAGGCTATTACCGATCGTTTCAACGACTATAATTCACAAAAGTCTGATATTGACCTAAATATAACAGATGCTGAGAAGAAGATACAGGCATTGAAAGATAAGCAAGGAGGTCAGATAAACGATCTTAACATTGACGAGATTGTCAACCTAGAAACCAAAAAGAGCTTACTTGAGAATCAAAGAGATGAGGTTCTGGAGAGGTTAAGGAACATCGGCTATAACCAGGTAGGTGATAGCTTTGTAAAGAACAACAACTACGATTCTAAGCTTAACGAATACAGTATGGACCTTTGGATACCATACATGGAAGAAGCAACTAAATCTACATTATTTAACTGGGCCTCAGGTCTTGCCGGCGCCACAATGTCTCATAAACTAGATATCGATCCTGTGTTCAAGGAAGCTCTTGACCTTAAAAAGAAGGAACTTGAACTTACCTATCAGATATCTAAAGAGACTTCTACCAAAGGAACAAAAGACGGTAGTAAAGAAGGCGAAGGAGAAGATAAAACTGGTGAGTCAGCTTACTACGATACTCCTATCTTATTAGGAGACAATCCTTTTGGTCAGGATGCCCGGTCAGCTTACGATTACTATAAGTCTCAGAAGAAGGCTGTAAACAATGAGCTATTTAGACAAGGAACTACTGTTATTTATGACTCTCTTAAGGACCTTGGTTTATCTTCTGAGTTCCTTAGTCAGTTCAGTCAGAACATGTTGAACGGAGCTTCTACTGAATCTATCATAAGTAACAATGAGAGTTTAAACCTGGAGACCAAGTTCAAAGACGATGTACAGAAGATACATAACCTTTTCCCGCCAAAAGCCAACATAAGTTACAGTGAAGTTTTCAGCAAACTTATGACAATGGCCAAGGATAACATTAAGAAAAAGCTTGATGAGTATGCTGGCGAAGAAGGTTCCAGGGTTCCGGCCGAATACCAGAACTATGTTAATGTTTCTAAACTGTTGGAAACATCGTTGATTTTCAATGAGAAAGACCGTCAGATAAACGAAAAAATATTCAAGTCTGGTAAGTTTGAAGATATTCGTGATAAAAACGATGTCATCTCTCTTAAGGATTTTGAGAGGAGAATTACCGGCGGCCGTACTAAAGAAGAGACTATTGAGGCTATAAAAGATACATTAAAGAATAGCCCGGGTTTAATAGGAAGTTTGTTCGGATTTGACGGAGCTGGTAGTATAGCCGGAACATTACAAAGTGGTAAAAACCTGTCACAGAAAGAGTTAGATACAGCTTTCAAAGCAATAGAAACAGTGTATAACCGGCAGCGTAAATCTTTTGATGAAGAGTTCAAGAAGATGATACAACAGGACCCTGAGTTCCTGCAAATCAAGACCGCTAGTGGGGAAATTGCCTTTACCTTCCCGGTATATGAACTCATGTTCCATAAGAACACTGACAAAACCGGCCAGGAAAAAGCTGAGACCTTTTTGAAACAAGCCTTTGCCGATGACAAGATAACTGACGAAACTAAGATATTGAACATGGACCAGCTCGGCAAGTTCAAAAATATCCAACCTATACTACAGCAGATGATGGCTGAGATAGGGGATATGGACCCCGACAAAGGACGACTGTTCTATTCTCAGGTAGGCTCCGATGGCACTAATCCTTCTCTTAGGTTCAGACCATCAAAGCAGTTCTTACAACCCTTCCTCACAAAGAACGGAATCAACGACCCTGCACTGGTGGAAGCGGTTACTAACTACGGTGTTGAAGTATCTGCTGCAGGAATCCCTGGTATAGAGCAGTATAAGCCTAGCATAGTTTCCAGGTTGATTGACGCTCAAAAAGGAAAGCCTTACCAGGTAGCTCCTCTGTTAGCAGAGCAAGGATTTGGGGCGGTAGTAGAAAAAAGACCAAATAACGAAGGTTTCGATATAAAAGTGTCTTATAAGTACTTTGACCAGAACGGTAAAGAAGTGATTGTAAAGGATGTATTTCCTTCCAAAAACTTTGTACCTATAGCTTCTTCTAGATTAGATGAGGCAATATCAGGATTAAATCGTACCTTGTTCGAATATTTGGGACAGTATCGTCGCCAAGCTGAGGCCCTTAAACCTAAACCCACACAAACGTATACTGACGCGGACGTCAAAGAGCGCGTAAAAATTGGAATAAAACAAAGATAAATGCTGCCAGATCAACCATTTTTCCCAGATTTTGGTATTGAACAATCTAGAATGGCCGTTGACTACCATCAACCTCCGTTAACGGATCATGGTATCAATGACTCACTACAGAACATTGGCTTACTTTACCAGCAACTGAGTCTGCTCAAGTCTCGTAATCCTATCCTTGGTTCAAAAGGCGGGATGAAAACAGAAAGTGATTTCATATTCCCTTCCATAGAGCAAGCCCTCTCTCCAAAGATGAGGACTTCAGACATCGAGCCCGTACAATTCGACCCTGTTCAGGAAAGACTAGGTCGTTACCAGGGCAGCAAATACTTCAGAGACATTGGTTTCTTACCCGGTCGCGATAACGAAGAGCTTTACGGCCGTGCCCAAACCGGTTGGGAGGCATTTACAAACGGTATCTCCGGAGCCTGGCAACTTGCTAAATTCCAGTTCGTTGACCAGCTTAAAGGTTGGGGTAGGATGGTAGATAGCGTATTTTCAGGCGATCTCGACAAATTATATGACCAGAATGACCTGGAAGCTGTAAATAGCGACCTTGACGACATCATGAACAAGAACCCGGTGTTCATGACCAAAAACGATCGGGATAAGATATTTACCTGGGCTAACGTAGCCAACGTAGTTCAGCAATCAGGTTTTACCCTTGGCGCCATAGCGGAGATTGCCGCAGAAGAACTTCTGCTTACAGCGATCGCCGCTTCTACCGGTGGTGCTGCAGCTCCCGTACAAGGTGCCAGAAGTGCGGCTTTACTTGCAACTCTAAAGACTGCTTTTAGAAGACTGGCCAGAGCCGAGAACGCGGCAATGGAACCTAACCGGATGCGTAAGGTATTTAATAGCCTTGGCAGGATGACCCCGTTCACAAATACATTACAGACTGTAGCTAAAGGCGCCAGGGCTGAAGAGAATGCTCTGCAGCTGGCTAGACGTGGATTTGGTTCTTTCTATCGTGATATACGTGAGGCTAACGCCGCATTTACCGAAGCCCGTGCTGAAACTTCCGGAACCTACTACGAGCTAAAGAACAAATTAACTGAGGATTTACACAACTCCGGGCAGCCTGTAACTCAGCAGAAATTGCAGGAGATTGACAGGGTTGCCAGGGAGGCGGCTGATGCAAACTTCTGGGCTAACTCCCTTATCATAGGTGCATCTAACCGTATTCAGTTCGATAATATTTTCCGTGGATTTAAAGGAACCGGTCAGTATTTGAGGGAGATTGGTGATGTGGCCGTAGACAAAAAAGGCTTCTTTAAGAGGTCTGCTATACCTTTTACCAAAGGATTTTTAAGAACCGCCAAGGCTGAGGCTATACCTAAGGCGGCAAGATATTTCAAAAACAACATAACCGAAGCTTTACAAGAAAACTTACAAAGCGCTTCAGACCAGGCAGTTCGTTCTTACTATGAGGCGAACTACAATAGCCCAGGCTCTAAAGCGTTAAAGGACTCAATATATGAATCGATTTCATCACAATTTTCGACAGAAGGTGCAAAGACTTTTCTATCAGGATTTCTCACAGGTGCAATTACTAATCCATTCACCCGCGGAATCCCTGCTCTGTATGATCGTGTCTCAACTACAAAAGTTCAAAGAGACAAGAGGGCAAAAAACATCGAAAAACAACTAAATGTATTAAACGGATTTTTCTCCAAAGCCGAAGGTCGTAACGGCGCCGTTCAGCTCCAGATAGGTAAGGAGATGGGAGAAGCTATAAAATCCGGGGATATTAAATCCTTTGCTGACTTAAAAGACGAGAGTGTTAGAAGCTTTGCCCGGGCCGTTCTGGAAACCGGCAAGGTAGATCTTGTCTTTGAGCGTATGCATTCTCTGGCAAAAGGTCTGACAAAAGAAGAATTTGAACAGGCTTTTGGCATAAAATACAGCGACACTAACAAACAAGACTCTCTTCGTTACATTGACGCGTTGTATACAAAGGTCATGGACATCAAGCAGATAAAGGATGACCTTGACTACAAGTTTGCAAATCCGTTCATGCCTGAAAAGACCGATACGGAAGAAGATGCCATGAAAAAAGCTATCTCCTATGCTAAGTATGAAGAAGCTAAATGGCATATAGCTTATATGAAAGACGCTCACATGCGTACTTCAAAAAGACAGTCTTCTATCATAAAAGACCTGCAGCTGGAAATGCCAGACATGACCTATTCGGCCATTTCAAAGCTTACGGACATTGCCAAGGCCAAGGACGAGGTTAAGATGTTGAGGCAAGAAGCTTCTGTGATAAACGACGTTCGTCTCAAAGAAGCCAAAATAAAAGAGGCTGACCTTCTGAATGCTCTTATTCCATCTATACAAAAAGGTGATATTGACCCGGAAACATTCCGGGAATATGTAAACCTTGTCCAGGAAAAGAACAACCGCGAGCCGATTACCGACGAGTTCATAGACAATAACAGAACCCGTCTCAATGACTTTATCCGTCTTGGAGAAGAGCGCCAACGCTATTTCGACAACCTTAACTGGTTAGCTGATCCTGCAAATGCCAGTGACTTCTTCAATCGCCATATTGAGTTCAAGATACAAGAGGAACATCAAAAGAAGCAAGATGACTTCGCCGATGCCGTAGATGATATCGGAAAAGACCATCCTGGCTACGAGATCAGAATGGACGAGAATGGAAACGTCAAAGTAGAGGCTAAAGAAGGAGAAGGTTCCGAACAGGAGACAGAAGCTATAAAAGAAGAGCTTAAAGCTGCTGAAGAGAAGATATTTGGAAAAAGTCCTGAGGATGAGGTACTTGAGCGTATCAAGGAGAGATTGGCCAGTATATACAGGAAGCTCTCTGATACCGGTGAAATAAGCGACCAGGACAGGGAATTTCTGAACTCTGCTGAGATAAAAGAGATTGGTGAAAACGATGCTAATTATCGTAAGATAATGGCCATCCTTGAAAGAAAACCTAAAGAAGAGGAAGAAGGAGAAAAGAAAAAATCCGCCGATGAGAAAACCGAAACAACTGAAAATGTTACCGAAGATGATACTTCTGCGTTCCCTTACTATGAAGGGTCTGATGTCAATAAGGAGAACCCTCTCCCTAAAGGCGCTGCAAAGACGATAATTGAAGAGGTAGTCGACGGTGGCGCAAAGAATAATGAAGGTCGTTATACCGGTGGCAAACGCGATGAAAATGGCGATGCTATAATGGAAGGAGGTTACTCTTTCCTGAGAGGGCAGGTGGCCAGGTTATTCTTAAATAACCCTCTGCTACTTGAACAATATGAGTTCGCCATTGTCCGTGATAGCCGGTTATACTACGAACATGTTTCTGGAATGCCTAAAGAAGTTAGAGAAAAGCTTCAGGTCAGTCATAAGAACTCACCATATAACTTTTTCATAGACTTAAACAGGAAGTCAGATACTGTCGTTATGGTCATCCGCGACCGTAAGACTAAGGAGCTTATCTACTTCAATCCTTATGTTCCGGGTATGGTCACCGACTCCAAAAATGGACTGGTGGCGGCTTTTGCTCTGGCCAATACTTCTGTGCGTGAAAGCATCTTAAATTATGTAAAAAAACAACCTAAGCAAGAACTGATTCTTGACTTCTCGAAATACAATCCTATAAGCCCAGGTTCATTCTTTGAAAACGAAAATAAACTGAGGGACTTCAGTCAGTTCATGGAAGGTATTGACGCTGAAGAAGTACGACTTCATATCTCAAGAGGTCTCAAACAAATTCCCTGGAATGCAGAGGAAAACACTCGTAATGGTGGCGTATTTATAAAAGTAGGTAACCTCAACAAAATAAAGCTGTTACCTTCGAAGTTGACTGAGATAAAAGTCGCCGGTGCCACCTATGATATTCGACCTTTCTTTGAAAGGGTATTTGATGAAGCTACCGCTAAGGAGATAGCTGCGTCAATGTCCCTGATTATCTATAGGGATATCTTCCAGCCAAAGAACGCCTTTTATGAAAAGGTGATAGTGTCTATTGAACCAAGGGACGGTCAATATGGACTTAAACTGATACGGTTTGTAGATTCTACGCCAAACGAACCAGATTTCAAGAAGAAAAAGTTCGTTGACAGCGGTCAGAACACAGCCACTGTGCTGACATATCTGTTAAAAGGCGGACGCCGGATAAACGTAGATGAAAATATCCAACAGGATATAAACCTGCCGACTATCACCGAGGCCGGCGTAGAGTTCAAGACTATTCCTTATATGGAGTTCTTGTCAAAGAACCTATTCACCAACAAGGCACGAGTGGTAAGACCTGACGGTAAACTGGATATACATCCGGTAAATAACTTCTTTGTTATTTCTGGTCTTAATGATATTCTTGGAATAAAGCCTGGAGTAGAAGAAGCTGCAGAAAAAATAGCTGCCAAGATGACAGGTGAGAAACCGAAAGCGCCGGTTGTTTCAATGAGCACTTTACAAGAGAACTTATGGACAAAGATTGAATATGTAAATGAAAAGGGTGAGGTGTCTCAAAGAACTATTAGCGACATTGAACCTAAGGACGGCCCTGTATTTACAGCACATGACTCTAAACACAAGAGTCGCCGGTCATTTAATATCTTAAGCATAACTAAAATCCTTGACTTTGTCAAAAGACCGGATGATAAGAAACCTCCTGCTAAACCACAGGATACTACCCCGGACACTACTACACCGACTACCGATGACTTGCTTAAGAAGTTAAGGGATGAGACTAAGAACATTGACAAGAAAAAAGATGATGACAAGCCAAAAGATGACATAAATCCTTTCCTGGCAAAGGTTAAGGACGAGCTTAGCCGGGCTTTAATAGGCAACAAAGAACTGCAGTTCATTAAGGACCGTTTCGGAGAGCACGTTCTTAACCACCTTGCATATGCGGTAAACTCAGACTATTGGGGTTACTGGAAGCAAGGGGTTATTACATTGTATGGTGACGCAAGACGTGGTGTAGGTTATCACGAAGCCTGGCACCATTTCTCTCAGATGTTCCTTACCCGGGACGAAAAGATAAGTCTGTATAATGAACTGATGAGCGAGAAGCCTGAACTGAGAGGTGCAGACCTCAAGCAGGTTGAAGAATACCTTGCAGACCGGTTCTCTGAGTATGCTGTTACCCAGGAAGAAAAGGCTCCGGTAAGGAAGACAGTATTCCAGAAGATATGGGAGTTTCTCCGTCGTATTTTTGGCGGCAGCCAGACCCCTAACCAAACAACCCTGGATAAATACTTCACAGATCTGTATTTCGGAAATCTGGCTTCATACAAACCTGCTATAAACAATGCTCTCTGGGCAAACCTGAACTACGGCTTCAATGTTACCCAGGAAGGTAAACAAGTTAATATATTTGATGCCCAGGAAGATAACGTGGCAAAAGGCCTATTCAAAGTCCTTCTTTATACTGCGTTCACACATGACGGTCCAGAGCATAACCTTAAAGCTGAGAATATAAGCATAGCTCGGATGTTGAACCTTAGTGAAAACAGCGCTGATAAAAAGGTTATTGTCAATAAAGTATTTAGAGCGGTAGTATTCCATTTGGAACAGTTTATTGTAAACAACCGCGCTGAGCTTGAACGTAATGCTCCGTCCAGGTCTATCCTTGACAGGATGCTTACCAATTACGAAGACTTCTTTAACCACGTCTTTGAAGATTTCAGATTAGGTGTTAATATCGATGAGCTAATAGAAGAGGAAGAAGTTGATGTGGTAGATGTAACGGCCCTTAAACCTGAAGAAGCTGAATTAGCAGAAGAAGATAGTGAGGATGTTGATGCTCAAAAAGAAAGTCAGTTTTCTGACAAGGTACTTCCTTTCCAGGACAAAGGTCTTTTAGCATCAGTGTCTAAGGTCATGAAAAGCTTTGTCACAACAATCCCAAAGGCTCAGGTTATCTACAATAACGAAGGGGAAATAGAGGATGTTGTCGAATATAAGAATGGTTATGGGTTCCCAGAACCAGCCGATCCTCATAGGATACTTGCCATACTTGGTGAGGAGCTTGCAGGAGTATTCTCTGACCAGGAGATGCTGGAAAAACTTAATAGCCCTGAACTAATGCAGAGACTTCCGGAAGTAGTGTTCCTTAATAGGACTCTAACCGGGTATGGTGCAGAGGGTCAGCAGTATTCTGTACAGACCATAATGTCTTTGATGAGAGATTTTAACAGAGTATTCGTTCCTGTCTATTCTGTAATAGAAATAGGTGAGGGTGAAAAGGTTATGGTTGAAAAGACCAAAGGGACTGCAAATAAGCTCAGAGCTATCTGGAAGGATAACTTTATGCGTAGCGACAGTTCTATTGTCGTAGCTGACCCGGTAACCGGTGCAGAAAAACGTATTCTAAACCCTTCATTCTCAGTAAATAACGAGCGGTTAGTAAAAAGAGTCGGTGACGATGAACGTGTTATATTGAACAGGATTGAATACTTGTCTAAGTTAGGTATAACTCTGTCTGACCGTACTATAAAGACAAAGAAATTCCGTGACTTTATCCTTGGCTACCGGTTTGTAAGATTTGCTGAAACCTTAGAAGGTCGTCAGAAGCTCGGTCAGAACATAACTGACCCGGTTGCAGATATAACCAGGGACTATGAGTACCGTCGTAAAGGAGAAGATACTGTAATAAGTGCTGGCGAAGGAGCTTTTATAAGGGAGTTGTTGAGACTTGAAAGTATCTACTCTGATATTGTCCCTTCTAACGTATTTGTTACGGCAAAAGGAACAAAAAAATATTCACTCATGTTACCTAACATGTTTAATGTGGTAGGTAATGAGCTAAGGAAAGCAAACAGTATACGGGATATATCCAGTACACCTCACGTATCTTATCTCACCGATCCTGAGAACTTCTACGTGAACAATTCACTCGTTTTGAAGTCTCTGTTTAACAAGGAAGGTCTCAAAAGAGATATGGAGACTATGAACTTCGAGTTCGGGGATTATAACGGTATTGAGTTTAAGATAGCTGACAAAAAGATTAACAAGCAGTCATCTGACCTTACCGGTCGCGACAAGATTATCGCCAATATCAACTCCCTCCTTGGTTTCGGCATCATAGATGTAATGAGAACCGGTTCTTCTGAATCCTTCTATTTCTACAGGGTTCCTAAGTGGTTCCATTCATATGAGCTCAAGAGAGGAGAGTTTTTGACAACTGAGTCTACTGTTAACGTTCCGTTCAGTGCTAGACTGTACAGTAAAGGAAGACCTAACTCCCAGTTTGACCTGGTTCTCAAAGGTTATTTCTATAACCTCTTAGTAGACGAGGTTAATACTATGAGGTTCTCTTCTGTGCCAGGTAAAGACTTCAGTGATAGCTGGGGTGTCTTTGACGACATTCTGAAAAGAGACCTTAAAGCTAAGATAAAGGCTCTTGAGATAAACAGCCCTGCTGATACCAGGAATGCTCTTTATGACCTTATTCCAGAACTCATGGAGGACGTAAGAGAGTTCTTCTTTACTGGAAGAAATAGTCTCACAAACCGTTTCTTGAAGTATGCAAAGACCTTCGGTATAGGTCCTACTGATGACGGTCGCCCAAATACCTCTTTTATCAATCCTTCTATAGTTCAGAAATATGGTTCTGACTGGAGAGGATTAGTTGAGAACTTCATACTCAACGATTTTGTAATAAACGTAGAGTACTCAAAACTGTTTACAGGAATACCTCAGTTCTATAAAGATTACCACAAACGGGCATCTGGACCAATGTCCCCGGGTAACAATGCTAATATAGGGCCTATCATCGCAGACGCTCTTGAGAGGTCACATCCTATGACAATGCGTGGGGCCTTAGGTAAGCCATTTGACCCCAATATACATCTTTATAAGACGAGCACCACTACCGATGAATTCACTAAACTGGATGAAGACGTAGAGGAAGCTTATCGCAGAGCCGGTAAAGCTCTTGGTAAAGTAGATGAGGTTGAGCAGGCTATAAAAGAGTACGATCAAACAAAAGCCAAAGCTAAGCCGATAAACGACGGTCAGGCTTGGGTCACACTCGACTTCTATCGCCGGTTCCGTATACAAGCCGGTAACTGGGATCCTCTTACAGATGAGATTGAATACTGGAAAGAAGTTGCTAAATGGCGCATTAAAAAAGGACTTTATAAGTCAGAGGAAGAACTGAAAGGTCTTCAGTCTTTCCTGGATAAATATCCAAAAACCTTATCTACTTTCCCTATTGCAAAACTGCAGTATAACGGACCGGAGAAAGCTAGAGGGTTGATGAGACCGGTGTTCCATAAGTTTGCCGTAGCGCCGATAATCCCATCTGCCTGGGAGAATACACCATTAGAGAAAATGCAGGATTGGATGTTGGAGAAAGACATTGACTATGTAACCTCTATATCCGGTAGCAAGAACTATAACAAATCTCCGTTCTCGTTCTGGGATGAGAACAAGAGTGATTTTAGTATGTCCCTTGACCCTAACCAGTCAACTCTATTCTCTGTTTATCTCAAAGAGCAGATAAAGACTGCTAGAGAGATAAAAGATAAGAGTACCTGGGGTACTCAGATAAAGTCTCTGTGGATGTCAAACCGGTTCAATGACGGTAAAGCTTCTGAAGCTAACCAGGCTTTGTTTGATACCTATAAGGATGACCTTGAGGCTATTATCGAAGCTGAAAAGAACCAGTTATTTACAGAATTTGGTATAAAGGAACAAGGGGACAGGATAGTAATATCTAACGCTAAGGGTTTTGTTGAGACACTAAGGCAACAAGCTGACCTGCGCGGACTAAACAGTAATGTAAAAGCATCTATAAAATTTGATGAGGTTACCGGAACATTTGATACGCCTCTTGAGATAATTACCAACCGTCAGTCTATTGTAGATATGATCGGCGGCATGATATTCAGAAAGCTTGTAAGGATATCTGCGAACGGTGACATGTTGATACAGATGTCATCTCTCGGCACCCGGGCAAATGGTGAACCTGAGCTGGCATTCTATAAGCCGGTATTTGACAAGAAAGGTAATTTCATAAGGACACAGGCTGCGCAGACCAAGATAAGCTTTAATAAACATTTCTACCCTCTTCTTAGGTTACCACATGTTGATGGTAAGAGAATAGATACCCGGGAAAGGCTAAATGAGATGTTAAAAGACCCTGCCTGGGTTAATGCTCACCGCCAGGAAGTTACGATAGTAGCCTACAGGTTCCCTACAGAAGGTCCTAACTCTATGGAATTCATGGAAGTAAGGGAGTTCTTACCAGAGGTTGCCGGCTCTATCATGGTAGTTCCTCGCGAGATAGTTATCAAAGTAGGTTCTGACTTCGACCATGATAAGCTCAATATCTTCCGTCCTAGTTACGGGGATGATGGTAACGTCCTTGGACCGGACACTATTGAAATATACGAAACTGCCGTAAAGAGGCTCATAAAGATAGCCAGTGCCAACGAGCTTGTTCAGGGGTTAATGTCAAAGATAAACGCGCTGTTTAGCCAGGAAGAGCTTGAGTCTGAAAATGATCTCGACATTGACTTGGAAGAAGCGTCTGTTTCAAAGGAAGAAAGACTCGCTCTGAAGAACTACAAGAAGGCGATGAAAGATATGAAGGGTTATCATATGAACCAGGCAATGCAGGCATATATAGATTCATTGTCTTCTCCAGAGATGTTCCTTCAGCTGATAAAGCCTAACACTACCGAAAAGGTTAAAGCCTTGGCTATGGAAATGGCTGAGAAGCAAGGTCTTGAGGGTTTTACAGAGACCGGCGTAAAGGCATTTACCAACACGCAGATTTTCGACTATACGAATAACCATATCAAGTTCCTGCAGAACGTCCAGGGTAAGAATGACCTTGCCGTATATGCCGTACTCAATAAGACATTACATAACTTCCAGAAGATAGGTGTTAAGTTAAATAGTTCGTTTATAAATAAACTGGCCAAGAAATTTTATGGTACAAGGAATAACCTATCTTTGAATACTACCCCTTACCTGTTAACTAAAGAGGAAAGGGATAGCTTTATACAGAACGGTGAGATACCTCTAGGCTTTACAGAAGATATTGAAGGTGAGACTATTACGCATATCGTCGCCGAGTTGATGAACTCTACAGTGGATATCGAAAAAGACGCTTTCTACATAGCTCTTGGTATAAACCGGTACAACAAAGGTGTTGCAGCAATGCTTCTTGCCATGAGGGTCCCGTTAAAGAGGATTTCTGCATTCTTACTACAACCTTCCCTAAAAGAATACTATTCTCGTCAAGAGTCAGAGCCATTTGCGGTGATTAACGGGCAGGCCTTCTTTGCATCAAACATCAATGCAAAGAACATGTTCAACCTTAAAAACAGGATTGAGCTTGAAAGAGAAATACAGTTCCGTCAGAATAATGATCCAGGAGACATTTTCTCATATGATAACCTGATAGAAAATGTAGGAAGCCGTGATTGGAATAATAGAGAACAGCTTACTATCCTTGCTCACTTCTTAATGTTACAAAGGTTACAGCGGCTGTATATGATGATACAGTCAAACATCACAGTTGACACTAAGAAGATATCTACGCCGTTAGGTGCTAACTTATTTGATTTCTCTAAAAGAGAACTTCTTTCTTCAGGTATAATAAATGAAGAAATGTTCAATAAGATCCATCAGCAAAGTTATACATCAATGTTCCATTCAAGGGATATGATAGCTAAAATATTTGAGACGTTGATGCCTATAGGGTTTTCCAGAACTTTTATAGAGAAGTTTTCAAACAGGATAGTTGACGCTGAAGCTTTTCTGACAAAAGACCAGATGTTACAGTTAGAAAAGACGGTTGCCAACGACTATATGATGTACATAGTTTTGGAACATGGTGAGTATGAGGGCGAACCGTTAAGGGAATATCTGGTAAAGAAACTTAGCCGGAAACTGTCTCAGAAGACGTTGATGATGGAGTTGGTAGAGTTGAAAAAAGCTGAGTATCCTGAGATATTTGAGCTGTATGATCTCACAAAGAGGTTAAAGACTAACCAGTCAAGTAAGCTTTCTAATCTACATAACGTTGAAATTCAAAGAGGTGTAGATAACACCACAGAGACTCAGGAAGTGTTAATATCTGAGTTTATAAAACTTATGAACTTCAGAGGTAATGAGATACCGGGTCGGCAATATAGCCGTGAAGATATACTTAAGATACGTAAGTTCTTCAGGGACCTTGTCGTTGTCATGTTTGGTCAGTCAGGGTTCAATAAGTCGATGCTCTACGCTACCGATATCCTTCCAATATCAGAGATAAACCCTATAACCAAGAGGGCTTTACAGAAGTACAAAGATCGTATTAGTGCAAACCCTGAATATGAAAGTCAGTTTATAGACGCATTTATTAACGAGTTTGTCAAGGAAAATCCTAAATTTGACATGCAAAAATCAAATGTCAATCTCAACCAGGAACCCTGGAGAGGAAAATACCTTAGAAAGCCCGTGAAATTAGCTAAACCTGCAGGACCGCAAAGAAAATTCTTCATGACAGAAGAAATAGTCACCCGTGAAGATGTACGTAATAATATCGGTACTCTGTACCTGTTCGGAGATAACGTTCAAAGAACCGGTCTTGGTGGACAGGCAAAAGAGTTAAGAGGTGAGCCCAATGCTTTCGGTATAGCTACCAAGAAAAGACCGGCAAACGACACTAACGCCTTCTTTAACGATAAGCAGCTCGAGCAGAACAAGGCTATTATAACCAAAGACATTAACGGTGCCCTGGAAGCTTTCCGTAAAGGAGCTTATGAGCAGATGGTAGTACTTCCGTTAGGTACAGGTATGGCTCAGCTGGACAAGAAGGCTCCTTTGACCTTTGACTGGCTGCAGCAGGAGCTTAAGCGCCTTGAAATAGAGGTAAATGGCGGACAACTGCCCCCTCCGGGCCAAACACCCCCGGCAGCTCCTCCTCCAACTACACCTCCTCCTCCGGTTACTCCACCGACTCCGGTCCAAGGGACACTGTTTGAAGAAGTAGATGATGATGATCCGTTCTTATCAGATGATGAAATCCGGGCGATGGGCATAAATGTCATCTCTTCTACGGAGGTAGATGATGTATTAAGAGAAAAAGATAAAGGTTGTGAATCATGATAGACTTAAAAAAAACAGAAAAGGATCTTTTCGGCAAGGTCGCAAATATCCTTGTAGCGTTCATGGTGCTTGCTTTATGGATAAAGACAATGCACCTTTTTGAAGGGTGGTTATTCTCCACCGAACTGATTTCCCAACTGTTTTTCTACCAGTATCAACACCCGCAACTTATAAATATTTACCTGTTCTGTATAGCGGCGCCGATAGGGGAGGAAGTAGTCTTCAGGCATTTCCCTTTACAGGTGCTGAAGTCCGTAAAGAAACCGGATCTGTATTGGCCGGTAATACTGATGACCTCTGTCATTTTTGGATGGTTACACCAGGGTCACCTGAATATTCTCATCCAGGGTATGATAGGTCTGGTATGTAGTGTTTTGTACATAAAAAATAATCATTGTCTATTGTCTGCCATAGCGTTACATAGCCTATGGAATTTGGCTATCCTGCTAAATTTGTTTAACTTTAACTAATGGCGAATACGTGTTCAATACTCCGTAATAAAGAGACAGGTGAGATAGAGAAAGTACTGGCCCCAAATGGTCAGGAAAGTATCTTATGGAAAAGTCTCATAAGCATAGGGGAGCTTTCTATCAATAAAGAAGATACTTTACGTACCTGGGCGGTTGCCTATACAACAGGGTTTAAAAATGAATTTGGAGACTGGGAGCTTTTCCAGAAGGCCAGGGAGCTGTCAGGTTCTATAGAAAAAGCTTTCTACAGAGACCTTTTTGAAAATGAACCAGAACAGTTCCTGTTTGAAATGGCTCAACAGCTCCGGTCGTCTGATATAGAAGCCCAGGCTGCCAGAAATGTAATGGGCAACGACCTTGCTCAGATAGCTCTACAGTTGTTCCCAAACTCCGTAGTAGGTTCAAAATACACACCTCAGTTTACCGGTAAGGTAGACAGTAATGGTGAACCTTTATTAGAACATGTTGTCTCTCCCCCAGGTCTCCCTTGGTTTGAAGACGCTATACCCTACACTCAAAATTTTGAGGAAATACAGTTCCCGGACCTTGCCAAATACGATGACGAAATCATGCAGCAACTGCCGGTTAAGGTTGGAGCTAAAAAGCAAGTGATAAAGATAAAGGGGTTGGATGTCACCGAGATGAAAGCCAAACGACCTAAAGAAAAAAAGGCTGTATTTATAGATTCAGACACCTTCCAGGATATAGGTAAGTTTATAAAAGACGGACCTAAGGACCCTACTGACTTCCGTCATGACATTATACGAATAGGTAATAACATATATGTAAAATCCGGTGACAACCTGGCATTCAAGCAGTTTTATCCCTTCCTGGACTTTTCCAAGAAATATAAGGTACGGGGCCGAACCTTTTACTATCTCACCAATAACTTTGTCTACTCCCCCGGTTCAAGTATCGGCGCTTCCAGGGAGTACAGTATCATGAAAGCCAGGGCTATTAAACAGGGTAAGTTTGGTATAAAACCTATAAAAACAAAACCCAGGTTGACTAAGAGGGCGAAAGAGGCCATAGAAGCATTTATAGAAAAGAAGAGGAGTTATATACCTTTGATAAAGGAGGAAATAGAAAAGTTTGTTTATCAAGTAGATAAGTCCCGACAATCCGCTTCTGACCATTTAAGGTCGATAGCTAACTCATACGAGTCACTGATGGACCCTTCACATAAGGAGGAGTATATAAAGATATTAGAAAGCCGGTTTCTTAGACAGACCGAAGAGTTTTTTAAAACATATGAGGGTGATGACGGAGAGGATATGATAAAGTCGACAATGAGCACTCTATCAAACTATCTTCAAAAATTACCGGCACTGGTATTGTTTAATATGGTACATGACCAACCTGTCTCTGAGTTCTCAGCAATGGAATCTGAGATAGATGATGAATTTTCTGAGTTCATATATAGATTTTCTGTTAGTTCAGTCATACCAGAATCGTTTATTTCCGGAGAAAATGGAAGGAGGATAAGTTTAAAAAGTATATTTGATACGGTAAATGTAGAAATATTCAGCGACCGGGGCTTACGTGAGAAGTTGACCGCTGACGAAATTATGAAAATATCCAAGTCAGGTATCTTCAGAAAAGTCGACACGAGTAATTTGAAAAGGACAAAGGCGTTAGCTGTATTTTTGGAAGTTTATGACAGACACGGTCATGTTGCAGCTAATACTTTTTGGTCTGCGTATCGTAAAAATATAAATACTGCTTCTGCCGAAATCATTCAGAAATATTTTAATAAAAATAAGGGTAGAGAGGAAGATTACAACTCTATAATGGATGATATAAGAGATACCCTAAAGGGTGTGGATAAATACTCAGGAGCTTATGTAGATAGTGAGTCTATCGAATACCGAACTTGGTTTTCTAGAATAAGTTCCAGCTTTGTCCCATTGATCGATATAGCCGAAGGTATATATAAATCAGCTTCTGGGTCCGTAGAACTTCACATACTAAACCGGATGTTGTTAGAAGTTCCTGAACTAGGTGACGACCCTTACCAAAGATTTAGAAAAATTGTTGACCTAATATTTACCAATGAAGAAGACTTATCAGAAGAAGATAGGTCGGTGTTAGAATATCTCAAAACTACAAAGGCTAAATCTTTGTTTAACAATATATTGAGAGCTTTCCGTGAGCTACTGAGATTTATCATATACGGTCCAGATTTCCAGTCACGTTCTGCATTTGAGGCGTTAAGTGCACAAATGGATAAAGTACATGAATATCTTGCCGGCAGGAATACTGTTTTTTCACTTCAAATCGGAACTGGTGAGCGAAAGGAAGAAATTGTTGTTAACGATCAAGTAGTAGAGATTAAAAATACGGAAGACCGTGTGAGATATGGGATTTCATCTAATATTGAAGTTGACACTGATGAGAATGGTGTTTCTGAAACGCTTCTTGAAAGATTTCCGGAAGGCTCTACTCTTCAATATGTTCGGGTGCTTGAGGCTCCTAATCTTAAATCAGTGCCGGTAGATTTCCGGTTCCCTCATCAGCTCCAAAAATTTATTGCCCCCAATCTAAGCATTCAGGATATACCAGAAGGAGAGTTTAAGTCTTTCCTGTTAAATGAAATGCGTTATGTTAAGTTAAAGGATTATGAAAAGGAGAGGCTTCGTGAAAAAGGAGGTCTCGGTATGATTTTTAACATTTCATCAGCTGTTTCTAAGTTATACACTTCCGGTAAACCTAAGTATTCATTTGAGCATAAGGCTCTTTTAAAAACAAATCTAGGTGTCGGGTCTTTACCTATGTACACTCTTGGGGAAAACGGTAGCGTGTTCAATATCGAATTTGGAGCCGGGGCAAATTCTCCTTTTCCAGAAAGTCTTTATGAAAGATTTAGACTTGACCACGGTCTCAGAAAGTTGTATATAGATAAACCTATTGGATGGTTCGGTGGGGTTTATTCAGTAGAAAATAAGACTATATCTGTTACTGAGGTTCAGTCAGACCTTTTACAAAGGTCAAAGACTATCGGCGAACTTAGGTCTAAGGTAGAAAATTACTATGACGGTTGGCTTTATGTTTTTACCGGAACTGCAATCAATTTGCTCCTAAATTACTATGAGGATGTAACTCATATAAGAATACCGACCTCAGAAACTTACAAAAAGTTCAAAAAAGAAAGTCCTTCTCAATATTATGACAAGATAGCTTCTGTATTCCCGACAACTTTATCAGAAGACGGCCGCTGGCATGTTATAAAAGTATCGGATATTTTTGGTAAAATCAGTCCAGATAAAAAATCCCAGTTTGATTTTATGATAAAAGCGGGTGTCAGAGCTGGGGTTAAGGAGCAAAAAGAGATAACACCAGACCTTCAATCTGACAGGGATAATGCAATGGACATATTGGAAAGTTTAAAAGAAAGTGAGATTCTTGGTTCTTACCTGAAAAGCTCCCCTGACCATGTGAGTGAAATAGAAAAATGGATTGAGAGGGAGTTCTCTAATGAGAAACCTATGACCGATGATACTAAAGGAGGAGAGCTTGTTGGACCGGATGGCGAGGTGATTGAAGAGGATGAAGGTTATGAAGAGACAGATATGGACCGGTTAGTAAGAGAGACAGCTGCTAATAAAAAAAGAGAGTATGTTTTCGATCTCGACTGGGCTTTAGATGAGTTGTCTGCGGCTATGAAAAATAACGATACTGCAAGGGTGAATTTTATAAAAAGGCTTTTGGAAGAACACACGTCAGGTAAAATAAACTTCAACCGTTCTTCTTCAGGTAATTACAAACAAATACTGTCTCTAGATAACCAAAAGATTTTTGAAGAGCTTATTGCAAAAGGACTTATTACTGAGCGGCGCTGGAATGGTATGTACTTTGTTCCAAAGCAATACCGGGAGCCGTTCAGGAGACCTCCGTTCAGCTATCTCAAAAAAGACTTTCGTGATGGTCACTTCCTTGACAAGAACAAGTACGAAGAGTTAAAGGCTATCATAGAGGTTCGTGGACTCAGTTGGCTTGATGTCAGACCTTCTAATTCAGGAGACTCTTATGTTGTAAGAATATTTCCTACCAGACAAGAGTCTATGCAGACTCGTCTCCATGAGTTTGCTGGCAAAGATGCATTCATAAAGATTGCTGACCGCCTGTCTAAGCGACTAGGAGTTCCTTATAAGATTATTGATGCTGAACAGGCCCTGAAGATAACAGAGGACTCACAGATACCTTGGAATGGTGAAGGGGCCTTTGCCTATAAAGGTACTGTATATGTTCTGCAGGAAGCGTTGTCTCTGGAGAATGCCGTACACGAATTCTCTCACTTCTTCATCGAAGCTGTCTCCAAAGAGTCTCCTTACCTGTTCTCAAAACTCTATAAGCAGTTAAAAGATGATCCTTATACCCGGGAGAGATACCTTGACCTGGTAGAAAGACTATACCCTGACCTATCTGAAGAAGATAAGGTCAAAGAGGTTATGGTTAGGGCGTTAACTGACAAAGCCCTGGGTCTCATAGATGAGCGTGGAAATGTTATCTTAGAGGCTATCCGTAAGATTTTCAGAACTCTCGCTAATATCATCCGTACTCTGTTCGGAGTTAGTGTTAAGAACCTGAACGAAAACACCACATTAGACCAGCTGGCAGCAATACTTCTCGGAGAGAATGATGGTGAAGTCCTAGACCTTGGCGACCGTAACACAGGCTTCTTTATGAACCTGTTTCCGATGTTCAACCGGGACATTGCCAACCAACTGGAAAAGCTTACCGGCTCTACTGTAAAAAGTAGTATAGACTCATTCTTTACTGTTACAGATGCCCACTATCAAAGGCTTCGTCAGGATAAGGACCTGGAAAAGCTGAAAGAGATACTCAGTAACCAAAAGGGTACTACTCTCGTATCAGATGAGCGTCAGATACTTATGAGAGCTGCAGACTTTGCCAGAACCCTGGAGGAGAATATGAAAGTCGACCGTGCCGCTCTTATCACCTTTGCAGAGGCTATTGAGGGTCAGGAGGTTATAGCTAAGAAGATGGCCGATCACGTAGCTTCTGTCGTAACCGATAAGGATATGTCCACTCAGGAAAAGCTGGCTATATTCCGTAAATATAGTTTCATAACCAAAGAGTGGACTACTGTCGTAGACCTTTTCATGAAGGCTATCAAGGACTCTCCTGTGGGCCGTGGAAGAAATCCCTTGAGCGATTCTATCCAAAACATGATATCAGACTATAAGTTTATTGACAACAAGATAAAGGATTTTTACAAAGAGGACGGTCTGCCATCATTGTTCAGAGAAGAGATAGAGGGGAACATCTACTATCAGGCGGCGATGAAAGAACAGGAGGACAGGATAAAAGAACTGGAAGAAGCCTACAAAAAGGATAAAAACCCGGCTATAAAGAAAAAACTAGACAAGGAGCGCGGACTCTTAGAGAGATATAAGCTTACCGACGAAACCCTTGCCAAGTACTTATCAGGTGAGATGGGCGATACCAATCACTATTCAATGTACCTGGAAAGCTACACCTCCAATCCAGATCCGATTGTTGGTCACTTCGCTAACTGGTTCATGAAGCACAAGTTCCGTGCTCAGTCAAGAGCTCAGCAGCGCATGACAGCCTTCGAGAACAAAATCTCAAAGATTTACAAGAAACTAGGCTACAAGCCAAAGGACTTCCAGAAAGTATCAGAGAACCTGGTACAGATAGAGACCTTCTTTGACGGCTACCGTAACTTCAAAGGGGAAGAAAGAAAAGCCTGGACGTTCATAAACCAGTATGGTGACGATGCCAACGGCGTCGGCTGGCAGTTTGAATATAACCGTCTTCTCCAGGAAAGGGAAAGTGCCAAGCAACGGATGCACTCCCCTCTCCGGGCTCCCGGCTATGAGAATATGACCGGTGAAGAAGAGTATCGCCGTAAGAACCAGGCCTTTGAGCAGTTTAAGCTTGACTATATGTTTGATGAGGAAGCTGATGTAATCAAAGAAGCAAGGCTTTTCTGGTTCCGTGACGCAAACACCCATAAGGCTAAGATGCGCAGGGAAGAGGTCTTAAACGAGATACGGGCACTGGACTATAAGGATTTCTCTAAAGACGAGGCTCTGGAAAAAGTAACGCAGAGTAAAGCGCTATGGAGAAAGTACCGTCAGCTTGGCTCTATCTATGATGAAATGGGCAACAAAAAGGAGGGTGACGAGCTGGAAATAGCACTTACCATACGCGAATACAACGAGAAATACGGTAATTTATACGAATACGTAGAGATTTCAGGGGCTTTTGAGTCTAATCTGAAGTCTCATGAGCAGCAGGTTGCCGATGACCTGATGAGTTCTGGTAACTACAAGACAGAAGCAGAAGCCAAGGCTTCTCCGGAGTTCCGGGCGGCCATTCAGAAATGGTACCGTGACAATATCCGTATCACCCTTACAGAAACCTTCTATAAGGAGCGTTCTGACATTGCTGAAAGGTTAAAAGCCTTTTCAGAAAGCCTTGGTGATCAGAAGATTAAAAAGAATCTGGAAGAAGTTTCCGAAGCGTGGTCTGAAATAAACCGTATAATCCAGGGTAACCGGGACGATGACCGTCAGCCTATTGGCACCGACCTTTCCGATGAGCAGCGTAAAAGAGTCCTTGAACTGCAGCAAAAGGTCATGGACCTGAACTCTGCATTTAACCAGGCCAACAACCTGAGCGATGAGGAGGATATTGAGTACGGTCAATATGTCCTTAAAAATAAGGTGTTCTTCATGGAATTGACTGAGCAAGAGTACGCCAGGATGAAAGAATTGGAAGAAAAGGCCGGTATAAAGCTTACTAAAGACCAGTACCTGGAAAAAAAGAAGATATTTGATGATTTAAATGCCCTACAATCGAAGATCGCCACGCCCTACTATGTAGACACAGTTAATGATTTCCTGGCCGCATCGGGCTCAGAATTGCGTATAACGCCACTCAGCGCTGACGAACTGCTCACGGCTGAGGTAATCCAGCCTATTTTGAGGAAAAACCCAGAATTTAGGAAGTGGTGGAACGAAAATCACCTGGAAAAACAGATATACGACAAGACTGTCGATGCTGTAGTCCTTAAATATAACAGGTCTTATGTCTGGAACCGGAATGTGCCTAATGACGAGATGTTCAAGACGCTACTCGATAACGGCGACTACGAAGGGTTGTCAAGGTACAAGTCCCCTTATCTTGAGGTAAAACCGGCCCAGGAGTACTTTTACCGCCGTCTGAAGCCTGAATTCAGGCATTTCCAGTCCCGGGAAACTCTCTGGATAACCCATGACAACCGCGGAAACTGGCTACCTAAGCCTACAGAGGCTACTGCCACACCGGCACAGAAGGAGTATATGCTCAAGCATAAGATCCCTTTTGCCAAGCCTCGGTTTGAAAATAAAAAGTATTTGGACCTTCGCGAAAATAAAAAGGACGAGTTTGAGTTACTTGAAGCCTTTAAACAGTTCCACCTTGAAAGTCAGCAAGATCTGGCCAGGTATGCCCGTCTGGGTCTTGAGGTACCACGTCTTCGTAAGAACAGTGTAGAGAACGTAGACCTGTCCAAATTGGCTGATAAACCTAAGGATTGGTGGAATAACATAAAGGGTTGGCTTGGCGCCATGTTTATGAAGCGCCAGGATGACTATGAACTGGGTACGGGAAGCTATATAGCGCCGGCTAACCGCGCTCAAACATATGTTCTATCTGACCTTATGGGCGACCAGATTAACTCTATACCTATCAAATACATGTCACATGTAGAAACTGACCTGGTTTCTATGGACATTGGCAAAGCTGTAGAGATGTACGCTGTATCTGCAGAGACCAATAAGGTTCTGCACGAGATAAACCCCATGGCAAATGCCCTTAAAGAAGTGCTTTCTGACCCGGAAAATAAACCAAAGGACCTTACAAAGAAGAGACGTAACATCATCAAAATCATCACTGATCCCTTAAAAGGTTCTACCAATAACAACGCAAACAAGAAAGGTAACTATAACAGGCTGAAAATCATAGAAAACTTCCTGGAAAGAGAGCTTGAAGGAGAGGTTAACATACAACAGTTTGGACCGTTTATAGAAAAAATCGCCCATGGCCTTATGAAGATAGGTGCCTGGGGTTCATTAGGTGGTAACATATTTGCCGCGCTAAAGAACGCCGTCGGCGGCCAGATACAGAACAACCTCGAGTCGGTCATGGGTCAGAAGTTCACGCCAAAGACCATGATGCAAGCAGATTTGGAATTTGGCAAATTGATGGTCGACCTGATGCGGGACTACTACCAGATAGGCGATAAGTCCCTGTATACGCAGATGTTTATCCTGTTTGACCCGCTTAACTTCTTTACGCAGAAAGCCGGTTCTAACTTTTCAAAAACTGTAACCCGGGACGCTCTCGACCTGCGCTGGATTATGGGAATGCAGAAGTTCGGCGAGATCAACATCCAGGGTTCCGCCTGGCTGGCGATGATGCTCCACCAAAAGGTAGCGTTTACTGACCCTCATTCCGGGGTGCAAAAAGAAATCCCATACCTAGAAGCGTGGGAACTCAAAGATGGTGTACTTTCCTTAAAAAAGGGAGTAGACAGTAAATGGGACAGAGGTAACTCGAACTTTTTGCAATTCTCCGCATCGGTACATAAAGTGAATGAGTTAAACCAAGGTGCTTACTCTGAAGAATCCCAACCAGAGATTAACAGATATACTCTTGGTAAATTATTTTTATTCATGAGAAAATTCTATATACCGGCTTCGGTAAATAGGTTTGCTCCAAAAAGGTATAATGCCGGTCTCGGCTCTTTCCGTCAAGGTTACTGGATGCCTCTTTTTGAGATGATAAAGAATACGGCTACGGGTCACCCTCTGATGCCTGGTACTGACGATTTCAAGGTGATGTACTCTGCTTCTGAACGTGCTGCGGCTCTCCGTGCTGCTTCTGAGCTTGCTACTATTGCCCTTATTGGCTTGATGATTAAAGCTCTTGGATTCAACGATTCCGACGATGAAAAATACGATAAGCTGAAGGATAACGATTGGTTCCACAACTTCGCCATATACCAGCTGATGCTGATTAAATCTGAGGCTGAAACTTTCATTCCGTTGTTTGGTATGGGCATTAACGAAACAGTTAGGTTCCTTGGAACCCCTACTATTGCGTTTAACACCGCCCGGAGATGGGTTAAGCTGGCTAACGACTTCGTTTTGTGGACTATCGGCTCCGACGCTGCCTTCTATCAGCAGGCTTCAGGTATATATGACGAAGGACAGATAAAGTACCTTGCCGACCTGTACAATATCATCGGCTGGAAGAACTTTGCCTATATCACTTCAAATGAAGACCTGCAGAAAGGTATCGTAATGTATTCGGCCATGCAGAAGAGGATATAATTTCTCATATTTTATGTGTTTCCTGCAGATACAGCTCTAGCATAGTAAGCAGAAATTCCCTAGCCTGAATCTGACTTCTGAAATATAGAACCTCGGCTTTGAACCCGTATTCCTCGCATATCAACCTTACCCCTCTCGGAGGTACTCCCGCTTGCTGACCTCCTTTCGGAGCTTCGGGGAACCGTTCGAACCTTACAGTGTTTAATATGTGTTCTGGTAGCATAGTTGTCATTTTAAAAAAAAAGCGGCGGCAGGGGTCAAGACCTGCGTAACTTCCCAAAGGGTGCGCCAACCTCGCTTCGCCGCTATAACTCCAAAAACAAACGTCAGAAAAAGCTTTATAACAATCTCAGCACCTTGATTGAACCTCCTGTGATTTTCGGAAAGACGTCCCATCCGCCAGGGGCTTGATCTGCGGGAATTCTATCCATCTCCACTTGTACATCAAACACTCTGGGTTGAGGTAGCAGTTTGTTTATAAGATATTTGAATGCTTTGCCCTTTTCTGCGCCATACTCATTTCTCATCTTTACCTCATTGAGTTGTTCAGAGTTAATAGAATCCAGGATGTGAATTACATCCTCTTCATTGAACCTCTTCTCATTAAGAGACTGTGCTGTTTTAAAACCTTCGAGGAAACCGCAATATGCATAGTCATCGAAGTCATTTACTGCATACTCAGCCGCCAACTCCTCAACATCAACCCATCCAATCTTCTTACAATCTTCTTCTGATAAAGCAGAGAAGTCTACTGAAGGTAGTTCAGGAATACCTGCTATAATTTTCTTTTGGTTTCTTTCATCAATGTCGTTGAGGTTATCCACTTGCCAAATTGTCCATTCACCTGTAGTTAGTTTCTCTGCTACATGGTACGGGAAAATGTCTCGTACATCTGGTTCATAACTAACCAGTATCGGCTGTGGTAACATCATTATCAATTGTATATTCATAGTCTTTTTTTTATTTAGCACCCTCTTGTCTTATATTGTATGTTTAAGCTCAACGCTCTATACACCTTTATAAGAGTAGGGTCACGTAGTTAATAGCAGTTAATTACTCTGCATTTATACTCCAATAAAGCAGTAACATTAACTACTTGCTGAGAACTTGTTCATGTTGTAGAGGTAAGTTGCTGAAGCGACTCTCTTAGCACTCCTTTCTCAAGGGAACAACACGCTACGTCTTACAACGTATATCCAATTTTTAAAGTGGTTTTCGACATTCAGTCCACTATTGTTTATTCAAACAATATTTTGTATATTTGTAATATGAACTCTGGCATTTACAAGATAACTAATACTGTAACAGGAGATTTTTATATTGGTTCCTCATGTCAATTAAACAGACGTAGGAGAAATCATTTTATATCTCTTGAAAGAAACATTAGTCATTCAAAAATATTACAAAGAGCATATAACAAATATGGTAAAGATAATTTGTTTTTTGAAGTATTAGCTATATGTCCAAAAGAATATCTACTAAAACTTGAACAATGGTTTATTAATGAACTTAAACCAAAGTACAACATTTGTAATATAAATCCAAATACAACGGAAGGATATAATCATACTAATGAAGATAAAGCAAAAATGAGACAAATAAAATTATCTCAAAATGCTGTAAAATTATATCAGTATAATGATAATCAACAACTTATAAAAGTCTGGGATTGTTGTAATGATTATGCTAACTATTACAAAGTATCACCAGCAGCTTTACATAAAGCATGTAGAAAGGGTCAGAAATGTGCAGGTTTCAAAGTATCTAAAACACCTATTCACCTGCACGATTTCAGTAACCCTCGTTGACTTCTTAGTGTGTTGTATTCTTTAAGAGATTAGCAGCCTCACTGTTCGTAATACCCTCATTGAATTGTACTATCAGTATGTCAACTACGCCCAGTTTATGGATTATCCCGGGCGAAAATCTATTGTGTTTGGTAGCCGACCTTTCCGCACCTTATCTAACCCCTGATAGCATCTGCATCACTCGGATTAGGGGCTGACCAATAACACGGTACATTTATGGTCATTTAACGGATGGGCTTTAAGCGTCTATAAACCCGGACATCTTACCGCCTAAGCGTCCTGTACCACCTCACACAATAGAGTTTTACTGACATCTTGCTGATCCGCCCCATGTCAGTCTCTTCATATATAATAAAAAACCCCTCCGGAGAGGGGTCTGTTTTTTTCAAAGTTGATTTTAAGAACCGCATACACCGCCTTTGGTAAGGTCGCATATGTCAAAGAATTCTTCTTCAAACTCCTGCCCTACAGACAGGATAGCTTCCTTGTATGGTACTGGGGTAAGAGGTTGTCCTCCCCTTGCACCATCCGGGTAGCAGGTGAACCCACGAAGTCTGTGAGCGTACTTAGCCAGTACTTTGGCGAAGTTTACTATCTCACCTTCGTTGTTCAGGTCACTACCCCAGGCCGGTAGATTTATCGTAGAACTAATTGACATGTCAACGTAGTCCTGTAAGTCTGCCTGGAACTTTATCCTTCTTTCGTAATCTGATGCAAGGTCGAGAGCTGTCTCAATCTTGTCAGGGTTTATTCCGAAGTGGTCTATCATTATTCTCGCCGTACCGTCTACGACGTACTGATATACCCACTGACTTCTTCCTTTTAAATATCTCCTCTTATAAGCAACTGCTATCAGAGGTTCTGCACTTGTCGTGGTACCGGCCAGGATGCCAATGCTTCCTGTTGGCGCTATGGCCCTGTTAGCTACCGGGCGGCTTATTCCAAGCCTGTCAGAGAACGTTCTTGACACATAGTCGGAGTGGTTCTTGTATACTGTCATCCACTCACGGAGTTCGTCTGTCATCTCGTACTTGTAGTTGCGCTTAAGCAACCACTCGTGAAGACCCATGAGGCCTAATCCTATCCTCCGGTTCTTCTCTCTCACCTTATATACTTTCTCGTAGGGTAAGTCGGCTACCATCGTCCCGCATATGAGGAACTTCATGGCGAGCTCAACCACTTCTACAAGCTCTTTTTTGCTTTCTATATTGGCAAAGTTCAAGCTGCCAAGGTTGCATACGTCACTGTCGTCTTCAGAAGTAACCTCTGTACAATTGGATATAACCACCCCTTCGGCCATGAAAGAGTGCTCCTCAACCTTAACGTCGCAGCAGTATACATCCTGAACTTCTCCAAGAGACAAATCTGTGATTTTGATGCTGCTTTTGCGGTAAGCTTCGTGGTTCTTGACTTTGAGACGGAAAGTTGGAATCATTTCTGCAAACTTGCCAATATACGATCCCATCACGTTTAAGAAGTAGCATTCCCCTTCTCCAGTATACCCACTTTTTCCACTCCTGTAGATGTTGGACAGGATGCCGTAGCTTTCCAGAGATCTCCGAACACCTTGTAAAAAATCGTAGTGTTTGGAACAGAGTCTCACCCTATGTTGTTTGTCACAGTAGCTACCGTCAGAGTCGAAAAGGCCTGCCAAGAAGCTAGTATTTGTGAGATTATAAGGAAATTGATCTTTTGCCAACCCCAGGAAGGTTTGAGAAGGGACATACATTCTAGTATAACCTCTTGGTGTCAAAGGATTTATTGATCTGAACAGTGTTTGGTCCATCCGGGTTAAGCACTGCTTCTTTTCATCATTACATAGCGACAGTTCAGCCCCACCATCTTTTCTGAAACTTCCGTCACCGTATATAAACCCTAAGGTGTATGAGTGTTCATCGAACTTCTCCGGATTGCTTTCAGGAAGGGATGTATGAACAACATCTCCGATTTTCAGATCCTTTGCTTTAACTCTTTGTATTTCTGCAAGTTTTCGACGATGTCCTTTCCCAGAATATCTTTCAATAAGAAATTCGTGGTCAAAGTCAGCCTCTATTTCCCTACCGCCGGTCATCTCTACCATAATAGTGTTGACGCTAGACTTCGTTTTGACAAATCTGGTCTTGGCCCACCGTTTGCCTGTCCAAACCTCTACTTCTTTTCCTAAGGTGTCTGATATCTGTTTATACCCCTGATTGGTCAGTATCCAAGTTTTTGCACTGACCGGAGCATTCCTTAGCGTCTCCTTCTCTTTTTCGTAGAAGTTGAAGCTGAAACCGGGTTCTCCTGTACTAAGTGCCTGTTTAGCGTTCTCGAGGAACACGCTGCCCATGTCTCCGGTTCTCTTATAGTTCTCCAGCCATTCAGTATCGTAGTTCACTGAAATATTGGTCATGTCCAGAGGCGCTGGAAAGTTAAAGTCCTTCTCTTTGAGGTCACCTATGGTAAGGTCTGTTCCAGATACTTTCATATTGTACCAGTCCTTAGCATGTATAAACTCGTGGACGTCAACGTGTTTCCAATTCAGGCTGGCGTAAATAGCTGAGCGCCTTGAGCCTCCCTGCATCACCTCCCTGCCAATCTCGTTAATCATCTTCATCTTTGGAACAGGCCCAGATGCCAGTCCCCCGGTTCTGTTAATAACCGAATTCTTAGGTCTGTACACGGAGTAGTCAGAACCTATACCTCCACCTGTCATTAGACAGGACTCCGCCTTCCAGGAGAGGTTAGCCCAGTCTTCCCGGGAGTCATTCTCACATTTCAGCAGGAAACAGTTATAAGTGTCTATTCCACCATCAATTACAAACCTTTGGTGTACAGGCTCGTACGGGCAATAAACTTCATCTTCTCCACAAAACTCAATCTTTACAACTTTAAAACCGTAGAAGTTTTCACCCTCTTGGAAGTTCTGCATGAAGATTTCATGTCCTTCATAAACCTTACCTCCTAAGTCTACGTCCCTGGTTTGGGATCTAAGTTCCCCAGTTATCACTAACCCAGCAAAAGCCGCATGTTTCCTAAACCACTCCAGGTTTTCTTTCTTTACAGAGAAAAGTTTTCCAGCGCCACCATCGGCAGCTATCCAACCACGTATGAAGGAGGCTATATACTCCACAGATTTGTTTTCTGGAAGCTCTTTCCATTTCTCTTTTTTATAGCCAAAATATAAGCAAGGGTCTCCATTTGCCGAATCCGGGTAAGTCACTGTACCCTCTGAGGATAAAAGTTCAAGATACTTTTTATCCTTCTCTGCACAAAGTCTTAGTTGACCGTTCCTGTTCCCGTCCCCAAAAACAAATCCGTGAGCGAATCCTGCGCTGTCAAACCCTGCAGAGAATGTATTAGCAGGTACGACGTCACCAACTCTAAGATCGTAGGTATCGGAGCCGTCTATTAACGGCCAGTGGTGAGTTCTGGTGGCTTTGACTTCCCAAGTATGGTTCTGGTGACCTCTGAAAGAACAAAATGTTATTCTGTTCAATGCTTGTTTTCCATGATTGTGGAATGTTGCCGGGTAATAATTGCCGTCCACGGGGGATAGTACATTTAACGTCTTCCCCACCGAAGATTTTAAACTTACCCAACCACTATCTGTCAAAACGTTGGTATCTCCAGACAAACAGTTGTTAAAGGCTTTAAAAGGCCTTCCTGCGTAGTAAAGGTACCTGCCACCAGGTATGAACTTCATCTCTGTAATAAGGAGTTTAAGGTGCTCCTTTTCACCCCGGGACATTTTATCCCGACAAACGTCTTCTACTAGGACATCGGCTAGCTTATCCCATGTCTCACAACCCTCATGTCTGTACTTGTGGTTGAAAATATCTTCTCCAAACTTGTTCCTAAAGAAAGATTTCTGCATATTGATTTTAGAGGTTTAAAAGTGAAAGATAAGGTAGAGATTATAAGATATGACAGGAAGAGAAGAGGGCAAAATATGCCCTCAAATCTTCTCTGTTTACCCACCGAATCTTTCTGATTTACTCCACTGCCAGTGGTCTCGGCTGACTGAATTCAGCCTTAATCTTACCGGCAAGTTCTTCGAGAGCCTCTATTGCATCTGATAACAGCACAACCGGCTCTCCCTTAAAGTTTATAGGTCCAATCATCTTTGAACTTATCTCTTCTATCTGAGTTTCTAAAAAAGTGTCAATCATAGCTTATTGTTTTAACCACTGTGACCGAATCCTTTATCTCCTCGCCCGGTTTCGTCCAGGTCGTCAACCTTTTCCCAGACGGCCCTGAACCAGGGACAGATGACACCTTGGGCTATTTTGTCACCCTTCCTAACCTCATGGACGACATTTGAGTTGTTCTCCATGATTATCATCACCTCGCCGCGATAGTCCGAATCTATCGTCCCGGGTGAATTGGCAATTCTTACTTTTGTCTTAGACGAGAGTCCACTCCTCGGCCGCACCTGTAGTTCAAAGCCGGGAGGTATCGACACGCAAACTCCGGTTTTTACCATAGTGACAGTAAAGGGGTTAAGAACAACCCCTTCACTAGCCACAAAATCAAATCCCGAAGACCCTTCCGTTGCGTATGTTGGAACCTCAGCTCCGTCAAGGGTTTTTATCTTGATTGTTATCCTGTTATCTATCATAAAATAGTGGTGAATTTTCGTAGATTCTTACCGGTCTTTCCACCTTGATAATACACTCGTCTCCTACAACTTTACAATCGACGCCCAACGCTGTGAGCTCCTTCAAGAAATTCTTTTCTATGAAGGACGGACTACTCGGATTGTCTACCTCAGCAACATATATTTCGTTCGGTTTTAGTACGTAACCGTACTCCGGTATCCATATCTGCTCTAATTGGTTCTTGCCCTTAGTGTCCAGGGCGTCTACTTCTTTCTTGCCTGTCTTCTGATGCCTTCTTATGTTCTTCGTGTACGTTAAAAGCCTTTCTAATCTTAACATTTTACTGCATTGTAGTAACTTCACTTTCTTCAGTGCCCACCGGGACACTGTGTCCACTGTCCTCGGAAGCCTTATCACCCATGCTCTCAGGCATACCTGATGTCAAAGGTGAGCTCTTTTTCAAGGACTCCTCATAAAACTCAAGAAACTGTTCTGAGTTCTCTACAAAATTCTCACAAAACCACCTAATGTCTTTTGGGTCTGAAAGGTAGAACTCATAGCTGGTTTCTAACCTCACCCTTTCTTGCTTTTCTCTTCGTTGCGGCCCCTTCTCGAGCTGAACCATGCCAAACTCGTCAATCTTAGGAACCATCTGAAAACGCTCCTTTACTTCTCGTGTAAGGAGCAGGATAAAATTCTGTTCTGCATAGAACAGACCGTCTGCGTAGGCGGTATCTTTGTGAAGCGGCATAAAGCCGTAACTTTCCTGGCCTCTAATAGAGGTCTTGTAAGCATAATACTGTTTCATAAAAAACTTATTTAACCCAAAGGTAAGCGTTTTCCAGAAACAGAACCAACTTTTTTTACAATTTTCAGGGAAGTTGTTTCTTTTGCTACGTTCGGCGGGTCCATCAGCTCTCCAACCTCTTCAAGATTGTCGACGCCGATTTCTTCCGATACGAACTCGTAGTATAGCTCGGGGTACAACGACATGTGAATATGCCGCCCCGGTCTCGGGAGCTTATCTGTGGAAGCTCCATGGAAGGTTAGTATTCTTTTCTTAACACCTTCCGGGAAAAGGGAATATTTTCCTGCTCTGAACTTGGCCACTGTGTCTTTGATAGACGACAGATTAAACACGTATGCCTTTCCTCCATCTTCAAGTTCATACATGTGTTCATAGTACGGATTCTTTAGCAGGGTATTTCTTTCAAAGGGCTCATACAGGATTGAGTCAGTCCGTAAATAGACTACCAAAAGCCTGTTGTTATCGATACTTTCTTCCTCGCCCCACCACATATAAGTAGACGGGGCGAATGGCTGGTCTCTTGATATCCCCAAAAGGGGAAACAAGTAGTTCAGACTTTTCTGAAAGTATTCACCGTAAAGGTACTTCTGAGGTTTAATCATCTCACTCACATTTTAAAAGTTCACCGTTCAGGTGTTTCTCCAGAAGCTTTTCGTACAGCTCTCTGGCACCTGGCACCCGGTCGATATCTATCTCGACCTGGGCGTGAACCTCGGGATGAAGCATTATGACATTCCACTCGCACCACCTGTACTCTGGAAACCGTGATTTCGGAAGAATATGATGGAAGAATGTGGTCAATGGCTCATCGCCGAGGTATCTGTTCGTAATCTTGCATCTCCTGTTCGATTTTTCCCAGATTCTCGTGTAAAAGGCTATATCCTTTTGCCACATTTCCTTATTGTATGGTTTCTTCCTTCTTTTCACTCGTTCCTTTTAACACCAGTCCCCTTATCTCCTCGTATAGGTCGGGGTTGTTGGTAAGCATTTCGCTTACAGTCCCGATACCTTGCCCTAATCTTGAACCATTGTAATAGTACCAAGACCCCTTTACGTCTATGATACCCATTTCGCTTGCAACCTCCGCAAGCTCGGCGATAGTGTCGATTCCTTTTCCAAACACCACATCGAATTCGGCCTCCTTATAAGGTACGGAGAGTTTGTTCTTTGAAACTATACATGTAGTACGGTTTAGAACCTTAACATCCGATCCCTTTTCTGCCAATACTTTCTTGGAAACGTCAACTACCATGTGTGCATAAAACTTGAGCGCATTTCCTCCGGTGCCGGTTACTGGGCTTCCATACATTACCCCCGGTTTTTCCCGAAGTTGGGTTATATAAATGATCAGGCAGTTATGTTGTGCTGCCAGCGTTACAAATTTAGGAAGGCTTGAACTCATCAACCTGGCTTGTAAGGCCATGGATGCTGTTCCTACCGGGTCCTCTATTTGCTTTTTCGTGATGAGTGAAGTCTGAGAGTCAAAGACCACGACACCTATTGACCCCGATTTAATGAGTAGCTCGGCTATGTTATAGCAGGTTTCTGCACCATCCTGGTCAAGCTGACGAATAAGAAGTTCGTCAATGTTCACCCCCAAAGCCTTAGCGTACTTTGCGTCGAAAGAGTTCTCGCCGTCTACAAGAAGGCATTTAACTCCTCTCTTCTGAGCGTTCGCTATAACATTTAGGGCAATAGTGCTCTTACCGCTTGACTGCCAGCCCTTTAATTCAACGACAGCCCCTCTTGGAAACCCACCTACGCCGGTGGCTAAGTCCAATTTGAGACTGCCGGTGCTAATAACATCCGGTTTCTGCCTGGCTTCGTTACCAAACATAACCGAACCCTCGCCAAATTTTTTTTCTACCTCTTCAAGGTATTTTTTAAGTTGTTTATCCATAAAATAAAGGTAGTCAAATTTCCTGGAACAGGGAAACTTTTCTAACACCTTTATTCTGGAAATCTGTATAGGACATGTTCCAGATTCCGTACGAGGAATGCCATGCAATCTCGTCAAGTATCTGGTTAACCCCTTTATATTCTCTTCCGTTACGGGTGAACCCTTTCAGGCCTATTTCGAGGTCCTTCATCGAAGTAGTGTAGATTAACGGCCCTTCCATTACATTCTGGCTTGCTACAATGAACTGCATTGGCATAATTTCCAGTCCAGGGTAATGTTCTGCAGCCCAAGCTTTTACAGCTTGGTAGTATATAGACCACTGCAGATAGTACCGGTGTTTAATCACGTTCACCTCAAAGTTCCAGCCTACCGTCTTAAGGTCGTAGATGTATATCTTCTTCTCTTTCAGGTCTACGATGATAATATCACACATAGCCTTCATGTCATGACCCTGGTATCGGAACTCGATAGTTTGTTCCCGCAAGACTATCGTATCCTTGTCGCTCCTGCGGTTTACTATATGAGCTGTTACACTATTGGTTTTCAGCTCGTTGACCGTCATATTGGCAAAGTCGAATGTTCTGAGGTCTATCACCTCCTTGCCATAGTTGTCAACCTTCTCTTGGTAGTAAGGTAAGCCTTCGTTTCTGAATCTATCATAAACTTCTTCAAACGACTTACCTTTAAATGATACTCTCTCGCCGTTGCGGTCGAACGCAACCTGGTCGAACGCCTCTCTTACCAAACCCTGATCTGGGTCTCTTACCAGCTCTCCTCCTGTCGCCACTATTTTCCACAGGCTATCCACAAGTTCTTTCATCTGAGGTTTCGGAGTAATACCTACTCTCAACGGACAGAATCTGTCGTCGAACTCTTCCGGCGTAAGTAGAAGACAATGAACCACGTCCCCGTAAAGGGTCGATGACTTTTCTTCGTCCTCTGGTTCCTTCAATATGTACTTCTTGTAAAACTTAAGTCGACTGTCCTCAAAGTCTTTGCAAGCACTGTAGTTAATGTACGGCAGCTTTTTATACTCACTTCTTGTTCTTTGTACAATTTGCATGACGCAAATCTAGGTATTTTCTTCGTAATTTCCAAGAATGGCTCCATTCTTGTTCGCTACACAGTACTGAGCGTAGCCTTTCATCACGGCTACTGGCTGAGTTTTCTTGCTCTTAGTGAATACTATCTTTTGAGAGAACATGGAGATGTTTGGCACTATGTGGCATTTGCCACGGAAATGGACAGACCACATAACCTTACCGGCTTTGAGAGATGCCGGTTTATTATAGTGCGCCGTCCATACGTAGTGTCTTCTCTTCATTTTTGGATTTTATCATTGCTGAAAAAATAGCCGAATAGCAGGCCAAATCCATAAGGGTGTCATGTACTGACTCGTCCTTTACCTGCAAGGATTTTCCGGCGCTAAAAGACGCTAACCTGCTCATTTTGTCCATCATCCTTGTCAGGATTCCGGTTTCTGCAGATATACCCAGACTCTTCACCGACTCAAAGTTGGCAAATGGATTGTCTGAGGTGTTTGTATAGTCGGAATTTTTAGCCTGTAGCGTATCCAGGCAAGTATCAAAGAAGCTTCCGCAGTGCTTTAAAAAATCGTTTTTATTCATGTATTCTACCTTTAAAAAATCTTAACACATGTCCATTCCAGCTATCGATAAAGATAGCCTTCTCCGTGAAAAGGTAGTGGGTTTCCCAATAAGATAGGCTTTGCCGGTCTTTACAGAACTTGAGTATGACTCGTTGAAAGCCCTCTGTAGAACCTCTTTTTTTTATGTATTCGAGAAGGGGTTTACAGCTACCCCAGTAATCCTTCCAACCACTGTCTTTGTGTTCTACAACCACTCTTTTTCTTGTGCTTTTCCTTGCTTTCTTGCCAAGACGTCTCTTTCTCTTGTGCTGAAAAGCCTTCTTTCCCCAATAAGGTATGCCTTTGTCATCTATGATAACGTAGACAAATCCATAGAACCCTTTAGGGGCAACTCTTATCTCTTTCTTCTTGAAAATCCAATTCATAGAAGGGCGAAGATATTGAATCTCCGCCCTTTTACAAAATTTAAAGTTCATCCAATGCTGACTTCAGTAAGTCTTCGATGTATCTCTTCTTCTCGCCTATTGTCCTGAAAGCTGGCATCTCAGGCTTTCTGGCAAAGGCCCCGGAGATATTCTTCTGAACTCTGATTTCTCCCGGAAGGGAGCTAATCAGCCTTCTCAGCACTGCACCCAGGTCTCCTGACAAAGCGTCTGTTTTAACATAGCTCACGGTCAAATCCCTGGTATCTATCCAATCTTCCATTCTTTCGATGTAAAAGACGTCTATTTGGCCGTCCTTGGTAAGTTCAGCTAAAAGTCCTTTCGCTCCTATGTACGTCTTTTCCTTGTACTTAAAAGCGAAGGGTCTGGAGTACACGTCGATAACTTCCTCTATTTGAGACCGGGTGAGAGATATTAAGCCGGCACGTTTGCTCGTAGCATAGTACTCGAACTTATTCTCGTTCTCCATAGCCCCTCCCAGAAAATAGATTGGAAAGTTCACATCAGAATGGTCGAAGTACGTTCCTGAATTTGTCAAGACTGCCCTTTTGACAGCCTCATCAGCATAAGGAACTTGCTTGAATTCTGCTAACTCAGTCATTGCTGTACATGTTTAGTGGAACCATGTATTCATGGTAAAACGGAAGTTTTCTTATATTCTTCTCCTTTCCTGTGTTAAAAGCCCAGTTCGTAAGGAACGCCGTCATATGTGAGGCTATCATCGCCGCACAATGCGAAGTCTGCTTAAATGTACAATCCGCCTCCAGAACTTCGTTGTCGCTGAAAAGGTAATCCTTTTCGTAGCGGTCCATGTTCTCTGTACTGTCACCGGTAATGCTAAGTATTTGCATGGTCTCTGCCAGGAGTCTGCCGTCCATGAACAAGCAGTTCCTCCTGTCCTTAGGGTCAAGGCTCTCTACGTGCCGTCTCCAGTTCGCAAAGGCCACCTTTCTTGCAACCATGTTATCAAATCCGCAAAGAACCACATCGTTCGTAGGCTCATCCTCGGTGTACTTACCAAAACACTCTACCACACAGTCGGGAGATAGCTCATTGATGAGCTCCTTCATAGCTTCTGCCTTATTCTTACCTAAGGCATTTTGCTTTACAATCTGACCGGTCATATTATGTTCTTCGTATATGTCGTGGTCGTAAAGATAAAGCTCACAGCCGAGACGGCTGACTAAAAAGGAAAGGTGAGAGCCTATCCCGCCCTGTCCCAAAATCATAACCGGTTTTTTATAGAGTGAAGGGAACCATTCGGCTCCCTTCATTCTTGCATACTGGCCCGGAACAACCAGTTCTTTTTCTTCTGTCATACTTCTGAGTCTTGATAATCGTATTTTGCCAGGTCACGGAAACATTCTCCCAGGTCTTCAGTCGCATCGGCGTTAACCATGTGATAGTTATCTCTCAGAATCCTGGAGGCAGTTTCACAGGTGTTTTTGTAGCGCCTGAGTCCAGGGTCGCTTTCGAACCAGAAGCGGTAAGCCTCTCCACTCCTCTTTCTTATGCGGTCTTTTACAACCTCTTTCTCCTGCTTGGTTTTATCATCGTACTCGTTCAGGAGTTCGATGATGCTTTTTCCGCAGTTGACTTCTCCGGAGAGCAGATGTCTGATATAATTATACATTCCTCTCTCAACCTCTGAACCTTTTGGAGTTTTGCTTTTCTTGGTCTCAGAAGCCGTGCGAAAAAATCCTGAATCGGAAGTACCTCCGGGGGACTTCCTGGCTTTAATCTCCTGGATTCTTCCATTGACGTCGTCAACAGGGACATTTCCTGGTAAGGTTATGTCGCAATCGTAAACGAAGATATAAGTCTCTCCGTCAGGAACAACTTCCTGTGCGGGTTCGCCTTTTTCGTTCCGATATTCCAGAAGAGAGGTTTTCCTGACAGCTCTGAAGGCTATTTTAGCCACCATGTCATTGTAGTTGTTCACTATCAGCGACAGGTATATATTGTGGAATTCAGAGTTCGTTTCGAGCTCATCAGTATCCGTTCCGGAGAAGAACACTGACATTGAATTATGAGAATGAATATGACCTTTGGTAAGACCAAGCAGATGCTTGTTCTCCATCATATGTTTCACAATATCCGGCCCGTATTCATACTCGGTGTAGCCGGCAGTACCTATATCCATAAGATACAGTTCTTCAGCGCGGCATTTGAAATCCGGGGTTCCAAAAGAACCTTCGGTCTTATAGAATAGTACACCTGACCATTCTACATTAGGCACCTGCTTGCAGATGTGGCTTATCTGCATCTGCAGTTTTTCTGATATCTCCAGAGGCACCCGCATTGGAAGAGTTCTCATCTCTAACGAGTCTTTTGTAGACCATGCTTTTGATTTCTTCCCGTACGAACTTCGTGATTTCAGGCCTTGGGTAATAGGCTTGTTCTGATTTTTTTTCATTAATTACGTCTTTTACTATTGGTTTGTAATGGTGTCCTCTGAAGAACACCCCATGTCCGAAAAGCTCAGGGTTATTAAGAGCACTTTTGCTAAAATCGTTGTTTATTTCAGGTTCGACATATGTACCTGATTCTGTCCTGAAGCATATGTACTTTTTTCCGTAAGCTTCATGGAGCTCTTTGCCGAAAACCTTTTCGAAAGGTGTTTTGATGATAACTTCTACGGAAGGAGAAGTTATAAGAGTCAGGTTTTCTTTTAAGTGACCCTTGCATTTTGACAGGACTTCTCTAATATTGTGCTTGTCCGCGTCGGAAAGTTCGTTCTCGTGGACAATCGGCTTAACGGCTTGGTCTTGTCTGACGAAACCGCTCGAGTCTTCGACATTCTCCCACTCTAAGTATGCTTTCAAAGCTACGGCAAAAGCTTGGAATGGAAGTTCCTCAAACTGAGGTTTATGCCATAAAGCGGGTATTATCTTAGACAAAGGGCCACTGCCCATACACACACCTTCAAAGTAACCAGATCCTACTCCGTGACCCATGTTGGCATGAGCATCAGGGACGTCAGTAAACGTGGTTCTCGCGAAAATCGGAGCTTGATTGAACGTGCCAGTAGCTATGCTCAAACTAAAGTTCACGAATATATCGTTTACAATCTTCACTCGCTGCTCGTAGTGACAACGAACGATTATTTCATCGTACCGAACTAGTATAGGAAAGCTACCCCCAGGAAACCTTAGGCCTGCGGAAGCGTTGATCCTGATACATTCATCGATATTTTCGTTGTAGCCGTTGATAATCTCGTAGTTCTTTCCGAAGCACCTGTCAAGAGTCTTCTCAATCCTGTCCCACAGATTCTTGTCCCTTTTGTCCCACTGGTTTCTTAGAGACACTTTTGATATTGCCATTAGCATTTAAGTTTTTAGATAATACAACGTCTTCTATTGCACCTACAACCTGTTTAAGAACGTTCGGGGAAACTACGTAACCACCGGCCCGTAGTAAGTTCTCTGCCTTATCCGAAGCAATGGTCAGATGAACCCTCTGTCCCTTAAAGACAATATACTTATCTGGAAACACATGACCCTCCCAACTTCCGGGGGTGTCGACTTCCCTACTTTCCTGAACGTAAGTTTTAGTATAAGGGTCTTTAAGCGCTAAGAGATTAAGGAACTTCTGAGCACATATATTCCCTAAAACTAACTCAAATGAGGGAGAAGCTATAACCTTCATGGAATCTCCCTCCTGTACCAGATTCAGATATTTCCATGCTTCGTGGTTTTTGAGCTCTTTAAGAATTTCGGCTAACTGTTCTTTTGTGGCTGAGGCCACTGCAGGAGTTTTGGAGTATCTTTGTATGTTTTCGTACCCCGGTTCTTCCCATCCAAGGAAGGCCCTCAGTGCAACCAAGAAAGCTTTGAACTTTGGTTCAGTGATGCATCTCCCCTGTTGTACACAACAACTGTCGAAAACATCGTTAATAACACCATTTCCGGTACACAAACCATTAAACTTGTGTATTATCTTCGGGGCGTTAGGATGCGAATGAAGGTAACCACTTGTATATTCGTGGTAAGTAGCTTTCGTCCTGGCCACGTAGAACCTGAGATGCGGCATGAAAAGACCGTCGTTTTTTACAAAGAACCTTACGTATACATCTCGGATGACATGACTTCGCTTATGTACGTTTGTAACTTCTATCGAGTCATACCGGACGGTCACCGGTGTCATATTCATACGAGAGGTTACCATTTCCGGATAATGCCGTTGCTCCGAACGCATTTGACTCCACTCCTCTTCAGTAACTTTCTCAGGGAAGTCAAAGTTCCCCTCTCCGAAGAAATCTTTAAGACATTTAGTTATGATTTCCCGGGTATTTTTGTTGACCATCTTGTTTCTTTTTGTAGATGGAAAAAAAGAAAGGTTGTCTTAGACAACCTCTCCACTTTTAACCCTTATCGGGGTAAGGAAAAGAGTCAGTTCCTGTTCTATGACACTCTCCTCCGTTAACAAATCTTCGTCTCTTTTCAACTCGTTTTGGTTTTCTCCTACCACTACTTTCATACCTTCATAGTTAACACCTTGAATGGCAAGCTCTCTTTTGAGTTGACCGAAGGTCTTTGCCGTAGAATCAAAAGATGTTTGGCATGTACCGCTGGTATTATACACGGTAATTTTCCTTGTTGGTTGCTCTTTCGGAGCGAATTCCTGGGACATATATTTCCTTTTTTTATTATTTCCAGTCTATTTGTTGGTGGTCGCTGTGCTTTACGATAAAATTCACTTTAGAGAACACTTTTTCATGTTTCCATTTCCTTTCAGCATGAGCGGCAGCGGCCGGATGTTCCGTTTTTATTATATAATGTTGTAAGGGATTCACATACCTTGCATAATACTGACTTTCCTTCCCGCAAAAGACGAGGGGCAACCCGTTATGTTCTTTAAGCACTTCCTCACAGAAGTACTTCATAAACGGTTCCCACAATCTTATCTTTTTGTCCAGAACCCTAACCATAGAATGAGAATTCGGCCGGTTAAGCTCTACAGTAAGTGCAGTATTCAACATCATAACTCCCTGACGACACAAGTAACTGAGGTCAGGATTTCGTGACCCTTTAATCTTAAGGTCTTCTTCCATTCCGTCGAAAAACAGCGAAAGAGAAGGTTGCTCCTCTTTGGTTATCGAACAGGAAAGAGCTATTCCATCGGCCACGTCCAGGTCTCCTTTTCTCCAGGGATACGGGTCCTGTAAGAAAAAGACACATTTAAGTTTGTCTTTAGGAGTTTCTCTGAAAGCTCTAAAGGTGTTCTGCCATGCCGGCAGAACAATCCTTCCTTGAGAGCTTCTGTTTCTGAGGTGGTCGTATATCCCGTCGCATGAGGGACTCTCAATGAATTTCTTCAAAGAGGGCCCCCATGTTCCGAGAAACTCACCAAACTCCTGGTAGTCCATTAGTCGAAAACACCAGAAATTGTGTTATCGAACGGGTTGAACTCCACCTGACGACCTACGAGCCAGGTACCTTCCTCTACAGGAATAGTATTGTGCTCCGCGTGGCTTTTTGTCAGCGGGTCGATGTGCGTCAGTTGACCGTTACGGCCTACGCAAATCTCGGAGAGCTGGTCTCCTTCCACGTACTTGATTTCATCTGCTACAAGTACGTGTTCATGGCGTCCTTCACCTTTCAGGATCAGGAGCTCCTTTGTGGTCTTCATTTTATTCATAATCGTTGTTTAAGATTCCATTACTACTTTTTCGAGATACTCTTTTTTGCTAAGGTGGCGGAGCTGGCACTTTTCATACTTTCCGCTCTTTGGTTTCACCATAATGCAATCACCTGCACGAATAATCTTGTCGATTTGTCCTGCCGGCAGTTCTACCTGGATAGTCCAGGCTACAGCGTCAACCGCATCAGGTTTACTTACGCTACGACGTTCTCTTCCGAACGAGTTACGGCTATCCCATATCTCAGGGACGTAGATAAGATACTCCCTGTCGGTAGACGTACATTTACAGCGCAGGATGTAGAAGTCCTGGGCCCTTCTGAAGCTTCTGTCGGCGTCGCCGGCCAGCTTTTCACCCTTTACCTTGTACAGTTGGTACCTGTCCATAAAGCTTTCCAGCTTACCTTCTTTGTTCACCCGGGTAGATTTTTCGATGGTCTGGTCATCTACCAATTCAGGCTTAAGCTCGTTGAAGATTTTTTCGATGCCGATGTACTTGAAGCACAGACGACGGCTTTCCAGGTTCTGGATTGATAACGCCTCGGTCACGGTAATCTCACCGGATTTGTCCCAGGCCTCTCTGAGCATTGCCTCAGCCTCTTCGGGGAAGTGAGGAGATGCTTTCAGGAATGATTCAAATGAACCTTTGTGTTTTGCTTTTACCACCTTGATACCGGTGTCAAAGTCGAATCGACACATCTCGATTCTGAAACTTGGCTTCTGATCGCTCATAGTTGCTTTTTTTAGGAGTTTATTAAGTTTTTAGTTTTTCCTTTTCGTAAAATTCCGTCAACGCTTTCACTACGTTAGGAATTTCCTCTAATGGGATTTGTATTCCTACTCCCCCTGCTAGCTTAGGCGCACCTCTCGTTTGTAAATTCCTTCCAAGACGAAAACCGTCCATCGTAGATAAGCCTACAGTCCTTACAAGAACGGCCTTCATTCCAACACTGTCCTCAAATGGATGATGGAACTCTGATTCTTGGAGTTCCAGCCCAAGGCAAACCTTCTTGTTGGTTTTGGCTGACCATACACCCGCCTTGGTAAACTGTGCTGGTAACTTATACATTAACCTTTTATTCATATAACTTGTAACGATTTTAAACATTCTTGAACCTTGGACAGACCATGAACCCTGACCATTTCGGCAAAGTCTTTCTGTTCGCAAGGGAATATGCCTGTAAAGCCAAACTCCTCACATACTTCCTGAGAAGCTCTAGCCCCGGGAATGTCACTGTCAAAAGCCACGAATATCGAGCCTCTTGACTGACCTTTCAGCCAGGTGACAGTATCTACAGAAAACGCATGAACCGACTCATTTTGAACGCTGCAGGTGTAAGGATATAGTAGCTTAAGGCACATCTTATCCTTTTTTGATTTAGTTACTATTATGCTTCGACATTTTGGTATGTCAAAGACCCCGTCTGCAACCTTTAACGGCACGTTAGAGACCCATTTTCTGGAACCGGTCTCCAATGGCCTGTATATCTTCCAGTATTTATCCTCGTAAAGATAGGCGAAAACCATCTCGTTAGAGCTCATCGGAACTTCCGAACGGTTTATGTACCATTTATCCACCGCGAATACTTTCTCTGTACTCAGTTCTGGCAGACCCTGGTAATAAGAACCCCAGTACTCTAACTCACTCTTGTAAAAATTCCTAGGCTTAACCTGTATGAGAACCTCACTTTTAGGCCTCTCCTCATACTTTACCGGCTCTCTGTCTTGCCGGCTATCTACGGCAAAGTCGTTGACTATTTTAATCAAAGCTTGCCTGAATGTCATATTGAACATCTGCATTACAAGGTCAAAGCAGTCCCCGGAGTGTTCTTTTACGACAAAGTCGTAGTGATGAATCCGGTCGCCGTCTTGCCCCATAACAAACGAAGGGTTACGGTCCTTCCTTAACGGGGAACGTATAGCCTTGTCTAACTTAAAATCTTTTCCTACATAATACCTGTATATCTCCAGTGGAGATACCTTCCTCAAAACATCTTCTTTTGTAAGGAAAATCGTTGCATCCTTCCTTCTTTCAAGGTTCATGCAACAAATATAGTAAAAACCCCTGACAATCGCCAGGGGTTTCTTTTTTCTTCTTAGTATTGAGCTTTTCTTGGAGCTTCACCGACTATCGGTGAGCTATTATCCTCCGGAACCTCTCCGGGGATGTACTCAGTCAACGGAACCAAACTGAAAAGTTCAGTAGGGCCATATTTGCCCTTAAGGTCCTCGATGAATTTGTCGACCATACCAGGTCGCCTCTTGTCAATGTCCTCAAAATAGGTTATACAATAACCTGGGAGAAACTTCTTAGAATACACATTCTGATAGTATCTCATACCATCCGGGGTATTCTTACTTCTTACCGTGGCAACTGCCACCACCGTTCCTGCAAACTCACTTCTTGCAAGGTCGTTAAGCTCGCGGAAATCTCCTTTGAACAAACGATTCATGTCCAGAAGGATGTTATTCCTTGAACCTCCACGCTCAAGATTCAGCTCGATATCTTTGAGCCAGCTACGGAGAAACTCCATAAGTTCTCCCTCGCCAACAAGAGCCTCTCTGTAAGTAGCAGCTTTAGTAAACCAGTCACTAAGCTCATTTTCAGAGTTTGCATACAGTGTCTTTCCGACAGCGTTAATGTAACGTGTCTTTCCATTTTCGGCCTTAGCCACTTCCTTCTGTAGCCAGAAGTTTAACGGCGTTATAAAGCCGGTTCTCACATCCTTTAACAGGACTTCAATCCTCACACGTGGAACACCTTCAGGTGTTGTACCCACATACTCAGTTTCTTCAGAATCCTCACTCTTTCTTCCGTAGATTCTGTCTTTCTCTTCCTTGGTTAAGCTGTAGCCTAATACTTGCCATTCAGCTGGACCAATCCTTAATGTTCTTTCTTTTCTTTCTTTTTTCTGATTTATTTCCATTCTATTGTTTTACGCCTGCCATGAATAATACTCTTTCATCTTCGAGAAGATGTACTCTGCATCATTCGGTATAGTATATCCTTTTTCATCAAACATGTCCGGTGGCACTTTCGTACTCGTATCCGGAGCCATAGTCCTCAAGAAGTATTTAACTTCGTCGTTCTTCATATCTTTATCGGCATACATGACAACCGTATAGTAAGATTCTATACGACCTTCATACATCTTGCCGTGAACTTTAGCTCTTTTCTGCTTAAACCCTTCTATCAGAAGGAGCTCGTCGTGACCGGTTACCAGTATATCCTTCTTTATATCCCGGAGAAGGTCCAGGAACTGGACAATCTGCTTGTTAAAAGAAGAGTATATGTCGTAACCCTTAAAGTTGGTCTGACACTCCTGATAGAGCATGTCAAAGGCCATGCTTTGACTGTCGATGCCAATGGTTTCAATCTCAGACTTAGAACCAAAATCTTCCAGGTTCTTTATGAAACTGTACCAATTAGCGGGTCTTCCGTGATGCTTAAATCTCTTTCTAAACGGAAGCGGCTTTCTTTCAGCATTGATGAACCCGAAAGTCTCTTCGTTACAGTTCCTAAACATAAATGTCTTTCCGTAACCTGACTGCCCGAGAACCAATGCTTTTCCATAATCTATCCTTTCAATGTTCTTACTCATCGAACAAATGTAAGGGTTTTTTAGGAATCATGATAAATAATCCTCCTTTTTTTGTCTAAAATATTTAGAGTTCTGCGAAGATACGTTTCGTCTACTGAGTCTTTACAGACGAACATGTACAGCTCCGGAGCGAGACTTCGCAATCCTCGCCCGGCCTTTTGAATCCATTCAAGTCCTTCGTCCTTTCCGCTGCTTAGCTGAATCATCACAACCACTTCAATACCTTCAAGATTCATTCCTTCACGGCCCATCTTGTTCATGTAAATCTGCGTGATACGACCTTCGTTGAAGTCTTTAAGTACTGTAAGGTTATGCTTTTTGCTCCTTTTGGAACTTATGGCCAGGTCTCCGCCGAGGCTTTGACACTGTTCTACTGACCCTCCATAACATAGGAACTTTCTGTTACCAAGCGTCTTCAGGAACTTTCGGACATGCTCAGTTTTGGATTCGGCTATTACCTTCTTTCTTTCACCACCAAGCCGATTTATCTTTACAGATGCAAAGTTGCTGAAACCGTCATCATTCTGTTTCCAGTACTCCATCTGTTCTTCTAAGTACCGGATATACCTTTTCTCCGTCATCGGATAAGACCCTGACTTATACTTGGCCATATACTTTTTCGTAGTATCATCAAGCCTTGTATATATGACATGTATAGCCGGGTCGGGTAACAGTCCCATTCTAATAGCCTCGTCGAGGCTCATATGAAAGCGGTGAAAGTCGCCAAGAGAATACAACCTGTCAAGTACTTCATTCGGGACGGTGGCAGAATCAGCTATAATCCGCTCGTAGTCAATCGTTTGAGCAATATCCTCCTTTAAGGAAGATAGCCGGTGAGCTTCATTAAACCACAGATTCAGTTTACGTCCACGGTATTTTGACAGAGAGGCATAGCATATTATGTCTTCTATCTTCTGTTCATACAGATGAGTGAATCCATGTTTTGCTATGTCTCTCCGCATATTCTCTATCTGAATGATTTCAGGAACGACCACAAGCCATTTCCTGTCACTCTCAATACGGTCAATGGCCATCATACACAGACGACCCTTACCGGAACCTGTGGGTAATTCACACAGGAACATCTTGTTTTGTTTCGCAAGTTCAGAACCTTGTTCCTGAACCTTTTGTCTTATTTGATTCTGCCTACTAAGCATATATAAGACTACACCAATACTGGTGTCCCTTCAGGGCCTCCGCCCTTGTGGAGTATCTTTCCACTACGTCGCCACCTAAACCCCCAGTAAATATACAAGTCTCGTAAAGTTGAGGTTCTCCTTTAAGCCAGTTATGATCTATACCAAGGAATACGGTGCTTATCATAAAGTCACCTTTGCGAAAGACACCTACAAACCTCTTCGGATCGTCATAACTGAACTTGGTAGCGAACTCTATCACATCCTCGGTAGGTACGTGATTTCCTTCTTCGTCCAGGTAGTAGTATCTGAGCTTTACCTGGTCATCATTCTTTTCCATCTCACTGTTTTAATACCCTATAACTTCTTTGATAGACATATTCTCAAAGTCCTCTATGAACCTAATCATCAGGTTAGGCTCTGCATTTCTAGACTTTACGATGTGGGCAAACATGTCGTGTTTGTCCACCGGCACTCCGCTTTTACGGTTTCCATAGAAGGAGATGTTGAACATCGCCGGTCGATTCAGCAGTATCATCGTCTCCGAATACATTGACGTAGCGTCTCCGCCGAATACGTCGCTCTGCTGAGGGTATGCTTTATCTGTATAACTTTCCTGCCGGTTTACAAACTCCCGGTTCATCTGTGTAAGAAACAGGAAAATCACATTACTTTCTTTTTTAATATCGTTAGCGGTTCCAAGAAGGTCCAGGAGCATTGTTACTCTATCCCCTCCGTGGTGTCTTGACATCTTGGCAAGAATCGTGTGGTCAACCCTAACGACCAGGTTTCTCTTTTTCTCGTCTCGAAAAGACCTTACGATCTTTGCGAATTCGTCGATGGTATTAGGCTTCTCAACATACCATATGGGTAAGTTTTCATACTTACCCCTTAACAGTTCAGAGACCCTGTGCATTTCTTCGTCTGACAGCGTGTTATTCTGCGCAGAGCACATGTATTTGTAGCTTCTCTTGAAGTCGTTTGACAGGTTTCGCCTAAGGATTACATCCGGGGACATTTCCCAGGAAAAGTCCAGTATGTCGAAATCCGGTTCGTTATTCTCCAGGAAACCACGTATCATGCACTCACTGAAAGCAGACTTTCCCACACTGGGTCTTCCGCCTACGGTTATAGTACTCCCCCACTCGAACCCTCCTATGTTACAAGAGTCGAGTTTAGGGAACCCTGTACGAAGAGATTTGATAAGCCCTTTTCGTCGCTTATCAATATAGTCTTCTACGCGGCGGCTGACCTTTGATATGTGTATCCAATCACTCATACAAGTCTGTGAGTCCCCTCATCATTCTCATGGAATTCTTCGTTAAGGACTCTTTCGCACCAGTCTGCAAGGTCGGAGCCTTCTCCAAGCTTGTAGACAAAATAGGAAGCTGTTCTTATAAACTCATATCCAACACTTTCTGCATGACGGACGTATTGTCTTGCAGCTTCCAATATTACGTCCGGCGGATAGTCGTAGTTCTTTACGAAATATCGCAGTTTCTTTTCAAGGTCGTTGTAGTTCGACTTGAAGCTCTTGCCTGTGGACAGGCGTCTTGCCGGGAAGAGTTCCCTGAACTCAGTGACGAAGTCGTTGATTTTGACCTCCTGTACAAGGCTTTTCTTGACAGTCTGATAAATCTCCCTCGCCAATTCGTCCATGGAACCTTCCCAGGTTCGCATCTTTTCAGCAATTTTTCTTATCACTTCCTGCTCATTCATCCTGTAAAGATACGAAAGTTGGCAAAACTGAAAAAGTTATTTTGTAGTAACGTTCTAGCTCTTCCCACATCTTGTCTATACCATCTCTCAGTAAGGTTTCCAGTAGTTCTCTCATGTTTACAAAAGATGTCAGCTCGCGGCTATAGCATTTGCCGCCTGTATAATGACAGTGAGTAAAAGTTCCAGTAGGCACTTCTTGGATTTTTTGATACCAATCTTTACCGTCATCATACTCTAGCTTCATCTCCCCCACTGCTTTTTGATTGTCTTCAAAAGGAACTATGGAGTGGTAGGCGAGATCTAGAGGCTCCGGGCGTACCAGGTTGGCAAATGAGCTTCCTAAGGTGGTCTCGTTGTTGAGCCTATCAAAGGTTCTCTGAAGATACCAACCTGTCTTCACGATGAACTCCACGACCCCGTGCTTTCCTTTAACAGCGAAGTGGAGTTTTGCCGAGCTAATTCCACTACCGTTTGAAAGAGTGAGTTAAGTACGGAATCAGCGTACTCTGTTTCGTCCTTATCGGACAAAGGTACGAACCGGTCGCATTCATACACTTGCTTAGCCTCGTGGCCTTCAATGATTTGAATGTTTTCCAGTTCTTCTATCTCATAACAAGGTACGATTTGTCCATCCTCGTTCCAGCCTTCTCCTTGAGCAATGGCCGTATAGATTTTACCTTCTACCGGCAGTACTGCTTTTGGGTCAGGGAATCCCCTGTCGCTGCCGTCTATGCATAATACTTTTAGAGGAAACATAGCTTTACTATTTATCCGGCCTCAGTCTTACGAAAGAGGCGCTTTTAAACATTCCTTTTTTAGTGTAACCACCAACCAGTTTAACTTCGATGGTTGTGCCGATATACTTTTCGTCAAAGTACTCCTTTCTTTGCTGCCGGGTAAGACCTATTCCGACCTTACCCTTTTCAGTGACAAACTCTTTAAGGAGTCCTTTGTGGGACTTTGCCTTACTAGCTACCAAACCGATAACCTTTACGTCTACCGTCGTTTCCGGCTTTACCTTTACGTAACGGTCTTCTTCTCTGTTGTATAAAACAAGACCTTCAAACCCACTCTCGACGACAGCCGACATCACCATGTCTATCGTATCTGGTTCAGGATTTTCCATTCTGGATACGTAAAGACTTGACTGATAAGTTGGACGTATTACGTGTATCTCTTCGGGTTTAATTCTTCTTCTTGGTGACTTGGAAGCACTTAATATACTCCAAGTCTCTTCCCACGAACCGCAGTAGATTTCAGCGAATTCAAAGCCCGGCTCTATTATTTCATCTGGAAGGTTGTATAAAGGCTTTCCGTTTTTAGAGACGATTCGTCCACTTTCATCCATTCTGGCAAGTATACCGTCTAGTTTAAGAGTGACTAACCATTCACCTTTAAGAGCTTTTTTGTCCCACTCTTCCACTTTTAGTTGCTTCATCGAAAAAACTGATTTGTTGCAGTTTCTGACTGCTGATTTTTGTATCGTATTTTTCGTCTTTCCAGTCAGGTAGAGATTTCAGTTCTTCTATCTCTTCCTCAGTGTATTTTCCTTCAAAGATGTCCTTGGTAAATTCCAAGGAACGTTCCGCCAATGCCACAATGTCGGGCTCGTCAGATTCTGTTTCTTTGAAGTAAGATAGCACTGCAGCGTGAAGATTCCTGCCTAAGTGTATAGCATCAGAATAGTACAGACCGCTGACCGGGCTCTTAACTGCAAAGCCGGCGGCTATCTGAAGGTCTTTCTCGTTCAGTCCTTCGTTCTGTAACTGAAGGAAGTCGGCTTCTGTCGCTTCCCCTGATTCAAGGAGTCTTCTTAGCTCCATGCCAAACTTCTCGGCGCTGGGAAGGGTTGCCCTCCTAGCATCCATTAACTTTTCTACACCTTCTTTCGTGTAGGTTCTGGTATTCTTCATGTGTCTAGTTTTACAGAAAAGTGAAAAGATCTGTCGATGGGACGACAGACCCTTTCACGGTCGTAATTAAGCGCTCGAAAGGCGGCCTTACTGAACTTTAGGGACCACTTCCTGGTCTCCCCATAATAATCTTTTAACTTTAGCCCCTTCACGGTAGTAGTTCCAAGCCTTAAGTACAAGGGCGTACTTTTCGGCACTTCCTACCTTCTTCTCTTTCATGTTTATCAACCTTTGTCTCAGAACATAGATGGGACTGTCCACGTCATGGGAGATTCCTTCTCCGCCAGACAGTTTTTCCATGAAGTCAAAGGCCATCTGCCGGTTTTTCCTTGCAAACAGATATGCAAGACCCGCGTAGGTAGATGGAGAGAAGAATCGGGCTTTCAGATAGCACCTGGAGCCAAGGTCAACGCACTCTTCCATCAGAGACATACTGTGGGTATTTTCCCATTCGGCAATGTCTGTGTTGGTAACCATCTTGTTTTTGCTGTAGTTACCGTGTGAAGAGCCCAATGCTTTGCGTTCATAAAGCAGAACCAGCCTCATAGCTCCGGCAATGACGCCGGCGTTTTTGTGCCCTTTAATGGACATGATGTCGGTTGCTCTCCTGTTAGAACCAGTGTCGATGACCGTAAATACTTCGGGGTCGAGGCCGGTAACTACCATCATTTTCTGCCTGGTATCTGACTCAATAATAGCTTCAAGCCGGTGCTGACCGTCTAGGAGTTCTCCTGTTCTGGAGAATCTGATACTGTCGCCGCTGTACTTAAACTCCCCTCTTTTCATCTGCTCTACCAGGTTCTGCAGGTTGGCTCTTTTGATAGCTCTGTTCTTGGTATTATACTGTAACATCTCCTTGGCAATGTGCGGGGTGATAGTTACTTCCTGGTAAACCTTTCTCGCTTTAAAGTCGCTTTTGATTTCGTCAAAGAATGACATGTTAATCAATTTTGATTGTTAATAAAGATTTTCTTTCGGCTTTTCAAGAGATTTGAGAACCTCCCTCCTGGTTTTCCACCACCTTGGTATTTGAGAGGTCCTACTACAGGTACTCCGTCGGTTGACCTGATTATTTCGGACATGTATATCTTCATTCCCCTTTCAGTCTCGAAGTTCACTATTAGAACTTCGGTCCTTTCCAACTTCTCCACGTCTTTCATTGTGGAGACCTCGTCCTTATGCGCTTCTCTCTTCCAGGCTTCTGTAGCAGTTGCGATGGCAAGCACCTGTAAGTCCTGTCCCTGAAGCTCGTCAATGATTTTTGGGATAATGGTATCGAACAGTACATCTTTTGAGTCACGACTTACCAGAAATTCACCTATCGGCGCAAGGGCTATTTTCACCGAATCATCTGAAGGGTCTTTCAGAAGGATAGTCATTTCGCCATGGCAGCCGTGGATATCGTTAAAGCTCTTTTCGGCGATTCCAGTAACTAACCTTTCGAAAAGTTCGATTACTTCAGTTTCCTCTTTTGGAGTACTTACCTTCTTATTCGCAAGCTCCATTCCCAACTTATCAATCCTTTGCTGGATGTCTTTTTCTATATTCATTGTAGTAGAATTTGTAATTTTCCCTTAGTTTTTGAAGTGTAATATCGTGGAAGCCGCAGAGGAACGCCTCCATTCCAGTGACCGGTCCGAGTTGTTTGGCAAAGCCAAATACGGGATGAGGAATGTCTATCTTTCCTTCAATGTATATTCTTTGTCGGTGACCGGCTCTACCTGCAAGATAGACAAGGTTTTCATTCAGCGTCTCTACGGGACCAAAACTTAGAGCGGCTTCATACAAATCTTCAAAGATATCCTGATTTTCGGGTTCAATCATTTCGGCAAGGAGGGCACCATAGCTTTCTCTATCGGCTATTATCATAGTACTTTACTGCATTTTCAAAGGTGATTGCCCGTATAGGCTTAAATTTTATTCCTTCACCATCCCACTCGACACCGTCGTAAAAACCGTCCGAGTCCCGGTATATAATGTTTCTTCCTTTAAGGTCTATTTTTAGTATCTTCTCAAGGTCTAAAAGTACGTTTTCCATGTTGTTTGTCAACGACCTGGCGTTAGGGTCGTTTGCGGAATTGTCTTGAAGTACTAACATCCCGTAATGAAAGAAGAAGTTATAGTTACTCTTCAACATGCTCTTTGATTTTTTCTTTTACGATGAATGTGGGAACTTCGTCATCCCCGAACATTACTAGGTAAGCTTCGTTGTCGCCGACTTTAAGACTTCCAACTACCTTGCCTTTAGACCCAACCGGGTGGAAATCTCCTTCATCTCCAAAAGTTTTTACACATGTTGCCCCTAGTGGAATCTCACAATTAGGATCCCCTTCCAGCATCAGCTCTATAAGCGCTGCAGAGTCTTCGTCGAGCTGGTTATACCCTACTTTAAGATTGCTCATAAAAAAGTTTAAAAGAGTGATAGTTGGGCAGTGTCCATCTGCCCCTCAAGACGGGACACGATGGCTCTTGCCTTTTCAATATAGTAATCATAGTTTATGTCGTACTCATGCCAAGGCTTGTGTACTACCGAGTTCATTATGGTAACCAAGTAACCGTCGCATATCTTGGTCATATCCGCTCCATTAGACTCTGAGTCTTCATTCTTTATCTTTAGAAGCTTCACACCTTCGTTGGAGACATAGAACCGTATGATTTTCTTATAAACCTCAGCTTCTCCTTTCCGAGAAACCGTCTCGTAGTGAAAGTCGCTGGTAGACTTCAATCCTATGAAGAAGTCGTAGATGTTCCTTGACTCCTTGATAGTCTTCTCTAACGGCACTCCTTCGTAGAAGTACCTCACTATAGCCTTCCTTTCTATCCTGCCAAGGTCTTTGGTGTTATTCTTATTCACCTCACCGTCTGTCGAGAAACGGCCCTTTACTTTGAGGCTATTATCTTTCTTCTTCACGGCGATGTAGTGTCCACTGGACTCCTGGACAAACTTAGAGAACTCAACGAACTCCAGCTTGCCATCTACCGTATTCCCTACTATTTCCTCCCAGGTTCTGCAAACCTCGTAATACTTACTTTCCAGGTCTCTGTTATAAAGACAGAGTATGCCATCAGTGTTTGCGGAGACAACATGAATACCTTCAATCTCCATCATTTCAGCAAGCATCAGGATTTCGAACTGGTTGCCTATAGTACAGGAGAAACCTACCTCAGGCCCATACTGCCAGTTTGTCTTGTCAATAGTCTTTCCAAAACCTCCTCCATTAAGAGCAAGTTTGTACGTATCTGCGAGACCCTTGTACCGGCGGTTAGTGTGCCCTAGTTCCTTGAACTCCATTCTTTTACGAATGGTAGCCCTGTAGTTTACAAGCCATTCAGGACCAAGGTGGTCGGGGTATAAACCCCTCTTCGCGATGGTCGTAGGGTGCTGACTACCGACGTCAGCGTCTTCCAGTTTTTCATGGGGTTTAGGGATGATTATCCGGGGCTTGTCTTTCGTGTGAATACCTCCCCTGGCGATTACATAATGTGTACCGTTAAGTTCCACGTGAAACTCCTGTTTGGAAGAATCACTCATTTTTACTTTCTCTGGCTTTACCCTTTCCAGGAAATCCTTGAGAGTGTCAGTCTTAAACGATACGTAATCAGGGATGCAGTCGCCAAAGGTCAACTTCCGGGTTCCTTTCCGCTGTTTTCTTATAGACATTAGCTGCTTTTCAGTAATGCCTTTAATGCTGCAGTAACCTCTTTTGTTAATCTCGTCGCCGATTTTAACGTCAGAGAAGTTGATAGCCTCAGTAGGGAAGCCTAAGCTTTCTATAAGGTCTAACCGGTCCTGAACCTTGTCTTTTCCTTTGTAGACTTCATTGTCTGTTTCACCTCTTGTATAGAGATAAAACTTGTGAGTATTGCTGATGTCTTTCCAGCAGTAAGCTATTATCTGTTCCAGCTCTTCGTCGGTAAACTCTATCTGATAATGCGGAAATGGGAGCTCCTCTATATCTTCAGCGTCAATCATGAAAGCTATCCATTTCAGCGCCGCCCGACGGTGCTTATTGTCGAAGTGATGAATCTTGACAAGGTCTAACTGCTTGAAAAACAGGTCTCTTTCCCTGTACGGAGACCATTCTTCATAATCTTGTGCCTCTATGACATCGTTTGAGAAGTCTTTTATCTTCTCAAGAATATCCTTATGAGACAGCTCAGACCAAAACGGGTATTTTCTTCTTATATGCTCAACAACCTGGGCGTCATACTTCAGATTGTTGAAGCCAACAAACCAATAATCTTTATGGGTTTCAATAAACTTCAGCATCGCAAGCACCTCGTCCTTCCTGCGACTAAGCTCAAAACTAAACTTTTCATTTGTTTCGGGGTTCATTGCACAGAATAGGAACATTCCTCCAAAGACCTCGATGTCGTATATTATGGGTTTGATCATTTACTACAAAAGTAGTAACTTTAAGTATGGAAACAATAAAAGCGCTAAAAAGAAATTCGGTGATAAAGGGTATTGACTTTTCCTCAGGGTTTTATGAGAGACTTTCTTCTCTCTTTATTGAGATAGCAAGCTTAGACGCTGAGCAGTACCAATATCATCTGGAAACTATGGCCATACTTATGGCTACTTTGGACGAGGCCGCTGAGAAGCAGGGCCTTGTTGAAAGTGTTGATTTGGACGGTCTTCAAAAAGCTTAGAGTCAAGAAGTCCGTCCCGAACAAGGCGTTTAGCTATCATCATCTGGGTTATACCTAAATCTCTGACACTCATTCTGTTAGGCATATCATAGGCGAACGGACAAGGTTCTGAAAACTTCTTTGCCAGTTCGCTGTTCTTGAACAGACAACACATATCCCTCTGGACGGCAAGGTCTAACACCTCATTCTTTAGCCGGTTTATAGATTTTAAAGCGGCAATTCTTCTTCTTTCCACCTGCCTTCTTTCCCTCTTGTCCATATGTTCAACCACCTTCTTCGGCAAGCACGACAGTCCGTACATCAACCGGTAAAGGGCTAGGTTTTGTTCGTAATTCAGTTGGTCTTCAAGGATTCTTACCCTTTTCGGGCGGGACTTGGGAAATCTTATAAAGACTTCCTTCCGGTCGTCCCAGACGGTAACTACCCCTTTTTCATCTGTGCTAAAAGAGGTCATTCTTTTTTGACGGTTCATGCAGGCTTGATTTTGGGATTAAGGTAAAAAAAGGAGAGGTTTCCCTCTCCTTTAGCTTAGACTTTTGCTCGCTGCCCGGTCATCCTGAAGTAGTCTGCTGCTGAGATTTTGCCCCTCACAAACAGTGAAGTGGCTCCACCACGACCAGCATCTTTTCTTTTTTGGCGACCGCACTTGCGGCAACCTTTGACTTTTTGAGTCTGTTTCTGTGCCATTTAAACGGGTAGCACCTGTTTTGTCAGGTACTTACCGCGTTCGGCATTTTGAGTTGTTCATTGGCTTCATTTTAAAAAGATTGAAATAGATACTTTTCGTCATAGATAAGGCAGACAGGGATGTCTCGCCAGTCGAATTCGTCCTGGTACTTTCGACGAAAGGCGTCCATCTGCTCAGAGTACAGATCCCAATCGTCGTCGGTCATACCACGTTGAATATCAGACCTTTTAGAATACCTTTCCCGACGGACTTTCAGTTTTTTAGGGTCAGATGTCATCTCTTTCAGGAATTTCAAAGTCGTCGTCCAGCAGGTCTTCTTCCGATTCGATTTCCTCTTCTGGAAGTTCGGAACCTCTCCTGGACAGCGCAGAGTTATAGAATGGATTTTCAGGCTCAAAGCCGGCATCAGACGCTTCCAGGTTCTGAAGTTCTTCGTCTGAGAGATTCATGTACCAAAAGATGTCTACATCTATGGTCTTTCCGTTTTTAAGATTTATGAGTGCCATTATGGCACAAGTTACTGACGATGTGGCAAACTGCCAAATTTTCAGAGTACTTTTTTCTGGAACCAGCGACGGAACTTAAAGCCTACATACTTTACTCCTCCGCGGGTTACGGCATACTTTTTCAGGTGTCTGCATTCTCGCTCCGCATCAATCCATACGGGCAGAATCAGCGCCAGGATTATCGACATCAGGACTACCAGGAGGATCATCTTCTAAGATTTCGAGATTAATTTCCTCTACTTGCGTTTCGATTATGGTTCCTTCAAAACCTTCTATTATCGTCTTGTAGTGTTCTGCAGGCACATAGCTTACCTGAACCCCGTAGATAATCTTTCCGTTATCTGTTTCAAAAACCGGCGTGTACATTATAGGGTCCTCCTTATAGGAGTTTCTGAAAACCCTTCTTAACACCTGTTTGAACAACGGATTACCTTCATGATCAGTATAGTGCTGGTCTAAGTACGCGGTAAAAGCTGTTTCGAAAGTCAGCTTGGTCTTTACGTACTTCGTGCAGGTTGCGAACCCTACAACTGAGAGGATATTAGTTTCTTTGTCTAAACGTTTGAGGAGAAAAACCCTTTGTCCAGGTTCGACCCTGAACAAAGGGAGATTTACTTTAAGCATTGTTATTTCTTCATGTTGAATCCGGCAGAATTCATAGCTGCTACAAACTTAGGAACGGTCAAGGCCTCTTCGTTCTGGAATATCTCCCTGGCAGCAGATACAAGACGTTCTGCAGCACTTGGAGCTTTACCTTTCAGAGTAGCCACTTCCATCTGCTTTTTGTAGGACCGGATAGAGTTTATGATATCCTGGCAGGTGACCTTGTTAGAACCTGAATAGATAAGATGGCTTTTAACCCTGTCGAGGATTTCAGCAATGAAAGCAGGAACAATCTTCTCCTCTTCCATAATCTTAGCCGCAGGCATACAATCATCAACCAGCAGGGATTGCTTGTTTTCGTCCAACAGGCTTCTTTCAATCATCTTTTTAGCAGTCTCGGCATCCGGGTGTGTCAGCGTGACAATGGTACCAATCCTCTTACCTCTTAAGAAGGTAGGGTCGATTTGCTCTATATGATTGGTAGTCAATATAGTTATCACGTTGTTGTGCTTGGTTTCGCCACCGTCCATAATCACAGAAATCTGGTTTGTCAGGTCTGTTCTTTCGTTCAGAATCCTGTCAATGTCTTCCATGAAGATGACCACTCCCTTACCGTTGTTGCTGAGCATATTGGCTACGTCCAGTGCATACAGCGCCTTTTCAGGTGTTGGGCAGTAGACGAAAGACCATCCGTTAAGAACGGCTTTTCTCGCCAACTTAAAGGCGTACAGGGTTTTACCGGTTCCGAAGGTACCTTCCAACAGAACGCCAAAACGAAGGTCAATACCTTTCATTTTGCAACGCTCACTGTGTTCAATCCTCGCCTCAATGGCTTTGGTAGAGAACACGGCGTCCGGTGTAAGGAAAAGCTCCTGACGGTCGATACTGCTCAGGTCGATGAACTGGGGAGACCTTTCTTCGTCGGTTATCTTGATAGCCTGGCCCTTGTAGATAGAATCGGTTTCTACCAGTTGCTGGGTTTCTTCGATGATGCGGTCCATCAATCTCACAAACCTTTTCTCGCACTGACCTGTGAGAAGGAACATTCTTGTCTTAGGGTCGTACTGCATGTCGATGAAAGAATCCTTTCCCAGAGAGGGCAGGTTTATCTGGCCAAACGGAACCTTCTTGCGGCTACCGTCAGCAAATCTTACGTCTATCATAGACGGCGGATTCGTTCCGGAGATGTTCTTCTCATCCTCCTGTGTGGTGAATCCATGGATGCTTTCCACGGCCCGGCTAAGAGCATACGCTCCGTCCTCTTTAAAGCATTTGATTTTGTAGTTGAATGCTACAATCCTGGTGGACTCTTTAATCTCGTTCTGAACATATTTCAGAATCTCGTCATAGGATTTGTCAGGGTCTTCCAAAACCTTCTGGAGTTTTTCTTTCATCTCCTGGTCGGCTTTGTTGTAATGTTTTAAGGACTTCTTTTTCCTTACGGCAACTTCATTTTGTTGCATCGGCTTTTCTAAAGCGTTACTCATCTGTTTAAGAGTTTGGTTACTTCTATGAATTTTCTGTCAAACTGGGTAATTGTCTCTTTAAGACACCCTATGTGAACGAAATGTGAATCCTGCCACATATGGCAGGGCTCGTTCGTGTCACCTCTTATACCGACAACCAGCTTTTGGCTGCGGTCTAGCATAAACTCCTGGATTTTGGAAAAAAGGACTATCGTCTTTTTTGCAGGACACTCCAGGGTAGAACCTGAGGCTATGACCGCCTCCCCTCCGAAATTAAACATCATCGCCTTCGCCCTCCGTTCTTTCCTTTAAGCTTTTGAGGAGTTTCCGGTACAGAATCTGATGAAGGCTTTCAAAGTCGTCTACGACTTCAGCCTCTAACAGCTCAAAAGCCTGTGATATAGGATTGTTGTAGTCTTCCTCGTGAGCGGATAACGTCTTTGCAAATATAAAGCCGGCGGTATACGTCATCTTATGGTCGTTTCCGTACTTTTCAAAGATTTTCTCAGAAACGTCACGGACGTCGGGATGGAGAGCAGACCATGCAGAAAAGCTGGCAATCATGTCAGCTACTTCCTCTTCGGTTATGTCTCCGCCTATTGCTGGATTGTTCATCATGATTCTACGATTGTATTTCTCTGTTTCTGTATTCTCTTCATTAACATCTCAGCTAGCTGTTCCTCATTGTCAGGGGAAGCCAGATTTTTCAATGCCACCGCCGACGCCATAAGACCTTTTTGGTTGGAGTCGTATTCGGTTGACAGTTTCCCGAAAAGCAACAAGACCATCTCCTTTACGTTTTGCTGGTCCTTATAAGTCTCTTGGATGTAAGATATTAAAGAGGAGTCATCGCAATGCTCTTTACTGGTTATCTTGAAAGCGGCATGAGCACAGAAGTCAGCCATGATTCTAAAGCTTTCCTCTTCAGACACTCCGAACAGTTCTGAGATTGCCCTTTTGTTGTGAAATTTCATGTTCATAGCTTTTCCTTTGTCACTATGTGAAAGAAGTTCTGGAGTTCGTGGGCTTCGGTAAAGACAACAGATGGTAACTTAGTGTAACTGAAACCCTTAACTTTCAGATTGTCATCCGTCACAGACTGCAGCGAGAAGCCGGTAGTCTTATGTGTCCATACACCTTGATGATGTATGAACCCGAGACGGTCCTCGAGGAATTCGGAAGTTATGGGCATGGGTTTCGCATTGGGTACCCTTCCTGCATGTATCTCGAACACCTCATGATTGTTTACTCGTCTGGGTACACCGTACCACCTGACGAAATTACCCTTTATCAGCTCCATTTTCTTCTAGTTGATTTAAAATGTCATCCACTATCTGCTGGATTTCATTGCTGTCCGGCTCATCTGGGGAGAAGGTGAACAACTTCATCACCAGTCCGGCGACAATAGCTGAAGCTCCTACCAAAAAGAATGCCTGAACCAGAGATTCCAGTAGTCCTGTAGACGGCCTGAGTAATGTATATCCTATTGCAAACCAATGAGATATGCAGTAAGGACATGAAAACAAACTACCGAGCCATCTGGATTTCAGGCGTATCCAACGTCTCGGCTTTACAAATATTTTCCCTTTGGTAAGGGTGAGTGATGCCGCTGCGATAGCAACCGGCACCACCACCATGTTTATGTATTCCATTAGCAGCCGCAGTTATCTTTACTGGCCTTTTTTAGTTCCCTCACCCGGTTCTCTACCTCTTTAAGTAGCGACTCAGTAGAGGATCTTTTCTTCTTTTTCATTGGAGTCGCATCGCTTTTAACGGAACCTTCTGGGTTTAACCCTTTGTCAGGGGGGTTAGTACCCTGCTTTTTCTTTTGCCCAAACATTATTTAAAGGTTTTTCTTCGTGTTTAGCCTCGTCGTCTCTTTCCATCATCTTTTGGATGGCGTTTTCGACGTCTGCTGCACTGACACCAAGCGGCTTTTTGTTAGATTTCAGGTCTCTCCGGATAGCCTCCGAAATCGCCTGGTCAACTAAACCTGCTATCATGGCGCCACTCACAGAATCTTTAAGGCTTGTACTAAATACCATCTCAGCGATGAATTCTGCCAGCTCCTCATTTTTATCATCCTGGACTTTGGTAGTTTTCAGGTTGATAAGAGCAATGTCTTTAACAGCTGGCTTATCAGGCCTTGCAACCTTTATCTTGACGTTAATTCTTCCGTCCCTGGTTACTGCCGGGTCAAGAACATCCGCTCGGTTAGTGGCCAAAATGATGAACGCAGAGGAATCTACAAGACCGTCCATCTCGGTAAGAAACATCGGCACGATTGTCTTGTCAACGTCAGAAGAAATACCAGTACCTCTCTTGGAGAGGATTGCATCTGCTTCGTCAATAAAGATGGTAGCAGGGAATCCGGTATCTTCTTTATATTTCCTAGCCCTTTCGAATATCTGGCGGATAGTCTGTTCAGTAACGCCTACGTAAGGGTTCAGTATCTCAGGACCCTTTACGTATATAAAGCCACTTTCCGTCAAATTACCGCCATATATTTTGGCCAAGGATGTTGCCACGGCCTTTGCCAAAAGGGTCTTACCGCAGCCCGGAGGGCCGTACAGAAGGATACCTTTAGCTGGCTTTTTATTGTAAAATTTGAATACTTCAGGTTTAGAGTGAGGAAGTTCGACCATTTCTTTTACCACTTCCTTGGTTCCTTCAAGACCACCAATCTGTTCCCACTCAACATTCATGGAAGTTTCCACGGTAAAGTCAGTGGTTTTCTGCTTGTTGTTCTTTACAACAATGTTACCAGACGGGTCAAGAACTACATGGTCTCCTTTCTCAATGGCTTCTACCTTACCTACGAACACTACCCGGGTACGGTCACCTTCGGAGATTTCACAGTAGCCACCGTCAAGGACTTCCTTGACCACGGCATTCTGACCGTATGGTACAGTGTTTGCAGAGCCTACTACAGCTCCGAATCCGTTAAGGATAACAGTCTCTCCTTCCTTAACTTCTATGTCGTAAGGTTTTAAAACCTCCTTCAAGGTGCCTCCAGACGAAATGGTTATAGTTTCGACACCTTCCGTTTTAGGCGTTTCAAGCCTTAAATCGGAGATATGTACGTCCACAGTACCCCCCTGAACAGGGAGTATCCTGACAGTCTCTCTGTCTATTACGTTACGTACTTTTGCGTTCGGATAGAACAATCCGTACTTTTCCAGGCTGGCAGCGGCCACCTTTACAGAAGTCCCTTTCTTAAAGTCTTCGATTTCCGGGGGGACTTCCCGGGATATTTTGTTCCCGGTCTTGATTACCACTCCATACGAAAGTGGTACTCCGGTCAACTGTTCAACTTGCTCCTGCAGTTCGCGGTTCTCCTGCTCTAAAGCAAGAATTTCTGATTTCAATCTGTCTAACAGACGTGCTTCTCTTTCTGGTGTCATTTCCATTTCAGTTTATTATTGTTCGGATAAAACCCCACACCAAACCATGGTAGGTTGAAGTTCTGGAAGTTGTTTCTCCATTTTATCTGAATCTTGAACTTGCACAGTCCTAACGGGACTGAGATTATGATATGGTCTCTACCTGGTTGGTTTTTGGTCATGAACTCGTGAACCCAGGTCTGATTGTACTTACCGCAAGGACATTTCATTCCTTCCTTGGTAGGTATCAATATTTGCGATTTCTCGCAGCCGGCTCTGCCACAGGTGAACGGATGGATGTCCGTCCTTTTCTGGAACCTTCTAAGATTCTTCAGTTCCTTTTCCGTAAAAGGCGCTTTCCTTGTTTCCGACATTCTGTAAGTTTTTGAGGTCTTCTAAGGTCAGTTCTTTAGTTTCACCTGACAGAACCAGTTTTCCTCTCCTCACATCTTCGTCGAAGGTGATTATCAGTGGAGGAGCATCTTCCGGTGAGTTCTCAGCTATTACCGCCTGTTCGGACAGATAAGCCATAATTTCCTCGGGAGAAGGGGGTTTGAGAGCTTTAAGTCCAACTCCGTCTTCTACCCCGGACCTGTTGAGAAGCTCATTCAACAGGTTATCATCGAATACGCCAAGGAACTCTTCGTTAGTGTCAATTAACGCTACCGTCGGCAGCTCCCACTTTTCCAGCTGTTCCTGGTTTCCTATCCGCATTTCCGCCTTTCCGAACCTCATACGGATATAGAAGAATTCGCCTGTATCAAGGCGCCCCTGGTATTGTTCAGGAAGGGCCTCGCAGGTCTTTTTTGCTTCAACTATCTTCTTCATCTTTACCACTTATTGCTTTTCTGATAAGCTCTTCAGCTTGTTTCTGTTTCCGATGCTCAGCAAACTCCTTTCTAACTATTTCTTTGAGTTCTTCTTTGGTGTTTGCCGAGTTTCCTATCAGCCCGATTATCTGCTCGACGTCGCATTGGCTGATTTTACCTCTTTCATACAGATTGTAGTCTGCCTGTATTTTTCCCATTACGTATATGGCATAGTCTCTTTCAGCTCCTTGGTACAGGGCGGCCATGTCGTTTACGTATTTGTTGGCACTGACAGTCTTCTCTGTATGCATTCTCATAGCCAGTTCAGATATAAGCTCGGCAAATATCTCAACGGCCCTATCTGCGGGTATGTCAAACGCTATGTTCATCCGTCAAAGTTTTTGTATTAAGGCATAGTTGTACATGGCAAGAATCGAGAAACACATGATGGCATCTATTAAAACCCATATAGTTTTGAACCTTCTGAGCGACTTTATTACGAAAAGCCCTTGCGTCACCGAAACAAATATTATAGACAATACTGCCCAGATATCTGAGCCAAAGAACGCAAGGAATATCCAACCTACGTAGGTTACCTGACATACTATTATGTATTCTATGAAACCATTTCGCTTGTCTCCTTCTCTCAGATATTCCACCGTCAGCTCTTTTAGCACCCCTATTTTCTTGTAGTGAATCATGCAGACAACTTCATAAACCATCATCCAAAGAGTCAGGGTGATCATTAGTACGTTGTAGAACATGTTAAAATTTTGAAAACCAGAGAAGCTTTCTTATTCGGCTTTTCCGGTGGTTAAAATATAGGTTCTTTTTAAACCTCATCTCGCTGCGGCTTGATGGACTCTCCTGAAAGACGTATTGTGACTTTGTGATCCTTTCGTAAGCCGTCTTCAGGAGAATCTCTTTCAGCCTTACCTCATCATGAGGCTTCATATTACTGCAGGAATTTTTGCAAGGTTAGCTATCCGCGGCCGGTTGAAGTACGAAACCCAGGCAGAAGTCCGGAATTCCTTCATTGACGGTCCGTCAGCAGCGACTTTTAGGAGCTTTCTCATTGAGAACTTCCGTGCTGTTTCATAACAAGGACGGCTGTCGCTATGCAGGCGGATTTCGGTTGATGTCAGAACAGTCTTTCCGTCTTCAGTGGTCAACAAACAGACTGTAGTGTGGGGAGGACGGTTCTTTTTTCTTGTCTTACCATCCTTCATTGTCGGGAAGATATACCGCCATTTAATCTGGTAGGTTCTCCCGTTGAATTCAAATTTCATCGTCTTTTCTTTTTTTTACGATTAATGAATCAATTACTTCTTCTACGATCTCATCGTAAGGTACTTTTCCTTCCGACGCTTTGCTTACCGCCGTGCGGAGCAGGGCGAAGCATTTTTCCAAGACCATTTCGAATAAAGGGTCCTTTTCCAGCTCAGGTACTTGAGCCAGTATTTTCTTTCTTATCAGAGCAATGTAGTAGCCCTTCTTCTTTTCGATAGAAAGGTACTGATCCACGGCCCAGTCTCTACTTTCTTCAAGACTTTCCAGTACATCAAAGTAATCTCCAGGATGGCTCATTGTCGCCCTGAATATCTCTTTGATTTTTAGCTTTATGCTTACCCGGAGCTTTTGGTTCTTGCTAACTTCCTCTCTTACAAAGACGGAGTCCTGTCCGGGAAATGTTCCATACAAAGATTCAACTTGTTCACACACTTTTTTGTATAAAAGGAGCTTGTTTTCTTTGGTTGTAAAGTCAGCCATTTCCAATTTTTTAAAGGGCCCCTTTCGAGGCCCCTAAGGTTATACTACAAGGCGATCTCACGACGGCGTTTCCGTTTTTCGGCAAGGGTTCTACCCCTCACTTGGAAACCGCTTATTGCTTCAACCAGTATCGTTGTCGATGCTCGAAACAGCATCGTAATATGTTTCTTCCGGCGTAACTCCTTCATTGACAGACTTTCTGATAACTTCATTCTTGTCGTTGAGTACGAGCCACCGGTATTTTCCCTGGTTCTTTTTTACGATGATATAGTGATCACGGTAAAAGTACTTTTGATTGAGTTTTATTTCCATGTCTTTTACGTTTGCTGAGTATCCTGACAGCGACCACAGATTGATTGGAAGGGACTAAAAGATTTCTGGTTCGTACGATACCCTCTATGCCCTCGTCAATTTTCTCGAGGTACAGCTCACGGTGTTTTTCGTCAAACTTACCAATCTCTATGTCCTGTACCTTCTCAAGGTAATGTGTGATTTGCTTAGTCCATTTCTGTACGGTACTCAGATTTTCTTTTACAACTTGTTCCATCTTATTGATTTGCAGGCATTTGCATCGGTATTTCCGGTGCGGCCATTTTTTCAGATGTATAGAAAGGATGTTGTCCGGTTAGCATTTCCCCGGTAGCGTCAAGGACGATTTCGGCTTGGCCGTTAGTGTCCAGGAATACGTCAGCTCCATAGTATAGCACACCAGGGAATTCCTCGCTTTCTTTTACGTCAAAGAAAGGGTCTTCCTTTGGCCCGAAATATCTCAGGAACTGCATCTGTGAAGAGCCTTTAGCCCCTACGAGCAAGGCCCTTCGGCATTCTAAATGTTTTTTCATTTCTTCGGTATTGATTTACTCTCCGTTCTATGTTCCACATGCTTGACCAGAGTATCAGGTTCACAGTAGTATGACCGAAAGGCTTTCCTGTAATGATTTCCAGTATTAGCAGTCCAAGCTGTGTTATTGCAACAGCTGCCGGTGCCCACCAGAGATACTTCTTGAGGGTTACCAAGGATATCACCGCTGTCAGTATGAACAGGGTGGACATCAGGCTGATTATAGTTGTTATATGCATTATAGTCTTTCGATTATTATGTTATTTCTGGCAAATTTTTTGAATTTGCAGAACCAATAGTATGACGGTATATCAAAGAACCATAGCCAATTCACAAGGTCTCTCTTTTTGGAACGGTGGATAAAGGAGAATCTCTCGAAGGGTTCTACGTTCCATATCACGGACGCTCCTTCAGGAGATGCGTGGAAGGTATCGAAGCCCATCTCCCGTTCCCCTCTCTTTAGTCCTGCAAACACTTTAGAGTAGTGGCGAGACCTGTAGATACTAACAAGGTTTATCGCAATCATGACGATTGCCGGTATTATGTCTTGCATAGTGTTCAGCGTTTTTTTCGTTTATGTATTTTTCGGCCATACGTTCCCTTTCGTCAATGTCTGAATCAAGTTCAGAAAAGCAACCTTCTTCGTACCAGTGGTTGAACTCACCGTCTTGCGTTTCCTGGAGCATCCAGTAGGTAAATCCTTCATGTTTAGCGGTTCTTATTCCTGTATAGATTGAACCTACCTCCAGCTTTGGAGATCTGGGGTCAGTGCTTGTAGGCAGCCTGACGCATAATAGTTTCTTCATTACCTGTCCATTTTGAAATTTCTTTAAATCCAGCCTTTTCGACGCGGTACACCACTGAGTTTTTAGTGTCCACGATGACATCCCAAACAGATGTACTTCTATAACGACCTCTGTCGTCAGCAGGCTGTACAAACACACTCTGAAACCACGGTTGGTCTATGGAATTGGTGAGTTGGTAAGCTTCGTCCAAGGTTTGAGCAGCTGAGGCTATGCCAACATAGACATAGTCTTCCGGCCAAACCGGTTCTGTGCCGTAGCCAAAACCTCCCTTACCAGAAGTGGGGTCATGATGATATACTCTAAACATATTATCTGCTTATTAGAAGTTGAAGTTTGTCCATGTCTAAGAAACAGCTCTTGGCCCCATACAGGTTTCTGTACTCATCAGCCAAAGCGGTCATGTCCGTATTCTTCATAAAGGTTTCCACTTCCTCTTTACTCTCAAAAGTCTTTATTATCAATGTATTGGCCCCTGTCAAATCTTCATTGTAGATTAGGGTACCTTCCATAAAGTGTTGTATTAACTCAGAGAGTGTAAGCTGAAGGAAATTTTTAAGAGGAAACGGCCTTGCATGTGCTCCAGGTTTGCCTGTTGGAGCTCTGAGGATTAACGCCTTATTTTTTATGGCGAACTCTACGTCCTCGAAATCTCTCATTTTTTTCATGTCTCGGTCGGTATTTATAGTCAACGGCCGCCCACATTGCAGTTAAGAGCCCAAGACTTATCATTAGTTCCATTAGTCTTCTATTTTTATCCACTTACCGGGTTTTATTCCCCAGGTAATTCTGGCGCCTTGCTGAGCCTTTAAGGCATCTTTTGTGGGTTTTCCGTTAATTGTTTTGTGTTTGTTTTGAACCATGAACCGGATGTCGTCATAGTCAATATAGCGACAGCCGTTCTGTGCTACCCTTACAGGGTATTCTGTGCCGTCTATCACGGCAGCTCTCCATTTTGGATTGTGAAGCACTTCATGTATGAAGTGATAGTTCGCTTCAACGTTAACTGTTGTCATTTCTCAGAGTTTTAACGATTATTACGCCATCTTCAATAGTTACATACTCATTATACGGTTCGAACAGGGCGTCTGTGAACCAGTAATGTTTGTTGGCTTTCGTTTTCACTCCGTCAAGTTTGGTGTGACCGACAATCTGCACTATACCTTCTTTTTGAAAAGGTCTGGCAGCCATCATCAGAGAACGAGGTCTTATCCAAATGCAACTCTCATTCTGAGAATCCCCGTACGGGTTCATACCACAATGCATAAAAGCCATTGGCTTATAAAACATCATATCATTGAGAAGGTCAACCATATTTTCTGTCGTCCAACCCTCCTTTCCGAAAACATCGTTCAGAAACTTAGGAGATATGCCGGCATGAGAGAATATGATGTTTCCCATACGATAAGCTGCTTTGAGTTCAGTTTTGTACAGCCTTAGCTCTGGTTGTATCAGATAGTATCCTACTGGTTGGAAACCGGCTATCCCAGAATCACCTACCATGTAGTGGTGATCGTGATTTCCTATAATCATTTCCGTCTCTATCCCAGACTCTTTCTTAAACTGTATTATGTCCAGGAAATTTCTTACTTGGTCTTCAGTCTCTATGTCAAAGGAGTCGAAATAGTCTCCAAGGAAAATAACTCTGTTAGGAGACTCTTTGTTAACAACCTCTTTCCATAGCTGACGACCATGCACATCAGGTATCACCACCGTCTTATCAGTCATCCACTTCCTCCTTTATCATTTTAATTCCGAACCTTTTAAGACTATCTTTCAACTTTAGCCATTGTTTCCTGTATGTTTCTAGGCGGGAGACGAAGAATCCGATTTTGACCGGATTTTCGATGACGTTTATAAAACTACCATCCACCGTTCCGGGACTTTCGAAATATACTTTCGTCACCGTCTTTTGAGCAAAGGTCTTTTTTCTGAAAAACCCTTTCGTCTCAAGTTTCTCCTCAACTTCCCATTTGGTGAGCATTATGGGCTCATCATTTTTCATGAGCATACGACCCTTGAACTCTTCAAGAGTCTTTAAAACTTTGTCTGTAGCTTCCATGCTTTAAAAGTTTAAAGAAGGGGAGTTTTAGCTCCCCTCCTGTTTTTCGCCAACAACTATTGAACCGTCTTGAAAAGGTACGGAGGTGTCCCCTTAGGGTTTCCAGAACAACTTGCCATTAAGGCAGGTATGATAAATAGTAATAACTTTTTCATATAAGATTTTTAAGGGTGTAGATTTAGTTTCTGAGTTCTTCAAGAAAAGAAAGAAAATCTTCCATTTTATAATCATGTTTTGCATAATTTATAAATTGACAGCATAAAACACAATTGTCCACAGTATACCCCTTTGAAGAATCTTTTCTGTCAAGAGACATTTGTTTTGGTAAACTAAGAGAATAAGTAAAATTCATTGATATTCCTGTATAATAACATAAACCCTTTTGTCTATCCCACATTTCTTGTAAATCTTGGTAATTTATCGAGAATTCAAGGTTTCTTCTCTTTGCTCCAAGTTTTAATGCGGAAATCATTAATCTAAAGGGATTGTGTTCTTTGTAATATTCTTTTCTATCCTTATCTCTTTGATAAATATATTCTTTCTTTCTTTGATAATCTTCTTTACATTTTTCTTTATACTCGTTAGTTTTTTGAAATTCCTTATATTTGGCTCTTTTTCTTGCAAAAGCATCTGGCTTCAACCACAATTCTTTTCTTTTAGGATTTCCTTCTTTGTGAGAATATGCCCAAAAAACTCTGTCCTTTACGGGATGTTTATCCCCTTGTTTGTATCTTTTTTCCATAATACAAAGATACAAAATAAGCTACAGAATTCCAAATAAAATTCTATACTAATTTTTCTAGAACATACTTAAGTGCAGCTTCTGTGGCTTCTTCTGGGGAATCATAATTATTAGAAGTAATCTGCACATACTCCCCATCTGTCATTTGGATGCTATAAGAATATTTAGTATTTGTTGATATTAAAACCCCTATATAATATCCAAAATTCTCTCTTATCCATTTAATAGCAAGAGAGTGGGTAGGTCTTATTGAGTGAGGGTTATCTTTTTCTTGGTCAAGTGTGTTATAACAACCAACATATTCCCTCAATTCTTTAGTATTATCTAAATAATAACTTTCAGAATATATATCAAAACCTTTCTCTTTCAGTAACTTACTCACCTCAAATGAGCAATAATCCTCAGTTATATTGTTATTCATGACGAAAGTGTTTAGTGGTTGATTTTATGTTCTGCAGGTAGGAGTCGAACCTACAACCTCCCAGATAAAAGCTAGGGCTCTACCAATTGAGCTACTGCAGAAACCATTACCTACCCAAGGCTCTTTATGTCAGTTATAAAGAAGTAGCCGTCCTCTCTTTTAGGCTCAGCTTCTGCTTCGTAAGTGACATGATCCAGTTGGGGTACCAGCTTGCTGATACAGGTGAATGGAAGTTGGTCGAACTTACCCTTCGGCTTCTTTTCCGAATAGATTATTCCGCGGTCTCCGCCGGACATCCAGACACTGTTTTGGTAAGGGTTAAAGAAAATGCTCCCTTCGCCGTCTAAAGACCAGTAACGCTTTGCGTACTTCTTAAGGTCTTTGACAACCGGGTCAAAGTCTTGTAAGTCAAGGCCTACATGCAAGGTGGCTCCGCCGCCATGACACAGTATTGTGACTACAGTCGTGTCCTCACCTACAAAGACCCTGGCTTCTTCGTTTTCGAAATGGTACTTCTTAGACCGAACCCAACGTTGGTCTTTTACATTTTCGGTTAGCAGGATTACACAATCCTGCGTGGTACAGGCTTCGATTTTGTCTAGTTGGATTATATTCATTGGTTTAGTTTTTACAAAAAACCTTTGTATACTGCCCTTCTGGGCTTTTTTGGTTCACACCCGGTCTTCTTTGAAGGTGTACAGCTGGCTAGCATAGCAGCCAGAACAAGTACGAGAATGTATTTCATAAAGCTGCTGTTACAAACATGTTCATTGCCGCCTGATGACCGTTACCGAACGTGGTCATGTACCTTTTACTGCCATCGGCGAAAGTTACGTAGAAGTCACATTTGTCCAGGTCTACTGTCAATGTCTCTATTCCTTCAGGAAACTCATAGCTGGATAAAGCCTTTAAGGTTCCTTCCGTCATCTTTATCGGACTTCTAGCTATCAGCTTCTCCATCTGAGTGACGTCATAAAGCTTGTAGTTCTGAGTCATCTTCTCCACGTTGCCTTCTGCCATCTTCCTCATCTTCAGGTACATGGACATGGCGGAAAAGGTTCTCATCTGGGATGACATGAATACCGGCATACCTATCGGCTCCTTATCTTCAAAGTCAAAGTACTCTACCTTTTCTATATGACCCTTGTTTATAGTAACTTCTATCTCTGCACCACTGGCAAAGACGGACTTTAAGATGCCGTTGAACTCCTCATGTCTGTCAAAGGTTAAAGGGAATATAGCCTCAGCAAACTGAGTTACTGTCTGTGGCTTTGGAAAAGGAGAAGTTATGAATGCAGCCAAAGAAGCCATAAACCATTGAATTACAAGGATCAAAGTCTTTCCTGTACCGTTCTGTCCAACATATATGGTCAAATCTTTTTTGGTGTCAATTTCGAGGTCCATGTTCACAGGACCGTCAAGCTTCAGGATGAGGGTATTTAAGTTACCCAGTTTCTTAGTAGTAGTTTCCATTTCTGTGTTTTTGGAATGATGTCCACAAGGACTCAATGTTTTCAGCTCCCACAGGGTTGTGAGAGTGGATAAGCACCATAGGTAGCCTATCCGTCCATTTCTCGAGCAGTCTATCTATCATAAACTGCATACAGTGGTAGCCGGTCTTCTCTTTGAAGTCATTGTAATTGGTTCCGGCAAAGGCGTAATGCTCATCGGCGAGGTCATGGTCGAAAGACACTATATCAGGCATACCTCTTTGGTTTATAGCCTTAACAAACTCTTCATATGACTTTACGACCACCCATTCGTTATTAGTGTATTCTCCGGCATATTTAGGATGTGCATAAGAAGCCACCTCTCCTGGGCTACGCCGGTCGTCAAGGAACAAGTTATAACTCATAAGTTTTCTTTGCTTTTAAAAAATACAGGCCGTAGAAACGGCCCGTCTTGCTTGTGTCCATAATCCTAAACCAATTACCTGAAACCACCACCTATCAATCTTTTACCGACGGCCACTGGCGATTTGTGGTCTCTTTCACATTTTTCTGCAAACTTACAGAAGGCGGCGTTCGTCTGGATACATCTTCCAAACTTGTTCAGGTAACGGCGGAAACGACTGAACGAATTAACTATCTCCTCAGAGATAGCTGTACTGTAGACAGGCTTTGACATATGCTTAGGTTTTAGTGATTTGCACAGTTGCCCTTGTGGGTTATTTGACCCTTGTATTCAAGGTACTCACACCCGTCAATGACCTTGACGGTATACCTGACACCACTTACATCAGCTTTTTGAGGCTGCATGAAGAGCGCCACTGATATTAAGAATGTCACTATCATGATGAAAATCGTCACCTTATATCTGTTGTTCATATTACTTTGTGGTATTAAAGATTACGGCATCTCTTATCCTTTTGACCCTGAATCCGTAGACGGCCGTGTCCATAAGGTCGGCCAAGTCCCCTGTCCAGAGGTCTGCAGATACAAAAACAGGAAGGAAATGAAACTTCGGATGGTCTGCTTTACATATAATCAACCTCTCTCCCGGAGTCCATCGATGTATCCTTACCCTCGGCATCCTTTTTTTTGAGATACTTTCTTGTTTTGACATAAGCCCAATGAAATGCTGTTTTGTAGATGATTTCTTCTGTTCCGTGATTGACACGACCTTCCTCTATCCTTATCCAAGTCCTCTCCTCTTCGTAGTTAATTAAGCTGAGCTTAGCAAGCTTCAATTCCCAGAACAGATTAATGAGTATTAGAATAGGCACAACTACTATCAGAAAAATCTGATAGAGCAGAGCTGCGGTAAAGAACCAGAGGGGGATAAGAATGTATTTCATAAGAAGTTGTATTTTTCCTCAATAGTGCAGATTATCTCAGCCAGGGCTCTCATGCTCATTGCCCGGGCGTGGTAGATGTCTGTTTCTGAACCAGGGCTGTTCTTTAGCAGAGACACTGTATCGCAGGTCTGTTTGAGCTCTTTGATAATGTCCGATTCACTGGAAGTGACCATGTTGATTAGATGTCTCTTGCAACTCTCCAATAATTCAAGGTTTCCTTCCTTAGTTTGGAGTGATATTAAATGTTTTGCTATTTCCGACCTTTCCATCATCTTCTAAAAGTTTATATTTTCTTTCAATTTCTGCTATTAAATCAGCAGCGTGTGATAATCTTCTGAGTCTTGTCTCTGACAACGGTCTGCTAGAGTCTGTCTTCTTGCAACGCTCTATCAACTCTTCTTTGGAGCAGGTTAAGTCTTTCTCTATCAAGCGTTTCAAGTAATCTCTGTATTGCAAGGCTTCTTCCCTTGACATCCCTTTTATATGATCCGACAACATGTATAAGCGGTATTATTTTTTTGTAAAGATTGTTAGGTTGAACTCTTACCAGCTTTCCATCTGAAAAGAAGGCGTTAATGGTCATGGATGACTCCTCTATAGGATAGGGTCTCTCAACCCTCTCAACCTCTATGACCTTGACTATCTCCTTATCAGCCAAGTAGAATGGCCTTAGAAAGCAGAATGTATCGACTATAGTACCATCCTGATAGAACAGAGTATGGTTATCTAAGACGATGATAAAAGACCCTTTAGGACTTGACTCAAGGAACTTGGCAATTCCTCCTCTTGGCTGGGTAATATTTATAACCTTACCCAGGCCTTTTGCAACGTTTATAACATCTTCTGTACGGCAACCCTTTTCTGGGTCATTCGTATGCCACATAAATCTGAAAAGAGCTTCGTTATATGCAATGTAGTGAGCTTCGGCTACGGCCGTCACACAGCAGGTTCCGAATCTGAATCTTATTCGGTTAGGAACTATGGTTATGGATGTCATTCCACGTAGATTATGGGTGTTAACTTTCGCCTTAGCATTATGTCGCTAAGAACTTTACCATCAGAACCGGCGCTTATCGACTTTTGAATAACCCCTTCCAGAGAAGCTTCCTCCACATACAAACCGCCTTTAAAAACGGTTCTGTAGAAAACCCCCCATTTCTGCCAAGTGATACCGTTGCATTTAAGAAACAAAAGGCTCGGTCTGTTAACTTCTTCGAAATATTGGATGCATGTTGTAGTACTCATCTGATACCAGTTTGCCTTCAATTATGATTTCTTCGACTATCGGTCGGTTAGCTTTGGTCACCTCACCTTTCTCCTTTACAATCCTTGAAGCTTCTTCAAAGCTGCATTTTATAATCTCCGTCACTCCTTGTCTTGTATGGGCAACAAGTTTTCCAGACTCAAAAGAGTACTGGAATATTCCGACTGCATAAGCTGTAGAAGTGTCACGCCTCTCATTGAGGGACCAGTAAACCCCATCTACTTCCAGTATGACTGTGTTTACTGTGGTTGTATAATACTTTATCATTCAATGTAGATTACCGGTTTAGCAACTTTTTTCATGGAGAATACTGTGCATGGGCCAGCAGCCCGAACTCTTTCTGAAGCTTCTTCCAGAGTACAACAGACTTCTCTATTTCCTACCATTCTGAAGTGACCGGTTCCTGTAAAATACTTGTTAATTTTTGTGCCGGGACCATGTTTCGAAAGGAGAACTGTTCTGCCAACTCTATACCAAACAACCTCATCACATACCAAAAACACAAACCCGTTCCCATCTTCGTAGTGTGGATAAGTTCTCATTTTACCATCAGGGGTCTATTCTTCATTATATAATCAGTGAAATGTTGGGCCACGTGGTGGCCGTTAGAGGGGATTCCGCAGCGATGCTCCAATATAACCTCGAAGAGAAGGCATCCTATGTTGTATACCCCTCTTTCAGTCTCAAAACCTGTCATTTTAATCTCAAGGTAAGCTTCCAGGAAGGTATCTGAAACAACAGACCGGTAGCGCCCGTTGAGCTCTTCCCTTACGAACTTTTGGATGACTTCTTTCATAGCTTAGTTATTTTATAGCCGAGTTCCTGAAGACAGTCGTCAAGAGTCTTTAAAGACATTTGACCGACGACATACACATTCTTTAACTGCATTACAACAGCTAAAGAGGGCTGGTCCTCTTTGTCCCCATCCCTCTTTATATGGAGTTCAACAGGGGTCATTTCGACTAAAGATGTTTTGTCGGACAGGTCTATCATGCCGGTACCGTGGTCAAAGGTTTTCATGTAAGTTGCCATATCTTATTGATTGTCAAGCATTTCAAGTTGTTGTTTAAACATACCCTCAACCTCACCGTTCTTATCCGGGAGTATGAGTCTTAGCACAGGACGACCAAGCTCTTTAGCCTCAATGAAGTAGGTTTTCAGACCACCCGCAAGGATATCTGTGTATACCTTACCTGGTTCAAACACCTCACCTCCCTTAATACGGTTGACTATCAGATTGGCTATACCATGTAGGGCGTTTTGATCAGCAGGAACACAAATCTGAATATCTTTATGCCCAAAGTTCTCCTGGAGACCGTGGGTGTGATAATTAGTTTCGAACGGACATTTAATGTCGTCAAATACGTAGTGGCCTACCCACCCGTATTTCTCCATGAGCGGCTGCTGGTCTTTACCAGAGTCGCAGGTCATGATACTACCGTCTTTTCTTACAAAAGAGTGTGTCTTTTCCATTGTTTATCAGTTTACGACAATCACTTCCCTAAGGAGTTTCCTGTCTTTACTATTTAGTTTATGAAATGCCCGGACGCTAGCTTTAGGTCTCATCTTTTTTACTATCTGCTCAGCCTTTTTGAAGCTGACGTTTCTGAATACTTCTGGGTATTCAAGTCCCTACTAACTCGGCTTCTCCCCAGAACTGTCTTGCGGTAGCATTGGGATTAGGTCTAACTACAAAATGTATCATAGAGTTGGTTTATGCTAAAAATACCTCAGATACTATGTCTCTGGCAGTGTAAATGTAGTGGGGATGTATTCCTTCCTCTTTTATAGCCGGGTCTGATAATACAAGTTCCTGGGCTTCTTCAAGACTTATATCCGACGCAATAAACACACTGTTACTGAAAAGGGTTCTTTTTCTACAATCGTATCGGAGAACTCTTAACGTCTTTGCGCTTGACGTCATATACTGCTCTGGACCTTCTCCGGGATATAGTGGAATCAGAACTTTCCAAAACATGAGGGACGTAAAAGTTCCAACATCTTCTATTTCCGCCATATCTTCACCTTTCGAGTTCTTTCTTCTTCTTGTCACAATAAAATGTACCATAGAGTTGGTTTATACTACAAATATCTCAGAGATAATGTCTTTAGCAGACGCTGTATAGTACTGATAAATCCCTGATTTCTTGCTACATATGTCAGCCAGTACAATCTCTTCCGCTTGTTGGATAGTTACATTCTTGGCAATACGTTTTTTATTCCGATACAGTTCTTTAGACTCGTAGTCATATAAGAATATAACTTCCATAGAGCCGGTAGCCACCATGTAGAAGCCGTCCGAGGGTGTCAAAAATGTATTCTTCTGCACCGGGCACATAGCGGGTCTGGTCAGTATCTTCTATTCTTACAATGAAATCTCCGTGATATTTTTTGGCAAACAGGTAGTTGTATAAAACTGTTCTTACACCACCCAGGTGCAAGCCACCGGTAGGACTTGGTGCAAACCGAACCCTTACTTTTTTACTCATAGATAGTGTATTATTGATTATTCCATGAGGTAGGGCACCTCTTTATTACCTGCTTTAAGGTAGTCTTTCTGTTCTTCTGTCAGTACACGGCGTATATAGGAGATTTGCATCCTTTTCCGAATCGGCACAGACATATCCTGAAGGTCTTCGTCTATCTCCAGGCCAGTGTCCCGGTCGAATTCCCAGACACATTTTATCCTGTCCTCGGTTACTTCTGCAACGATAAGGTATACAGGTATGCTAAAAGCCAGCATTCTTTCAATGACGTCGCCGACCTTTATGCTGTGAAGAACCTCCTTTGACAGAGGGTTATAAGTTACATTTGCCATAAACTACTATTAATGGTTAGGTTGAGAACAAAAAAGCCCGCTATAGACATAGCCGGCTAAAACTATTCATATGGAAGAAGAAACTATCATTAGTATGGCCACAATACATAGAAGTATGGTATTACGACACGCCTGTAGCTCAATAAGGCGCTTTTCTTTGCTGTATTTTGTCAGTGGCTTCATAGCCCAGGCATCTAGCCAGAAGCCAGCCATGACCAAAAGAAGGCCTCCTGGGAACATTGTAAGCCACAAGGTATTCCCAATTAGCTCCTCCATGAAGCCGTTCAACCGGGCTATTGCTGCTATGATGACAGTCAAGCCTAAAATAGCTAATACGTATTTCATATCAGTTTAGTTTTGAAAGGTGATTTACGATGATATAGATAGCCTCAAGCAGGGTGCTGGCCCCAGATACTATCATGATGACAGCATGTACCATTGGATATTCCTTGGTTACGTCAACACTTATTATGCCTTCCAGCAGTAATAGTATGGAAGCAATAACAAATATCGCCATAAGGGCGATAAGAATAAAAGCTACAGCAGGGTGCATAATAGAAGATTTACTAATGAGCTGGTAGTTACTATTATCACGAAGAGGTCTTGCCCCTCCGGCAGGGAATATCCTGGGCGGCTTACTACTTCACAGCATCCTGTCGATACCAGCACCATTGCCGCGTGAATGTATACCATTTCTATCATTTTCTTAAACCTATTAGCAGTGACACACCAAGGCCTATAGCGATAAAGGCCGGGAATATGGCGATGAGCAGCTGTGGAACTGTCTTGGCTATAGGCACAAACATTGCCCCGAGCATGGCTCCTATTACTATCATCGACCAGGCGCAGAATCTTATTGTTTTCATTGCTGACAAGTATTTTCGTCTTTAATCTTAGTGTGGATTCGCTTTCTCAATAACTCTAAATCTTCCAGGTCGTTATAGCGAAATGATGAAATCAGGGATGCTATTTCCAATACCAGTCGTCTTGACAGGTCAGTAAAAAGACCTAATATGAAAGCTGTTCAATTTATGGCACTAATGTAAGTTTATTGGCACAGGAGCCATTATTGGGTACTACCAGCTATGATCCCCTAAGCACCAGCTTTGGTGTTCCGGTGCGAAATCCGATAGTACCGTGGGTAAAGTCAATACTTTTTTTGTCCTGGAATAGTTCAGGATTGCTTTCAGCGTAAGCCTGAAGTACTTCAAAGGCTTCCTCCTTTTCATCTTGTAGTTTGCTGATGCTTCCTTCGTACTTTTCTTTTACCGCTGTTATTTCGGTATTCATTTTGCCCTGCTGCACTTCCAGCCGGGATACACATGAGTTATAGCGGGCAAATGCTTCTTCGGCAGTATCCCGGTTTACCTCTGTGATTAGTTTTTTGCTCTGTCTTGTTGCCATCTGATTGGTTTTTATATTGATAAAATTGTTACATGATCTCAGCCTGCTTTTGCAGGTAGTGGCTGCTCAGCTCGTCCAGGGCACTGGCCCTTTCTTTTGCATCTGCACTGTGCATAAACTGCTCATTGAACCTGTCCATCATATCATGGCATACAATAAGCTGCTCGTTATTAATACAGCTGTCAATACAGCGTAGTATCATTTCTTTGTAAGGGTTAAATAGTTCTTTCTTCATGCTGAATATTTTTGATGTACTGTGTTTAAGGTTTGTTGAATGAGGTTTTGTGTAAACGGGTCAGCCTTGCTGGTATTGAATTTTGAGAAAAACATATAAAAGGCACAGGCTTCGTCTGCTTCAATACTTATGCTGTATTTCTTTTTCACCTCGATGGCTTTTCGATAAAATTTTTTATATAATCTGAAAAGGGTGCCATGCAATACATGAGCTTCAATGCCTTTTGGTGTAATGGCTGTACATACATTGGCCAGTAACTGGTATAAGGCTGTAAACTCTGCGTATGTCATTTTCATTTTCATTGGTTGATTATCTTATTCACCTGTTCGCTGATGGGTGTGTAGTAGGGCATATATAGCTCATCATTGGTATCAATCATATTCTGCACCTTATCCCTGGCATGTAGTACAGTGGAGTGATCTCTGTTGATGCTGTTACCAATTTCTATACTTGTTTTGCCCGACAGGTTCATTGCAAACCAGCAATAGAGATGCCTGGCAATGATTATTGAACTTTTTCTCGGCCCCCTGATAACATCTTCTTTGCTTACCTCACAATTCCTGCAAACAATGTGCATTAGCTGATCAAGGTTTATTTCTTTGAATTTGATGTTGATGGTTACTTTTATTTTCTTTCGCACCACAGCGGCTATATCATCAATGCACTCAGTAGTGCCACTGCATACGGGTTACACTGTCCTTCAATGCAATCATTCTGTCAGCCATGGCAATAGCTTCTTCCGGCTTACCGGCCTTTTTTAGCAGCCGGTAAGCCAGCTTGCTATATATATATTGGTTGGCAAAACTGCTGTCTCTTTTAGAAAGTTCAATACTTTCCTTGATATAGTTAAGTGCTTCATCAAACCGGTTTTCCTTTTCATAAAGGAGGGCAATTTCCTCATTTATGCTACTTCCGTTGGTGACCAGGTTTTGTGCCAGCAGAGTTTTTTTAACCGACAAGAGGAAAGCCACTTTCTGTTCCAACGTTTTATCGCCCCAATCCATTTTTAGAAAACTATGGAGCCAAATAAGGTACAAGATAACCGGCTTATTGGCCTGAACAAATCGCAGATACTAATTTCAAATAATCAATGTGGTGCTTTTGCAGGTATCTTCCTTCGTAGTTGTTTTCTCTGAGTTTCATATTGCTATGCATTTATTGATAAATAACCTGTAGTTGATAATACTTTAAACTCTACCACCCATACCCATGGGTTAGCCTCCCAGCTTTCAAGGCCATGAATAAGGTGCCACAATGTTTCAAACGAATGCACTGCATCGCTGGAATACATAGCTGGGTCATTCGGGCTATATAAGTCGCAATAAACTTTGTAATGTGTTGGCTTACTCCTCATGCGTTCCTCTGTCCATCTTTCTACACCTTCAGCCTTTGCATCTTCTTCGCTTATATCCTGCAGCCGTTCTGCCCGTACATTGGTTACTTCAAGCCAGATGCGGGCCGCTGCCTTTGGCATGTGGATTGGAGGTACTTTACAGTTTCCGGATCTGTAACAATAATCGGGCGGGCTATCCCATGAAGAGTTGTCGGCTATGTATGTAACTCCGTTTTCAAAATCTTGATCCATTGTCTCCCTCACCCAAAGCAGATCACCGGGATCACCAAATGGACATTCTTTGGCAATAGATTCTCCTTCATCTGTATCCCACTTATACGGCTTCCATGATTCTTTATAAATGATTTCCCAATTAAGTGGCGGATTTTTCATGTATGAAACTCCATTTTCGTCAGGTTGCGGCTTAATAACTCTCCTTGTCTGTGTCTTTCTCCCGGCAAGTATGGCCTGCACCATAGGAGTGCTGAATAGTATGGGTATTTGTTTTCTCATTTACTTTTACGTTTTATAGCGGCATTGAGTAAGTCAATTACTGATTTTCTGTTTTGGCCGCATTGTTCATACATTATTTCCTGCTGCAGTTCCTTTACTGTCATTTTAGGCTCTGCCAGGCGCAGGTGAGCTTTTATATCATCAATGCTTCCTTTATTTACCAGTTTTGCCATGATTGCTTTTTTAAAAATTAGCCCCGGTTACCTGTTGTTTTTGAACCAAAACCAAAACCCATTTTTATTTGATTAATAATGCAGGGCCGGGGCTAAAGAGATTATGAAATACAACACTTTTTAAACTTCTTTCCGCTGCCGCAGGGGCAAGGCTCATTTCTGCCTGGTTCTTTTTCTACTCGTATTGGATGTACAGGTCGATGGCCTTTTTTGAGTATATATGCACATTCACTTCTCAGTTTTTCTATACGGCCATCCTGTATAGATTTCTCCAGGTTATCCAGGGTAGTGCTGGCAATATATTTTACGTTGCCATTTTTATCATCAGCAATAATGGTTACTTCTTTTTTGCCTTTGTAGTTGCCATACCATTCTTTCAGGCTGGCAATATTGCTGAGCAGCTCTTGATTTGTAACTCCGATTACTTTGATAGTTGGTGTTTGCATGTTTACCTGCTTTTATGTTTATTCGGCATTACCACCATGTCTCAGGTTCCGAAGTCATTTAAGGGGTATATCTAGCCCAGATGTACCACTGTATCCGGATACAATGGATAATCTATGAGCTACAGCTGCATCAGGAGTTGATTGACTGTGGCTTACACAGCTATCAATAAGGTCTGCCTATACGACTTAGGTGTGCTGTTACGCCAAAGTAGTACTATCTTCAGGTAGCATAGTACACGAGCTGCTGAAGTCAGCTTTTCCGGGTGTTTCCCTACGCCTAAGCGAAAAGGTTACACTCTTTAGATGATGGCTGCTTCCAAGCCTACATTCCGGTCATATAGAATAGCCATATAGATCGCGGAAAAATTTGTTTAATCGGCAAATATTTATTGACTATCGATAAATCAGCTGTGTTGTACACATCAACTGAAATCCACACAACTGCAACAAAATCAACAAGTTATGCTGTTTATCCAGTCACATTAGTTGTCTCCGTGCTGATTTCGTATATCTTTAGTCATGGCCTCAACCATAGCCTCTACTGTAAACTTGCCTATATAGTCCATAATAGGCTTTAATGCCTGCATTTTGTCCTTTTCCTCAGACTTAGCGGCTATAGTACAGGCTGCAGCAGCACCGCCCATGAATAAAGTCTTGGCACTCATATCGTTAGGGTCATGTCCAGTTCTATTGCACATGTCCTGCCATTTTTCTTCTATTGTCATAAGTCTCGTTTTTACTGTTGGGTTTATACACAAGTTATTAACATTTTACATAAAGAGGCCCGAGTAGAAACCCAGGCCGTTTTTTGTCTGACTGTATCTATTATGAGAAATCGTTAATTGGCGACGAACTCTTCAAGCTCGTTCATCATCTCATCTACCGTCTGTTTAGCCTGTTCATGGGTCATGTCAGGCATTTGGTAGAAAAATATCTTGATTACCTGCACAGCTCCGAGGTAGAATGACGCTCGGCTGGCGGCTATTACAGGGTGTTTGCTGTCAGGGTCTTGGTTGTTTTCGTGGCAAAGCTCTTCCCATGCTTTTCGTATATGGTTCATACCAATAATTTGAGGAGTTAAGTCTGGATGTATGACGCAGTAGGCCGTAATGTCTTTGATAAGGACAGGCTAAAAGGATTGGGCAGGATTGCTCCCGCCCAATCGGCTATTTCTACGCACCGGCATTCTGCAACGGTGTTTCGGCCTTGGCCTCTGTAGTGGCTGGTTCTTCAGCCTCAACGGTGGCTGCCGGCACGGCAGTACCCTTGGTACCGTAGAACGCTGCAACGGCTGCGGCAGAGTTCTTCACGCCGAACTGTTCGGCAAGTTTCACCTTGTCGAAGAATTCACCTGCTGCCTCTACACCTGTGTCTACAAGGTTGATGTAGAAGTTACCGGTGCCTTCACCTTCCGGTGTACGGCTTTCATTCAGGCGGATTGCCACGTTGCGTGCAACGCCCAGCTGTCCGATACGGTTACGTGAATACAGGATTTTTGTACCTTCTTCACGGCCGTCGTAGACGCCGCCAACCTGCTCCAGCAATTCAGCGACTGCTGGGTCTTCTGCGTTTACAATTTGGAACGCGTAGCTGCCATTCTTGTTAGGCACGCTGCTCAAACGCTTGAGTTTGAGGTGTTTTACTTGTGTTTCCATGTTTGTGTTTTTGGAGTTTTAATTGTTATATAAAGCTAATGTGAAAACCCCGTTGTTGATAGGGACATATGGGCAAAACAGGCTTGTAAGTGCCTGTAATGCAAGTTGTTATGGGACAGCTATTGGCTCTTTAATGGTTTTAACCCGGAATCCATATGCTGACTCCTCAATACAGTTGATTATATCACGAGAGCTAAAGTTACGATACCAGCCAAATGGCCTTTTTCCTGTGATAGGATTATGGTTCATAACAATGACTACGCAGTTTTCTCTCAATGTCTTATCCCTTCCAGCTGTTAATCTTGAAGGGAATTTAGTAAATGGTGATGCTAATATCTCCAATACTCTTTCAGTAAATGTGGAATTTTTCATAACGATGAATGACAGGTTTAGGTTAAATAGCACACAAGGTTGTCAGTCTTGTGTGCTATGACAGTCAGTCGCTTGCCCTTACTGGAGCGCTTGGAGCTAAGACTGTCGAACTGAGTATGGAGTTGTTGATAGGGAAATACAGGTGATGTAAACATCCAGCCTACCGTAGTAGACTGGATGTCAATGTCTTATGCGTCGGCTTTTACACCATGTTGTAGCCCTACAAGCGACAGCAGCCTGTCAAGTGAGCCTTCGAGCTCATTCTTACGCTGGTGGAACTCAACCCTCTCCCTTATATCGGCCAACAGGTCAAGGAAATGGTGCACTGACATGAGAGATGACCGCCCATTAATAATGGTTTCATTGAGCTGTTCGATGTGGCAGTCTACGATGACCGTATTGTCTCTGGCGTCTTTTATGACAACCCAGTTACGATTAGGGTCTACCATAACACCAACCTCAATGTTGTAGTTGTCGTCCTTGCCACGCCGGCCATTTACATACCGTGTGAACTTGTCCATTTGACGGGTTTTCGACCATGGTGTGAACATCAAGGCTACTAACCATAGTAACCTCAACTTAAGCATGAATGTTTTCATGTTGCATTTGGTTTAGATATGAAACAATATATTGTCGAAATTATTTGACCTGTTATTGATAAGGACATACAACTGAAATCAACCTCTAGCAAAGAGGGGGTACCCCGCTTGGTAAGATTAATGGGGGGTTGTTGGATGGGGGACCCACCTCCTCGCAATATACGGGTAAGATTTTCAGTAGGGCATATATACCGTCCGGAACCCCTAATATTCTGGCCGGACGGACACTTTTATTTGGTTCTTTGATCTCCGGTTCTTACCTTTACATTATGAAGTCATATACTCAGCTCCTGGAGCAAATACGTCAGTTATTCCCTTATGCGACGGATGTTCGTATTGAGGTTGACACTACTACGGCCGACATGGACAATCTGCCGCTGGACACTGGTACTAGTTTTGTCAAGGTAACCACCCCAGTTCAGGATAAGGTTACTATAACCACCCCTTATGGGTCTATAAACATCAGGAACAATGGACGCAGCGCAATATTTCATAGCATTTGACGACCTTAGCCCTGGGCTGGAGGTCCTGATCTGGATGTTTGCCGTCTTGGCGACCATCACAATAATCTTTTTATATGTATACTACAAAGCAAGAAAATGACTATTTTGTGCCGGCCCTAGAAGATATCCGGGTAGGCTATGAGTGTGAAATGACCTTACCGACAAAAGATTGGTGGACTCATGATACTTGGACAAAGTGTGTCCTGGAAGATAAAGCTTGTATATGGAATTCGGAAATATCTGAATTAGATGGGGCAATAGATAAAATACCCCTTAACCAGATACGAGTCCCTTATCTAACTAAGGAACAAATAGAGAAAGAAGATTGGACTGTAGAAACTGACGAGGGTAACGGTGTCATAGATTTCAAAAAAGACCAGTATAAATACTTGTCGTGGAACTATGTTTTGAAAACTATTGAAATAAATAACGGAGTTACCACCACTAGGTTTGGTAATCACCTCTTTAGAGGGGAGTGTAAAGATATAAACACATTTAGATACATATGCAAACTACTACGACTATAATCTGCCCAAAGACCTGTAAACCATGCCAGGAAAGTGGTTGTACAGGAAATAACTGCAGGCTGGAAAAACCTTCATTTCCTAACTATGGTTGGATTTGTCCGATATGCGGGAGAGGACTGTCTCCTTATGCGACATCCTGTGGCTGTAAAGACCCGCAGTGGACGGTAACCTGCACCAACAAAATAACATGATGAACACTGACCTGATGTTTAGCAGCAAAACTGAGATGTGGGCTACACCTCAGCGGTTTTTCGACGAACTACAGTTAAAGTATAACTTCTCCCTAGACGTATGCGCCGTAGCAGAAAATGCAAAGTGCAAAAAGTTTTTTACCCCGGAACAGGACGGACTTAAACAAACCTGGGAAGGTAGCTGTTGGATGAACCCTCCTTATGGAAGGGAAATCGGCCGCTGGGTAAAAAAGGCATATCAACAGGCAGTAGAAGAAGGTAATTGCACCGTAGTGGCATTGTTGCCGGCCAGGACCGATACCCGGTGGTTTCATGACTACATCTACAATAAAGAACATGTTGAAATACAGTTTATTAAAGGTCGCTTAAAATTTGGAGACGGACTCAACTCGGCGCCGTTCCCGTCAATGCTCGTCCTGTTTAAAATAAATTTGGAAACGCTGGCGTAAGGTCGTATCTTCGCCTCGATGAAAAAGTACATAACCATTGAAAGGGTCTTGCTGCTGTTGCTGCTGGGCCTTTTTATATTCAGAGAAGTCAAACATGACAAACAGTACAAAGAGCTGTCGCTAAGAAATGCACAGCTTGACACACTGACCAATAAGCTAGGTCAGCAGGTGATCGTGTCACAGACAGAACTGACACAGTCTCAAGAGGCTTTGAGAGCCGCTACAGACTCTTTCTTTAACCTGCGCCGGCAGGATGAGAAGAGGATAAAAGATATTATAGCCTTCTACAAAGGCACTACTAACACGGTAATACGTGAAGTACTGGTGCCGTACGTGGACAAAGAACAGATGAAAGAATGGGAGGATTCTGTCCGCCAGAACTGCTCAAAGGTCATCGACTACTATGAGGCTAATACGGTTACCGTCCCCCGTTCTGCCAAAGACAGTTCCGAACATTACGATGCTTCATTCACAGTAACCATGAACGGAGTAAAGATAGACTCACTATCAGTTCCGGACTCTCAGTACCTTAGGTTCGTTACCCTAAAAGGAGGGTTCCTGAAAAAAGATCAACAAGGTAAAAGACGGCTCTTCCTTAAAAAGAGCCTACAGGTACAGGTTATACATACCAATCCGCTGGTCCAGGTCACAGGTCAGACATCAGCGGTCTATGAACCACCTAAAAAGGGAAACTTCCTGTTCAAGGCCGGTCTGATCGCGCTCGGGATGTTTCTGGGAACAAAGCTATGACAGCCATACCCGGTGATATTGTCGTAGACAATGGCATCCATTTTTTCGTATATTTCGAAGAAAATGATACCTTATATTGTAAGCCGATGTCAAATCATGACCTTTTCGGCTACTTTGACGGAGAATATTTTTTGATAACCCATAAAAACTATAGCATTGTCACCCCAGTCTTTTGATGAAACCCAGGACCATCTTATCTTTCCCGATAAATGGTATTATATTAACGGCAGTTTTATGCCAGGAACCGAATACATTAACTTATTAAAACTCAATGAACTATACACTGAAAGGGCACAAGTCATCCTTTGGGGACGAACAGGACGCCCTGATATACCCGGACAGGGAATACGTGACCGATTTATTGATAAACAATAAATTTATGGTGATGACCGGTGAAGAAGTACTCAACCACCGGTACCCTATAGAATCATATTCATTTTTAATCGTAAATTTAGCAGAAGATGAAAACAGAAGACTTACTTAAATTTTCAGAACCGGTTGACTACACAGAACCGAAGAAGGGACTTTGGCAAACCCTTAACGAACCTAACAGGGTCATGTATACTATTGGCTCATTTAACCTAAAAATGTTTGAAGATGCTGTCTCTGAGCTCTATTTTGGAAAAACTACAAGCTGGACGTGTGTATCATATCCGGATGGCGGACCAGTCGATGAGTCTGAGCAAAGCTCACCTGGTCAAGGAGATACACAGGTTATCGGAAACGATGAGCCCCGACCAGATACTGAGGATGATCGTGTACTATGACGACGACCTCAACTTAATAAATTTGGCCGATTCATGAAAATTGGCTAAATTCTGTTATAAAACTTAGCAGGTTGTAAGTAATCTGCACAAATACTATGGCAACAAAATTCTATGCCCGGGAAGGTGTCGTTTTCAAAGGTAAAAGCGACAATCCCCCAAAAAGCGGCTTCGACCTCGAAAGACTGCTTAAGTTCCAACTCTCCGTTCTTAACGTTCCTTTTAACGACGACTGCTGCACAGATTCTACACATCTGCCGTTAGCCTTCAATTCTGAAACTAGTGAACTGGTATCTTACGATCCTGCTACAGACACATGGGTTATCGCCGATATAATAGATTCTATCAGAACGATCGTCAAAGACCAGATTGAAGAGGATGGACTTCAAGGTAACGGCAATATGATCGCTACCTTTATTCCGCCAGCTGAGCAGGATGACATAGCAGCTGGTGTCGGTGGAGCAATCTCCGTGGCAAACTACCTCACCACTATCAACACTGATGCTGGTGGAGATGCGTTTACTCTGGCCGATGGCGATCAAATCGGACAGCTTAAAAAAATCCTGTTAGTGGTTGACGGTGGCGGAAACGCGGTAATTACCGTAGATAACGGACCGACAATCACCATGGGCGATGCCGGTGACTATGTAGTCCTCATATGGGATGGCGTCGACTGGATTGTAATCGAAAATTCAGGTTGTAGCTTATCGTAATGATTAAACAGTCGCTACTTGAACTAGCTACGCCGCTAGATGCTTTTGTGAGGAATATTGGACCGTGTACGGTCCTGTTCCTTATTCTGGCAACACCTTCTCCCAAGTTTATCGTCCGGGTATCCTGTAAAGGAGATCTCCGGACGGTAGATATGGAGGATATCAAAGTTTATGGCGACCCCGCAACCGGTGAAGCCTTAATACCAGAAATTCCGAAAGATTGGATAAAGAATGACCGAGATTGAACAGATACGAGAACTCAGCCGATTTTATCAGGTTCCTGTCCGTTTTGTTAAGGAAAAGGAACGGGCTGGTTATTTTGACCTAAGAGGTATGGTAATTTACATTGCCAAAGACTATCACGATCCTGTATCTGTATTTTTTCATGAACTTGGTCATTTGTATTGTGTGATTAACGGCCTGTGGGGGTTCTATCACAGACCTCTGCGCCGTAGTAAGAATGGAGTCCTTTTCTGCACTAAATCTCATGCCAGGGCTGTTTTGAGAACCGGCTACAGAGCTGAGAAATGGGTTGATAAATGGGCTAAGGAAGAAATGAGTATGTGGTTTCCTGACAAACGTTATCCAAACTCCTACAGTCATCCGGCTGCCAGGGTTTGGCTTTACAAAAATCATCTTATCACCTACAGTAATTATTTATGAAAATCGAAAATGTTCTTCCTTATGCAATTGCCGCAATTTTGCCAGTTATCACCTGGTTTATGGGCCGAAAAAAGGAACGTGCCAATCTTGAGAGTCAGGAGTTAATGAACTTCGAAAAGGCCGTAAGTATCTGGAAAACTCTGGCCAGTGACATGGAGCAAGAAATGTTAAAGTGGAAAAGGATCAGCGAGCAACTCAAGGAGGAGCTCGAAAAGTTAAAGGGTGAGGTAGAGACCCTTCGCGAAGAGAACACTAAGATGATCCACGAACTAGAACGACTTACAAAACTTTTAAATAAACGAGCAAAAAATGCTGACTGATCAACAAATAATCGCAAAATACGGTAAACCTGGCGACGAAGACAACTTTGTAGTCATTCCTTTACCCTATCCTATGGTTCTGGCCTATCCCCCGTATTCTACAGTTACGAAGATGCGCTGTCATAAACTACTTGCGCCTACATTTACAGCTGTCTTCAACGAAATACTGGCAGCATACGGTCTGGAGAAGATTAAAGAACTGGACATAGACAAGTTCGCCGGCTGCGTAGCTGTAAGGCTGCAGCGCGGATCAAAGAACAAATGGAGCCGTCACTCCTGGGGTATCGCCATCGACCTGAGCCCGGCTAAGAACGGTCTGAAGACTAAATGGCCACAATCTCAGTTTGCAAAGCCGGAATATGCAAAGCTGCATCAGATATTCGAAAAATATGACTTCATCAACTACGGCAAGGTCCGGGGATTCGACGCTATGCACTTCGAAATCAACAAGTAAACCCCCCATATATGAAAAAGAAAGGTAAAAAGGGCGGCTGCAAATAAGCTGCCGGGTCCGGGAAACCGGACCTTTTTTTGTATATTGTAATATGAAATATACCGAACGATTCTTTAAGTTTCCGATAAGGCTATACCTGACAAAGGATGTCCAGGAAAGATATGAGCTGGAAGAAAAGCTCAATATCGAACTGAGCAGTGACGATGACGACCTTGACTATGTCATAGGTTGGGAACATGTTGACCCAGACGAGATATTTGGATACGGCTCAGTGTTTTCAAGGAATCTCACTCTTGAAGAGGTAAAAGAAAAGGGGTTTGACTGCACGATAGTCTACCTGAGAAATGGCAAGGAGATAGCCAGTTCGTGGTCTCCAAAGAAGTTTGCTGAGAAACTTGACTCCTTCTACGAACAATACGAAGACTTCCGCCGCAAGGAAATGCAGGACCGGATAGAAGAGATGGTCGACCCGCCAAAAAGGAAGAATTTCTTCCAGCGCCTGTTCAACTTATAACTCTTTAATAGTTAATATTAAATTTGGAAATCTTTAAAGTTTGTCATAGATTATACTATGGCAGACGTAAAAAACAATATAAAAAAGTTACAGCCCGAAGACCGGGCTAAGCTTGTAAAGAACCTTGAGCAAAACCTCGAATTACTGAATCTTCAGGCGATGGTCGCCGAGTCCCGGGCCCGTATCAAGAAGGCTAACCTGGAAGAGATCATCTACGCGGTGAAGATAGAGGAATTGAAGAACCCTCCAAAACCCCAAACTGATGGAAAAAGTTAAACTTGTCCAGCAACGGGTGAGGTTTTCTTCTTTAGATCAGATAGTAAAGCTCCAGTTCATCATCTACTGTTATATAAAGAACATACATCTCACGCCGGGCGACTATAATCTGCTCACGCACATCGCCATGTACGGCTACGACCGTAAAGGGACACCCGAAGAACTGGTAAAACAGAAGAAATTCTTGCATAAACAGTCAGTTCGCAACAGTCGGAACAAGCTTTTAAAGCAAGGATTGCTGGTTTTAGTCGATAAAAACCGGTGTACTATCGATCCTGCGCTAAAAATAGAGAGTTTTGGGCCGATTATGATTGATTTTAAAGCTATTTCTTCATGAAAGTGCTAAAAAAGGCGGATTTATTGCCAGAAGTAGCCAAGGAACTCGGAATAGATCCGAAAATTGTCGAGTTAATCGTCAATGCATACTGGAAAGAGGTCATAACGGCGGTCAGAGAGCTTAGACACCTCAATATTTTCATAGCGGAGATAGGTGATCTGCGAATAGCCAGGACAAAATTGGACGGTGTCGAGTCCCGGATGGAAGAATATCTTAAAAAACATCCTCCGGAAAGCCCTCAGCACCAGACAGTGGCCAAAAAACTTGAAGGTATACGGCGTCTAAAGCTGATTAGGCAGACAGAGTACGACAAAAGGGAAGATGTACGTGAAAAACGAAAAGAGTATGAAAAAACTTCAAAAAATATGGGCGAAGAAGTGGAAGATCCTGGAAGGGGTCTGGTATAACCACATCGTCTTCACCTTTAATAAGAAGCATTGGGCTTTTAAAAAAGTTGATGAGCGCCGTCAGATATGTGCAGGTTGCCCTTTTCTTGACGCGGACGGAAGTTCAGAGAATACTGTTATAAAAGGGAAACCCGCCTGCGGTATCTGCGGATGTAATATTAAAGAGTTGACAGCTTGCCTGTCCTGTAACTGTTCGGCTGACCAGCCTTATTGGACGGCTATCAACATAAAAGATGACTATAAGATAGAAGCGGCTATCGACATAAAAGATAAGCAAAATGGTTAAGTTCATAGAAGATACACATCAATACCTTTCTCTGGAGGACCAGAGCCCCTGGGTATCTGTTACTCAGCTCATACACAAGTATGAACCTAAGAAGAACTGGGACCAGATAGCGGCCAGGTATGCAAAGAAGCATAACCTGAACGTTGCCGATGTAAAAGCTAAATGGCGCCGGGAAAATGAAATCTCCGTGGAAAGAGGTGTTAAGTTCCATAAACAGCGCGAACAGGACCTTCTGTCCTGTGAGACTATTGACGAGACCGGCACCGCTCTTAAAATATTCAGGCCGATAATCGACGAGAAAGGTGACAAAATAGCACCTTCCCAGAAGCTGGAAGACGGTATCTACCCAGAACTGCTGGTCTTATTGAACTCTGCCAGAATCTGTGGTCAGGCTGACTACGTGTGGATACACGATAACAAGGTGAATATACGCGACTACAAGACCAATAAAGAGATAAAGAAGAACGCTTTTGTCAACTGGGAAGGTATCGAAGAGAAGATGGTAGACCCTATAGGGTCAATACCTAACTGTAACTATTGGCACTATGCCCTGCAGCTTAATATTTACGCGTATATTATCCGTAAAAACAACCCTCGGCTGAAGCTTGGTGACCTGGAACTTCTGCATGTAAAGTTTGACGAGAACGAAGAAGTTTGCGGAATGGACAAGTACCTGCTCCCGGACCTGCAGAGCGAAGTATTCAAACTGATTACTCATTATAAAAACGCAAGATAATGGACATTTTGTACAATCGAATCTTCTGGTGTGAGATGGTAGACCCCAATGATCCCGATAACCGGTTCAGAATATTTGGTGACCGCGAAGGTGACAAGATTTATGTAGAGAAGAACAACAACATAATAGAACTAGATAAGGTGCAACAGGCTCAGCTGGCATCTTTTATCATTCAAAAAATAACAAATGACCTTAAGGAACAATCAAAAATCGCAAGAGATGTTAAAACAAACCTACAATGACGACGAATTCCGGGTAAAGACCACAGAACTGGGCTTTACAATGACCCTGACGTTTGACCGCTGGGGTGGAATGCGCATTACAAAACAGAATGTAAGTGACTACGGAACGAAAAAATACCAGGAAATATACCTGCCACGCGACGCTATGTTCGACCTGGCCAATAAAATAATCAAAAACGAGTGTGGAAAATGATCCCTCAAATTTTTGACATACAGAACGGGCAGCTCATCATAAACGAACACGTTCTGGCAATACCAGAACTTAAAGCTGTCTACGAAGCCTACGAAGACCCTAAACCGGCTCTGTTATTCCTTCGTCATCTATGTGACCCATATGGTCCATATAACCAGATAGAAGAAGAGATTAAAGAAGAAGCTATCTTCAACGACTTCCCTGGAGACTATTCGCCGGAAGATGAGGTGATGATGGCCGCCAGAAAGAAGCTGGAAACCTTTTACATGTCAGAAACCTACAAGTTCTACCTTGACAACAAGGTTCTTCTGGAGACGCTTGGTCGATTTGCCAGAAGTGCCCAGGTTCAGCAAGGTCGGGATGGTAACTATACACAGATACTTTCACAGCTAAGTAATGTAGGTAAGATGATGGCTTCATTCGAATCGTTGAAAGAACAGGCTAAGAAGGAGCTTGAGCGGTCCCGGGTTCGGGGAGGAGCTTTCCAGGCCTATGATCAAAATGAAGAATAATGGTCTATAAGTTCCCAATATCAATCCCTACCTATTCTTCTGAAACTGACAGTTGGTCGTATACTACATTTGACACCTTAGCAGAGTTTCGTGAGTTTGCCGATAAGCTTTTTAAGGAACCTGGTAAGTACCGGTTCAATGAAACGTCAAGGATGTTTAACGAACAGGCAAGACTGTTCAGACAGAACAAAACTTACTGTTCGGCGCCATTTAAAAGCAAGGACTTTATAAAATACTGGGATCACGAAAAGGAAAAGTGTACGAAAGGCGCTATTTATACTGACGGCAGAAGGACTTGGTATCTGACCAGGGACTATTATATGTGGCTGAACTTTCTGCCTATCTACGATAAGGAGGAAGGTTCTTTTGGCTTTGCAAAAATACGTGACGCACAGTATCATATGGCCCTCTACGAACTGAGGGCCGAGTTGCATTTTAAACACTGCCCTATCTTAAAGAAAAGGCAGATTGCCAGTTCCTATTTTCACATGGCCAAATTACTGAATGCTTTCTGGTTTGAGAACGGAGCTGTCCTTAAAATGGGTGCTTCCCGTGAAGACTATATAAACCTGAAAGGTTCATGGAGATTTCTTACTGAATACCGTGACTTTCTTAATAAGTATACTGCCTGGTACCGGGCTTGTACTCCCGACAAGGTGCTAAACTGGCAACAGAGGATAGAGGTGACAACACCGGATGGTCGTAAGGCCTACCAGGGTAATAAGTCACTATTTACCGGAACCTCTTTTGAAAAAGACCCTTCCGCTGGGGTGGGAGGTCCATGTCTGTTGAAAGGATCTCTTGTTATTATGTCAGACGGGTCTTACAAACCTGTGGAAGACATAAAGATTGGAGATTTCGTATGTGGAGCAGACGGTTTGCCCAAAAGAGTTCATAAACTGTATAGTGGCGAATCACTAATGTACAAAGTTGAGCAAACCCGAGGTATGACTTACTACACTACAGGGAATCATATATTGTATTTATGGGATTCATACAACAACTCTTACAAAAAGATAAAAACCAAAGATTTTAATCTCTTATCAAAGAACCAAAAAGAGGTTATCCTAAAAGGTAAAAAATTTAAAGGTCTTGAAGGTTTTGAAAAAAATCTACCGGTAGATCCTTATTACCTGGGTTTGTATTTAGGGGACGGTTGTAAATACGATTTTACGATATTGGTGAATAGGACAAAAGATGTAGAAGTTTGGGATTATATTCACAAATTGTCCTCAAGAGAAGGTCATACCTTGAAACTTAAAAACAAAAATTTATATAGAAACGATTACAACGATGATATGTGGGAGCTAAGCCTTGGTGTAGGTAAGGTCAGGAGACCTGATGTTTTGAAGACAAGTTATGTGTCAAAATTGAGAAAATTAGGATTATCAAATAAGCACATTCCACCGGAATACTTTTCTAGCTCTAGGTCGCAACGTCTCCAGCTTTTGGCCGGGATTCTCGATACTGATGGTTACTGGAACTCTAAAAAATATAGATACGAAATCTCTATAAAGGACGATAGGTTGGCGTCAGATATCACAAGACTGTGTGTTCAATTAGGATTAAATACACAAGTGTGCAAGATTACCAATAACGGTGAGAAATCTACAGTTTATAATAAACCCCATTTCACCAATAGAATACATATCACAGGACCGGTTTTGAACATTCCTTGCAAGATAAACCGGAAAAAACCTACAAAAGAATCTCCAATAGCGTGTAGGAACACCAGTACTTTGACAGTCTCTGAGGATGAGATAAAAGAGTATTATGGTTTTGAATGTGAAGATAATCTGTTTGTTCTTGAAGACGGGACTATTACTCATAATTGTACCTATTTCTTTCATGAAGAAGGTGGTATTGCGCCAAAAGCAGATAAGACATTCTTCTTTATGAAGCCGGCAATGCAATCCGGTATGATAACGACAGGTGTGTTCATCATAGCAGGTTCTGTGGGTGAACTTGATAAATGTGAACCACTTAAAGAGATGATAATGCGTCCAGGTTCTGACTTTATGTCAGTTACCCATAATATGATGGACGAGAACTGGACAGAAGGGACGACAGGACTGTTTATACCGGAACAGTGGAGTATGCCACCGTATATTGACGAGTTCGGCAACTCGCTCGTAGAAGAAGCTCTTCAGGCAATATTTGAACAGAGAAAGATATGGAAGAAAGAATATAGCCCTGAGAAGTATCAGTATGAGGTGTCCCAGCACCCGATAAACATTAAAGAAGCGTTTGACTTCCGGACAGAGTCTGTATTTCCTATTCACCTGGTTCAAAAACAAATAGCGGCAATAGATAACAAGGAAATCTTTCTTGAATACCTTGACATCTACCGTGACGAGCACGGTATGCCGAAGTTCAAGGAAAGTCGCAGACAACCTCTGTCGTTTCCTGTAGATAAGAAACTTGAAGATAAAAGAGGTTGTATTATAGTTCATGAAAGACCGCCTGAAAATCCTGAGTGGGGTCTTTTCTATGCTTCTATTGACCCGGTAGGAGAAGGAAAAACAACTACCAGCGAATCTCTTTTCTGCATACAAATATACAAAGCTCCATTACAGAAGACGGTAGTTTCTTCAGAAGGTACAAAGTCTATCATAGAAGGAGATAAGTTAGTAGCCAGCTGGACAGGAAGGTTCGATGATATCAACGACACCCATGAAACAGCGCTGCTTTTATTAGAAATATACAACGCCTGGGCACTGGTCGAATCGAACGTATCTCTGTTTATCCAGTATATGATTCTGAAAAACAAGCAGAAATACCTTGTGCCAAGAGACAGGATTGTCTTCTTACAGGAGATGAAGTCTAATCAAACGGTATACAGCCCGTATGGCTGGAAGAATACCGGAACCATATTTACAAACCACCTGCTTTCTTATTCTGTAGAATTCTGTAAAGAAGTCATAAACCAGGACTTCCTGCCAGACGGTTCAGCTATAAAAACCTACTACGGCGTAGAAAGGATTCATGACAGGTGGCTACTGGAAGAAATGTTGAAATATAGAGAAGGGGTGAACGTTGACCGGCTTGTAGCCTTCTCTGCCCTAGTGGCATTCAGGACACTGCTCCTGGCAAACCAGGGTTATAAGAAGACCATTGAATATAAGGAAAATTTCAAAGAGTCCAAAAAAATGTATAACTTATCTACGTCCCCGTTCACTAATGTAGGTAAGCGCCGGGCTCGTAACCCCTTTAAAAACATCAGATAATGCAATTAGTATCAGCCTTTCAGCTAATGCAAGGTTTTAAAATGGACCAGAGGTTCTCCTGGGGTTCTCCAACAACTGCCCTTGTGCAACCTTTGCAAATGCTTCCTTATGACAAGAAAACCGACGAATGGCGAGCCTGGAACATGGACTGGTTGGAACTTAGGGGTCTTGAGCAGATTCGGATGAAGTATAAGTCGTTGACTAAGAACTACAACCTGGCCAACGGCATCATTGACAAGACTGACTATATTATCGAGGAAGATAACGAAAATAAAGACCTTATTGACGCCCTTACCCGGGATTCTGACCCGGCTGGCATGACTGAGCTGCAGTTCTTCCCTATTATCCCCAATGTAGTAGACCTGCTTGTAGGAGAGTTCATGAAAAGAAATAACCGCGTAATCCCCTATGCGGTAGACGAACTCAGTCAAAACGAGAAACTTACCAAGAAGAAAGAACTGGTTGAACAAGTACTGATACAGCAAGCTCAGGTAGAGGTTATGCAAAACCTCATAGAAATGGGTGTAGAACTTGACAGTGAGGAGGCGATGCAACAACTGGCACCGGAAAGTATCAAAACACTGCCGGATGTAGAGAGGTTCATGAGAAAGAGCTATCGTTCTACCATAGAGCAATGGGCATCCCACCAAATCAATGCAGACCGTCTCCGGTTCCGTATGGATGAGCTTGAAGCTAGAGGTTTCAGGGATTCTTTGATTACAGACCAGGAATTCTGGGAAATAGTCCTTCTGGAAGATGACTATATGCCGAGATTGCTGGACCCAAGGACGGTGTTCGTCCATAAGTCTCCTGGTAAGAGATATGTATCCGAAGGAAACTTTGCCGGCTACATCGAACTGATGACTCTGGCCGATGTAATAGATATCCATGGATGGAAGATGAGCGAGCAGGAAATACGTTCTTTGGAAAGTATATACCCTTCTACCAACTCCAACTTCCTTTTGAACCAACCTAATGACGGTTCTTACTACGATCCTACCAAGAGCTACGAAGAGAACGTAAAAACTGGCTCACTGCAGTTCAAGCAGCTGATGGCTTTTGAAGATGCATTCGGTCCAAAGAGAGGTTCAACTACCTTATTTGATTTCTTGCTTGAGGGCGAAAACAATACTCTTGCCAATCGTGACCTGTTCAGGGTCACTACTGCTTATTGGAAGAGTCAGAAAAGAGTAGGTCACCTTACCAAGATTGACGAGACCGGTGAACTGATACAATCGATTGTATCTGAAGACTTTGAAGTTACTGAAAAACCCTTATACGATAATACCTTCTTTAAAGAAAAGACCAAAGACACCCTGGTATTCGGAGAGCATATCGACTGGATATGGATAAACGAAACCTGGGGTGGCATAAAAATCGGAAGGAATTCTCCAACGTCCCTGGTTCAGGGAACAAGAACCGACCCAGATCCAATCTATCTGGGAATAGGTGACAAGAAAAGACCTGACAGACTACCATTCCAGTTCAAAAGCGGCAGGTCCCTGTATGGAGCGCCTTTACCAATAGAAGGGGTTATCTCTTCTGACCGGAGTTCAATGTCTATGCCCATGGTAAGCCGGATGAAACCTTTCCAGGTCAGCTTCAACATGGTCAACAACCAGATATCTGATATCTTGATTGATGAACTGGGTACGGTAATCGTAATAGACCAGAACATGCTGCCGCAGCATTCACTGGGAGAAAGTTGGGGTAAGAATAACCTGGCCAAGGCATATGTGGCCATGAAGAACTTCCAGATATTGCCTCTTGACACATCGCTTACAAATACCGAGGCCCCTACTCACTTTAACAATCTTACAAAGCTGGACGCCTCTCAGACAGAGAGACTTCTTGGAAAAGTCCAGTTGGCGGAATACTTTAAGAACCAGGCACTGGCTACTATTGGTATTACCGTAGAAAGAATGGGTACGGTAAACTCTCAGCAGACAGCTACCGGTACTCAAACGGCCGTCAACAACTCATATGCTCAAACTGAAAAGTATTTTACACAACACTCTGATTATCTGATGCCTAGAGTATGGGAACTCATGTTAAGTGCCTCCCAGTACTATAGTTCTACAGGTAAACAGTCCATAACCTTGTCATATCGTAACGAACGTGACGAGGAAGTTATCTGGGAACTTCCAGATACGGCCGATATCTTCCCTAGAGATATTGATGTCCATTGCACAACAAGCTTTGAACGTAAGGAACTTAAAAGGAAACTCGAGCAATTGGCTATTGAAAACAATACTACCGGCGCCTCTATCTACGACCTTGGCAGAATCTTCACTTTAGACACTCCTACAGAGATACTCGAAGCTCTCCAGGAAAGCGAAATGAAGATGTTAAAGCAAAAAGAACAAGACGCTAAGTATCAACAAGAGCTTCAGGAACAAATGCTTGCTGCTCAGGCTGAAAAAGATATGCGCGATAAGGCTTTTGAAGCTGAAGAGAATGAAAAAGACCGTCGTGCCAAGATACTCAGCGACCAGATACGTGCTGCAGGATACCCTGATACCAGCGACAATGGTCAGGATGAGTACCTGAGCCGGCTCGAAATGATTCAAAGTCAGCGGGAATACCAGGATACCATGGACCTGAAGAGGGAACAGGAGTCTCAGAAGACTGAATTGGCCAGAGAACAGATGAATCTGAAGCGGGAGGAACTCCTGACAAAGAAAGAAATCTCTGATAACCAGCTGAGAATAGCCCGGGAAAACCAGACTAAGGCTGAAATCGAAAAGAGAAAGAAGGCAAAGGAAGCGAAAAAAAAGAAATAAAAGAAATGTAGAGGTGGCATTTTAGCCATATACTACAGAAAAATTATATAGAGTAAATTGAAAATGTTGTTTTTCAACAACTTAGTCCTATATTATTAATGAAGAATAAAATCAAACCATTATGTCAGAAAATACTATGTCTACAGCTGTCAAAGAAGTAACCTTTGACGCGGTTATCGCAGAGTTCGAAAAGACTGACGATCAACCAACAATAACACCAAAGTTCGTACCTAAAGAGGACGAAAACCATCAAATTCTTAATCAACCTGTAAAAAAGGAAGAAGAGAAGAAGGAGGTGGAAGAAGTTGACCCTAAAAAAACAGTGGTCGAAAAGAAGGAAGAAGTCAAAGATGTTACATCGGTCTTAGATAAGACCGGTGAAGAAGAGGAAGAAGAGGACGACAAAAAGGATAATACGCCAGCTAACATGGCTTCTATCCTGGAAGATCTTACAAAAGAAGACATCATATTTCCATTTGCTGAGGACAAACCTTTGTCAGAGTATAGTGTGGAGGATGTCAAAGAGTTGCTCAAAGCTAATATCGAATATCATAAGAAGGAGGCTTTGAACACAGAAATAAACGAGTTCTTTGAATCGTTGCCGACTGAAATCCAATATGCTGCAAAGTATGTGGCAGATGGTGGAACAGACTTGAAAGGTTTGTTCAAGGCCCTGGCTGCGACTGAAGAGATCAGAACCTTGGACGTAAAACAAGTAAAGGACCGAGAGTCAATCATCCGGGAATACTACCGGGCCATTGACTGGGGTACTGAATCTGAAATCGAAGAAGAAGTAGAAAGGGTTAAAGAGTTGGGAGAGAGTGAGTTAGAGAAACTTGCTAATAAGTACAAGCCGAAGTTGGAAAAGATGCACGAAGAAGTGATAAAACAACAACTTGACCGGCAGTCTAAAGCAAGGCAAAGGCAAGAGCAGGAAATGAACGATTACCTGGAAAATGCCAACGACACCATAATCTCCGGCAAACTCGGTGATATTCAGCTGGATAAAAAGACCCAGGCTGCATTATGGGCAGGGTTAACTCAGCCGAACTATCAGACAAGGCGTGGCGCGGCAACGAACGAACTTGGTCACTTGCTTGAAAAATACCAGTATACAGAACCCAATTTTGAGCTGGTTTACAAAGCATTATGGCTTCTGAGAGATGAGAAAGGCTTCGAAGAGGCAATGGCCAAGAAACTAAAAAATGAGGTAGTATCCCAGACCGTCCGTGTTCTAAAAACCGAACAGGGCAAGAAGGCAGCTACCGGCGAATCAGAAAAAGAAAAAGCTCCGGCAAAGAAACAAAAAGTGATTCCAAGACAGACGCCGTCTTTTCTTTCTGGACTAAAAGGTTAAATTAAAACAACAATAAAATGTCAAACACCCCAGTACTAAACAACGGTCTGTTTGTACGTGATACATCCTTTAAGGTTGAAAGTCACGTAGACAGCTACCACTTGCTTAACTTGGTTAAGCAGGAACAACCCACCGACCTTGGTGTGGTTGACCTTTGGGCCATGACCCAAAAGGTAGAAGCTCCGCTTTATCAGCTGGCTTCTTTTAAAGGTAGGAACGTTATTTCTGTAGACGACCCTAAAGGTCAGTACAAATGGCGTATTCCGACTGCACAGGATCTCACTATTATCGTAGAGGACATCTCTGATGTAGACAAACCTGGTATTGACGGAACAACTTTCCGTATCAAAACCAATCGCCGGTCTTTCGGCTACGGCTCAGTTCTCGGCTTCTCTAAGTATGCCGGTCCCGAGCTTTACGTAGTTCCTGAAGATGTTGCGAAAATTGAACCTCATGGTGACGGTTGGGCTTATACAGTTCAGCTTGTCAACAATGACAACTTCAGATTCATCGACAAGAAGTATCTGAAGAACGGAACAAAAATCTTCCGTAAAACGTCAGTAAGAGGTGAGCACGGTCGTAGCTACGATGACCTGGGTGTTCTTAGCTCAGGATATCGTGAGTACTACAACTACGTTGGTGGTGCTGAAGCTCACTCTCACTACTCAGTTTCCAGCAGAGCCGCTCTTATTGAAAAGAATGGAGTTACTGCAAATGGTGGTCTTAAAGTGACTGAAATTTGGAGAAGCTTTGATCCAGGTCTGGACCCAACAATTACCACTCTTGACGGTATGGTAAATAAGATGGGTGAAGACTACGTAAGGCGTTCTATGAGCAACGGTACCTTGTTAAGAGGTTGGTTGCCGGCAATGGAAGCTGCTCACGTAAGTAAGATTGCAAGGGATATCGAAACCTACCTCATGTGGGGTACTGGTGGCCGTATCCGTGAAAACGCAGATGACGTTCGTTTGAGTGTAGGTCTGTGGCATCAGCTTGACAGTTCTTACCGCAGGGTTTACAACAAGGCTCAGTTTAACCTGGACTTGTTCCGTAGCGAGTTGTTCAACTTCTTTAATGGTAAAGAGAACTTTGTAGGTCCTGATCCTAAGAGAAGTATTGTAGTTCAAACCGGTCTTGCCGGTATGAAACTGGCAACAGAAGCTATTGCAAAATACGCTTTCGCTCACGGATTTACAGTTAACGCCAGCGACATCGGCGCTATCACTAACAAAGGTATGGATTTGGGCTTCGGCTTCTCATTCACCTCATTCGTGATTCCATTCATCGCAAACGTTAAGTTTGTACTGAATCCTGCCCTGGATCCAGTTCATGACAATGACCTGGACAACCCGATAATCGACGGTTATCGTCTTAGCTCTTACAGCTTCATCATATTTGATGTAACTGAGAACATGAACGATAATATCTATCTGTTGAAGCACTCAATCTACGACAAAGGTCTGATCTGGTTCGTAGAAGAAGGTGACATGTCTTACATGGCTCGTCAGCTTCAGGGCTTCAAGGGTAATCCTAAGATTTCCGGTTACGCAGTATATATGCGTCAAACAATGCCAAGCATCTGGGTTAAAGACCCCACTAAGGTTCTGAAGATAGTTATGAGGAACCCGATCACCGGTCTTGCCTTCGGTGCGGCTAAGTAATAATTGGGATGCGCCTTGGTACGGGCCCCTTGCGGGTATTGCGCAGTACGAATAAAGTATCTGAATAAGTACATCTTCCCATAACGATGTTCCGCGTGGACGAACGGTAATTAAGTTTACCCGGCCTGGCTCGATACCAGGACATCGTCAAAGAGAATAACATAAAAATCAAATCATGGCAACTACAGTGAAAAAAACAAACCAAACCCCGACTGTTGGCGGGCATTCCAACCTGGTAGATGAATTTCGCCAGTACAAGTCAACAGACATTATTATCAGACCTTACATCAACCCTGAAGAACCGATTCAGAATATGGGTCTTGAAAAGTATGGTCAGGTGCTCTTTGAAGGAACGATGCATGAACAGCAACTCCGATGTACGATGATCAATGGCGTAACTCGCTATATCACCGGTCTGGATGAGTTTGCAGAGGAGGTGAAAAGACTCCCTGATGCTGAAAGAGAAGCTCGTATAAAGGTGATACGGGAGACTGTATCAATGTTAGAGCGTGAGATATATGCGAACGAACTGGATGTGAACGATCCTTCGTTCTGGTCAAAGACCGTATTCTCTCCTAATAGAACCGAGTACTGGAGTACAGTTACGTTTAGTATCGGCAACGAAGGTAAATCACTGGACCCTAAAGATCCTCACCAATTGATTTTGATTATCGCCGCAGAGGCAGGAGGATTTGATGACGTAGCCGGTTCATACGACGAAGCTAAATCATCTGCTAAGCCCCCTAAGTTCTACCTGGAACGCAGGAAAGATACTAAAGTACAGGAAGCTAGGCTTAAGCAACTCAGGGACAAGGCAATATACGAACTGTATAAGATTCGCCAGGAAGAACCTCAAAAGTTATTCTGGTTTGCCAAAAACCTGTTGCCGATTGCAAATCAGTACAAAAAGACTGACCCGATTGAAATCTGGTACAGTGACCTGAGCTCCTTTATTGAAGGAACCGGTATTGAGCAGGATAAGAAGAAAGCGCCGGTTAAGTTCATTACCATGACAGAAAAGGAAATGGACTATATTCAAATCCGGGCATATGTACTTGAAGCAGCGTTCTTGAAACATCTGATAACAAAAGCAGATAACCGAATTTATAACAGGGAGACCAATACGATGCTTGGTGGAAACCTCGAAGAAGTAGTGGAATTCCTTAAACAACCTGTCAATCAGAATGAACTGGATGCTATCCAGGATAGGATTGACAAGATATGGAGTAGATAACCATGGACAATAAACTCCTCAGGCTGAAGTTAAAGCAAAGGCTAAATAAGCTGGCAAGCAATGATTTCACCAATCTGGAGTGTTGGCAGGAAGCTGAGCTTATCAACAAAGCCCAGTTACAGATAGTGAGAAGGAACCTTCACGGAAATAACATATACCAGGAGGGTGACGAACAGTCTACTACTAGAGTAGACGACTTCCAGAAACTTCTCCTGCAGAAAGAACTCCGTGGCACAAACAATCTACTGTTCTTTGAAACCGTTCCTTTGCCTCCTAACTACTTGAAGTTCAAGCGGGTAACCGTCTGGGCTACAACAAAAGAATGTAAGACGGAGCGGAGAATGACAGTTTCTCTTGTCGAAGAAGCTAACATTGATGAGCTTCTGGCAGACAACCTGCTAAGACCTTCGTTCAAATGGGCAGAAACCTTCTGTACATTGATCGGAGATAAGGTGAGAATCTATACCGGTGGCGACTTTTCAGTACAGGAATGCAGGCTGACCTACTATAGGATGCCAAGACCTGTAATATTCGAAGGTTGCCGGGATGTTAACGATAACGCCGGCACAGACCAGGAACTGGAATTCAAGGACGATGTCATCGAAATGATACTCGATGAGGCTGTTGCGATAGCTGCAGCCGACATGAACGACTACAATAACTACAGTCGTGCAAAAGAAAATGTAGAAAATGGCAATTAAATGCTTATATTATTAATGTCTATTTATTAACCTAAAAACGTAAAACATGTATTTTTCTAACCACTTCCACAAGGCGTTTTTGAACCTGTCCGGTGCCATTAGGCAAACCGGTGCTAGTTCAGACCTGATCGCCGGTCAGTTGGGTTTTGCAGATGCAAAAACCTGGGACCTGGTCAGCGTAGCAAATGCCGACGTGGCAAATCACCCGTTAGTTGTTCTGTGTCAGGGTTCACTCTACCAGAACGATAAAATCGGAAAATTCCATGGTGGCTACATGGAATCTGTAAAATCAAGACCTATCAACGGTCGACTCATCACCAAGTTTACAAAATTTGTACCTCGCGATGAGAAGCCACATGCTGTTCAAATTGGCTACAATGGTAACGTAGATTGTGCCTGCCCTGAATTCGAGAAAGACAAAACTTACTACCTGCGCGTAGAAGTTAAAGGTTCTCCTGTTCTGCGTACTTACACCAGGAACCTGTACAGGACCTTTGGTGTGTACACCGGCTGCCCTTCTGCCGATTGTCCTGATTTGACATGTTCACAGACAGCTGACCCCAAAAAGGTTTTCGAAGCTTTTGCAGCTCAGATTGTAGAAGACCCCGAAATCGCCCAGTTCTTAAAAGAAGTAAAAGTAGTAACACAAGGTACAACCTCTGTTACCGGCTCTACTGTAAGAACTTACAGAGGTTCTGTATGCGATGAAGGTAACATCCGGGCAATCGCCGAAGTGCTTGCTCACTTCCCTAAAGCAAAGCTTGTAGACCGCCAGGGTAATACCAGCACCTACGAGATCAAAACTGTAGACGATGCCGTTGCTCCAGATGACCTGGATGGTGGCGAACTCTCTTGTGGAGATCTGGTATGGAGCCTGTATAATATCTCCTACAAGGTTCAGAAAGTAATCTGTCTGACCTTGCCGCTGAAAAGCGACGGTTCTTCTAACCTGAGCGATGTTCAGACCGCTTTTGCCGACAACGACAAGATCGTAGAAGGTTCAATCGTTCTGGGCGATGGTAACTGTACTACTACAACTACCACTACCAGCTCAACCACAACCACTTCTACATCAACTACTACAACTACTACCGAAGCTGGAACCAGCTACGTAGGTTGTACTGAAACAATCCAGGCTACTATCCTGTCTGACAACGAAGTCGACCTGGTTTGCGAAGGTGTTGATTCTGCAGTATTCTCTATGCCACAGTCCTACAACGGATATATGTGGGAAGAGTGTCCTTGCTGCACTGTAGCTGACGATACTGACCAGTGTGTTGGTCTTCGTCTGGTTGCTAAGAAGAGCACCGAGATCACTGACCAGTTCTCTAACTGCAGCTTCGACCCAATGGATCATGTTGAAACTGAGCCCATTACGATAATCGTAAGCTTCGTTAACATGTTCGGTGAAGCTTGTAGCTTCAAATCCCTGCCTGTTACCGAAATCCAGCAGCCGGTTATCCCAGAAGGTCTTGGAGAGTTCGCTCTGAGAGAGCTTCTGTTGAGCGCAAGCTACCAGCAGGATTGGTTCACTGGTGACCAAAGGATGAGAGAAGTGTTGAGCTTCCCTTACCTGGATGCCATCGATCGCAAGGCCAAATATGTGATATACACTATCACACACACCATCCCCACAGGCATAGGACCTTCCGGTACTATCGGCCAGGATAGGTTCCTCTACAAAATCTTCGTAGAACAAGGCGTAAACGCCTCTACTTTCGAAGGTTGGATGAACGCCTACCTGACCTCTGCAGGAACTGGTGTAGCACTCGAAACACTGTAATTTAGCATAGGCCCTTCTTCACAAAGTAAGCCGCCCCTTTCTAGGGGTGGCTTTTTTTCTTGGCAGTGTCCTATTTTAGGTGTATATTATATTGAAAAACTCTGTCTATGGCCCATGAACTTTCTCTGGAAGTACCTTCTATTTCCAACCCCAAAGCAATGAGAATCTACGATACTTCGCTTTGGGATGACACTTTGACGGTTACCAGCCGGAAGCTGGATATTATACCGCCAGGGTATACTAACTCTACCACATTTACAGTGGTCAAGGGCTTTGACGAGCTGTACAACTCCTCAAACCTGGGAATAACCTCAACCACCGACCCATCAGCGATGTCAAACCTTCCTGATGGGATATATATTTTAAGGCTTACGGCCATTCATGGTTCAGATGAAGTATGGGTTGAATATAACCATCTCAGACAGGTTTGTCTTTTAAAAGATTATTACAAAGCTCTCTGTACTCTCAACTTCTATCCATGTGATACTATAGATGTGAATCTTGAGGCGAAACGGAAAGAGTTAATGACCATTAAGTCCTACATTGACGCGGCCAAAGCTAAGGTTGAATGGTGTAATGCTCCCGGTGAGGGGATAGCGCTACACAACTTTGCCAGGAAGATGATGGACCGGTTCTCTTTAGAAAAATGTAAAAACTGTTAATATGGGCGCAGCGGTATGTCCAAATTGTGGAACCAAGTATAGCTGTTCATGTAAACTAAGGACTGCATCAGACGGGACAAAATGTTGCTCAAAATGCATCCAGACCTATGAACAGAGGAAGAAAGCAACCAAACCGGCGGTAAATCTAAATGTAATAAACGTTAAGACTAATGGTTAGTTGCTATGAAAGCCTTGATAACGGACTGGAATGTCAGCTAAAGAAGATAAAATGCTTGTTTGCTGACAGGATCTATTCTAATTTCAAGGAGATAAAATATGGTATACGTCCCTGTAAGGAGATGTATTCGGTTCTGTTCTTGTCAGATATGAAGGAGTTGTTGGAATATATCTACTCTATGGACCTTTCTAACTTCGACAAAAATACTTACAAGAACTCAATACTGAACAACGACCAGCTTTTACAAATGGCGAAGGACGGGTGTATCCCTGAATTTGCCGTAGAGACACTGAAGGTATGTAACATATCAACACTAATAGAAAAAATCAACTCACTGTGATAAAAACAAACTCCTCTTCGACAAACCCTTGCGGCAACGGAACAACTTCCGAGTGTGTTACCTGGGAAGGACCGGATATAGAATGTCTCGGCATTGAAAAAGGCCAGACTATATCGGTTGCCATGGAAATTTTAGCCAATGAAATATGTGAGCTAAAAGAATCCCTGGACCTGAGCGACCTAGACCTGAAATGCTTGTTTGATATCTGTGCAGACTGCCCCGACCCGGTTAAAACCCTTAGGACAGTACTGGAGCTTATCATCAACAAGATCTGTTCAATCCAGGAAACTATAGACGCGCTGAATTTGTCCACGTCCACCGGTTCTGACCCTATCCTGACACTGGCAAGTTGTTTCCAATACACCTCAGCTGAAGGAGATCTGATAGTCGAACTACCACACACTACCTATACAAAGCGTATAGCAACTAAGGTCTGTGAACTGGTTCTTAACGTATCAGCCCTGCAGGATGATGTAGCTGACCTTCAAGATACTGTCAGCGACCTCCAGACCCAGATAAATGCGCTGGACCTGAACATACCTGATGTTAACTCTGACTGTCTGTTTGTAGGGACAAAGTCAATAGCCGACGCCTGGGAACTGCTTGATGCAGCTTTTTGTCAACTTCGTACAGGAGTAGGTACTATAACTGAGATAAACCTGGCCATTAGCCGGCAGTGTTCTGAACTGAACGCTGAGTTTGGCGGTGAACCGGGATGGGTTGCCGTACCTGAAAATATTGCAGATTCTTTAAATAACCTGTGGATTGCATTCTGCGCTGTAAAAGCTGTACAGGATACTTGTTGTGCAGTTACCTGCGATGATGTTCTCATCGGCTTCAACGCCACATACAGTGAAGATAACACTGAAGTTATCCTCACATTTACTTCTGGCGCAGGAACCAGTCTGCCAAATGGATTTACTGATATCGGCTCTACTATCAATATCACCGACATTGACGGTAACGTGGCCACATTTAACACCGGCGGCGCCGATGTGATAGAGCTTAACGCTGAGCTCGAAGTCAATGTTACAGGTTTGAACCTGAACGGAGACCTTGTCATAACAATCGACACTAATATAAGTAACGGAACACTTACTTGTAGCAAGTGTATCACTAAAACAATCAAAAAACCAAATTGTGCTTACTGTGAGATTTGCGCAGAAGGTGAAGATGGTTCATATGTGGTTATCACCTACCGTCTTGAAGGTAGCAGCATAGTCACAAACTATGAGCCTACAACTACCACCACTTCTACGACAACAACCACAACTGCAGCACCATAAAACAAATACAATGGCAACACCTTTAGGAACAACAACACTTAAATCTGTATCTATCAAGGCGGGAGAATGCGTAGTTCTCCCTGCCGGAGCAGAAGTTATTGCCGTAACTACAAGCGGTAGTATAACAGCCACTTCTTCCTGTGGTACTCTCCCTACGCCCGGCAGCTTTAAATGCTGGCGTTTTAAGTGGGGTGAGGGCACTTTTGAATCAGATGGTTTTGGCGACTGTTATTTTACAGGTATTCAAATAGGAGATACTCTATATGACGTTGTAGGGGCACCTGTAGCTGAAGCAAATACATGGGATAACGGAGCCGACTTCCTTGCCCAGGCTATACCTGTAGCAACCCCTCCGGGTTTAGTAGACAGTGTAACCAGCAGCGGTGGTGAGGCAGTACATCCTAAGTGTTTAATAATCAACATACCCGAAGAACTCGGTCAACCTATTCTGTTCTGGAGTAATCCTGGTTTTGAATATGGAGCCTATTATGGAGAAGAAGATCAGTGTTCATGTTAAAACTCTAATTAATGTCTATCAAATTCTCATTTTTATGCTTTGACGGTTGTCCGTTCATACTTGATGCCAGTTGTGTAGACTATACTGGACCGGATTTGAACAACCTGTTCAATATGCCTACAGACAGTACGCTGGAGGAGATTATACAGAGTATTGACGCATTGACTTTTGTCCAAACACCGTTCACGGCAATAGGTACTAACTCCATTATAGCAATAGCCGGAGGTACCATAGGACATTCACCAGAATACCGCGTAAGAAGGAACCCTTCTGCAAATAATGCTATAACCTCTAGCACTGACGGTCTTAAAGTAACATCAAGTTCTATAGGTGACGGTAAGGTAAAAGTAAATGCAGGAGACACTAAAGACTATCTGGAAAATCAGATTGATGGCGACACTGACGGTATTGTAACAATAAATATCCAAAAGATAGGTGGAAAGCTGAGATTTGTGCCGGCGATAGACATAGATGCTCTGTTAGACGAAATAGAGAACAACCATCTAACAACTTTCTGCTCTATGATAAATGACTGTATCCCTAAAGGAATAAAAACATTCACTAGTTCAACAACAACTACAACAACAATCCCTACATAATGAGTAACTGTTCTACTACTACAACGACAACTTGCTATCCCTGTAATCAATCAGGGATTGACTGTGAATGCCCAAATGGCAGAGTTGATGCCGGTTGTGTGCAGTATACCGGTCCAGACCTTGAGAATTTCGACATAAACTCAGGGGATTACCTGGATGATATACTGCAGAAACTGGATCAGCTGATATTTGCAGAAACAGCATTTACTGCTAATTCATCTGACTCTATTGTTGCTACTGCCGGTGGAACAAATGGTCACTCGCCAATTTACGAAGTTAGAATTGACCCTGATAGTGATAACTTAATAACAGTAAGTGCACTTGGTCTGATGGTTGATATAAACTCAGGGGGTGATGGTAAGGTAAAAGTTGATGCTGGCGACCCTAAAGATTACCTGGAAGACCAGCTTGAGGGTGGGACAGATGGTATTATAAGCCTGTCCACGGTTACTATAGGTGGAGTAGTATATGTAGTACCTAGTCTGGATGTTGCAGCACTACTCGATGAAATTGAACAAAATCACCTGGTAAGACTTTGCCAGATTGTTCAAAACTGCATACCTGAAGAAGTAGAATGTATACCTTATATTCTAATGAATACTGGAGAAAGTCAGGTTGTTTATACATATACTAATTGTGAAGGAGTAGAAGTTCCAGGAAACACCCTTGAAGCGGGAGATTCTACCAACGTGTTCTGTGCTCTGGAAGGTTCTGTCCTGGTTACTGACAACAGTACAACAGAGCTGGTGGTAGTTGCTGACTATGATTGTAATACTACAACGACCACTACAACTACGACAACTACGACGTCTACAACTACTACAACCACTTCAGGACTTGTTTATTTCAACTTGCATAATGAGGGAGTTGCTGTAATAGACACCTATTTACAAGACTCTAACTCCTTGATATACTATGTAATAGACAATACTACAGGCTCTGGTCAGGAATCTAATTACTCGTTTAACCCTGTTGGTTCCGATGTAAATATTATCCTACAGAACTTTACAGCTCGTCCAGAACTGGTTATTGGCGTGGTTATCTACCTCAACGGAGGTATTATATTTGACTCTATAGAAAGTATTGGAGATTTCCTGGAAGAGGAAATTCTAATATCAGCCGGAGATGTAATAGATGTTTACTTATATCCAACCTCTGGAGGAACAACTAGTTCATCGACCACTACAACTACGACAACATCATAATTATGAAAGTACTAGCTATAACAGCGACTTGTGGGAGACACACCTGTCTTGAAAGATCAGTTAGATTCTTTCTGGACCAGGATTATAGTGACTGTGTTCAGCTGATATACCAGAATTCTAAAGTAGAGCAACGTCTGAACTCTAATCTTGGCAAGAATATTATTCTGGTAAACCAGGCTCATAGAACCCAGGACAGGCGTGATTATACCTGTCTTGGTGAGATATACAATGATATCATTAAGTTTATACCGGCTGACGTAGAGGTAGTTACCTTCTGGGATGATGATGACCTTTTTCTACCAAATCATATACGAGAAGGGGTAGAAGGACTCGTCCGGGGAGGAAAGACAGCTTATAAGCCAATGAAGTCCTTTTATAAAGAAAAGGGAAGAGTTGCCTTAGTCACCAATGTTTTGGAACCGTCTATGTTCATAAAAGTAGACCATATTAAAAAGTACGGGTTTAGTAACACTACTTCTGACCAACATATGAGTTGGGTACGGCCGTTGATAGAGACTAATGATATATTCGTTGATACTGAAGGAGTACCTACTTACGTATGCGACTGGTCTCAAGAAATATCTACATTTAAGACTTCCGGAGACCCTAATAACAAGAACAATTTTGTAAACTATCATAAAAGCTCTGCTGACCACGGCGACGGTATAATCACCCCGGCACCAAAGTCAGTAGCTGAAAAATATTATTCACAATTCAATAGTTATGCACGTTGAAGTACAGCAGTTTATACAGGAAGTTAAGGCCAAACACAATGATTTCTTTACAGGAAAGAAGGTTCTCGAAGTTGGTTCTCTTGACATAAATGGTAGTATAAGACCTCTTTTCTTTAAGTGTGATTACTTGGGAATAGACCTTGGCCCAGGAAAAGGAGTAGATATGGTTAAGCCAATACATGAGCTTGACCATTTTGATACATATGATGTAGTAGTTTCTACAGAGATGCTGGAGCACGACCAGTTTTGGAAAGATTCTTTGAAAAGAATGTATGACGTTTTAAAACCTTCTGGGTTACTAATACTTACCTGTGCCGGACCGGCTAGGCATGAACATGGCACAACCAGGACTACTCCCGGGGATGCCCCGTTTACCAATGACTATTATAGAAATATAACCTTATCTGATTTCATGTCTATCCTGCCTGAAAATCTCTTTTCAGAATATAAACTTGAGTACCGGCGGGCAGATACAGACTTAGTTTTTTACGGAATAAAAACCAAACCATGATACCAAGAAACTTAATATTTCTAAGCGCTCATTCGCACGATGAGTGTTTTATCTGGCAATGCCAGGTGTTCATTGTAAATTTCAGAGATAAAGGGGTACCGATGGACCAGATACATATTGTCGTATGGTACCCAAAGACCGGTCTGAACCAGAAATGGGAGCTATTGAGGAAGAAGTATCCCAGGGTAAAGTTCTTCTTTTACAAAGACGAAGATGTCGATTTAAAGCTTTATATTCCTCAATTGAGACCTAATGTTCTCAAGAGGTATATTGCCGACAATCCTAGTGATAACGTGTTCTTTTATCACGACGCCGACATTATTTTCAACTTTTTACCAAACTTCACCGAGCTGGTAAAAGGACCGGTTTGCTGGCAAAGTGATACCTCTGGGTATCTGGACTATAACTATCTAAGATCTAAGGAAATAGAAGGTAAAATACCTGAACATGAAGCCATAGGTAAATTAGCAGAAATAGGAAAAGTATCAGTAGATACAATAATGAGCTACAAAGGGAAGACCGGCGGAGCTCAGTATATAATAAAAGGGATGACAAAAGACTTTTGGGAAGACGTAGAAAGACAAGTTCTCGAGATAAGACGAGCCTTTTCCTTCGACGTACCAGGTTCTTTCAACAGAAAATACTTTCCATCAGAGAATGCAGGGTTCCAAAGCTGGTGTGCAGATATGTGGGCAGTCAACTTTAGCCTCTGGAATCGTGACAAAGTGACAGATGTTACTGACGAATTGGCATTTTCTTGGGCGACTGACAGTTATGAAACTTACGAAAAAAAGCCGATTTTTCATAATGCCGGCGCCACAGCTGGAAATAAAAGATTATTTTTTAAGGGGGCTTGGTTACATCGTTCACCTCTACCCCATATAGATAAAATTTATGTAAGTAAGGCTTTTGCACAACATGCTTATGTAGAAGCCATGAAAAAGGCAAAGAATGGATGAACTGTCTGGATATAATAAGGCTAAATTTGTACAGCCGTCAAAAATAAAGAGCTCCAATATTATTTATGACGGAGGAAATATCCCTTGTATAGAGGGTTCAGAATGCCTTACACTTAACCAGATAATCAAACGTCTTTGCCAGGCCGGTTCTGCATCGGGTTATTCTGGCTACAGTGGCTACAGCGGCCCCTCCGGCTTCTCCGGTTATAGTGGCCGGTCCGGTTTCAGCGGTTACGGCCATAGTGGATTTTCCGGCTATAGTGGATATGGCCATAGTGGATATTCAGGTTATTCCGGGTATTCTGGCCAATCCGGATACAGTGGCTACTCTGGCACTAGCGGCTATAGTGGTTATAGCGCATTTTCAGGCTATTCTGGCCTGTCTGGTTTTTCAGGGTACTCTGGGGCCAGTGGCTTCAGTGGATACAGTGGTAGCGGCGTGAGTGGCTTCTCAGGCTATTCTGGACAAAGTGGTTACTCATCTTATTCTGGTTTCTCCGGCTATAGTGGCCCTTCCGGTTATTCAGGTTATAGCGGAAAGAGCGGATTCTCTGGCCAATCAGGCACCGGCCCTTCTGGTTACTCTGGTTACTCCGGCTTAGGTCTATCGGGTTATTCTGGTTTCCAAGGAGTTCAGGGAGCTTCTGGATATAGTGGTTACCAGGGAACCTCTGGTTACTCTGGCTACAGTGGTATCTCCGCACAAGCTTTTTCCCAGGTATTTAGTATTGCTGACTGGGGTTCTCCGTCAGGGGGATATTATTCTCAGTCATTTAATCACAATCTGAATAGTTACGAACTTGTCGTAGAGATATGGAAAATTGACGGCTCTACTATAACTCAGGTTTTTGTCCCTATAATAGAAGAAACTTCTGCAGATATCATAACAATATCTGTTACAGACGTGCCGGATGAAAGGTTTGATGGTAGAATTGTCATAAATGGTTCTGCGGCATCCGGTTATAGTGGCTATAGCGGTATTGGCTTGTCTGGTTATTCAGGTTATGGTGCAGACGGAGCTTCTGGTTTCTCTGGATACAGCGGTCTCGGCCTTTCTGGATATAGTGGATATAGCGGAGATAGTACTTCAGGTTATAGCGGATATATAGGTGCTCAGGGTGTTTCTGGATTCTCTGGTTATAGTGGTAGTGGATTTTCTGGATATAGTGGTTCCGGAATATCTGGTTATTCAGGTTACAGTGGTTTAGGGCTCTCTGGTTATTCTGGATATATAGGCGCCCAAGGGGATTCTGGATTTTCAGGTTATTCAGGGAACCAGGGACTGAGTGGTTTCTCGGGGTATAGCGGAAGCGGTTTCTCTGGTTATAGTGGGATTGGCGAAAGTGGTTTTAGCGGATATAGTGGAATAGGTATTTCTGGTTACTCTGGATATATTGGAGTTTCTGGATTTAGTGGCTATTCCGGTCTGTCTGGATATAGTGGATATTCTGGAAGTATAGGAAATTCTGGTTTTAGTGGTTATTCTGGCGTAGGTACTTCTGGTTTCAGTGGTTATTCTGGTATAGGAACTTCTGGATTTTCTGGATATAGTGGCATATCTGGCTATTCTGGTTATAGTGGTCAGGAGGGAATCTCTGGATTTAGTGGATACAACGGAGCAGGAGTAGCAGGTGAAAGTGGATTTTCTGGCTATTCTGGTACAGGGACCTCTGGTTTTTCTGGATATTCTGGAGCGTCTACCAGCGGATTTAGCGGGTATAGTGGTTCATCAGGATTTAGTGGATATAGTGGAATAAGCGGATTCTCTGGCTATAGTGGTATCTCAGGATATAGTGCATATAGTGGGTTCTCTGGATATAGTGGTTTGTCTGGATATAGCGGGTACTCAGGTATATCTGGTTATTCTGGGTATATTGGACAATCTGGCTATAGTGGTTACAGCGGACCTTCTGGGTATAGTGGATATAGTGGACCTTCCGGGTACTCTGGTTATTCAGGTATATCAGGGTATAGTGGGTATTATGGCATATCTGGTTATTCTGGATATATCGGTACAAGTGGTTATTCAGGATATGGAACATCAACCCCAGATACAAATTTCGCAACAACAAATCTGACAGCTACTAACAACCGGGTACATGCCTGGGCGGGATATAGTTATACAAAATCTGGTATGTTCAACTCATATCAGTATGCTTCAAACCACATGGAGCATCATGTTACCGGAGGTAACTATGCTGTAAAAACACCCAATGGTAGCATCGCACTGGAAGCTGGATTTGCAGTGACTACCTTTGCTTCATTTGGATATGCGTCATACATAACTCCTACTCAATTAACAAGTGATGTAAATGATTATAATCCAACAGGTATGTCATCTGCATATCAGATAAGGCTTAGTTCTGATGCAGCCAGAACAATAACTGGACTTGGGATTACCGCTAATTACAATCTTACATATCTGCTACAAAATATAGGTAGCTTTGATATAATTCTTTCACATGAAGATGGTCTGTCTTCAGCTGTAGGAAGATTTCTTTGCCCGGGTGCCGCTGATTTTACATTAGCTGCGGGTTGTTCAGTCCTTATAGGATACGACGATGTATCAGATAGGTGGCGAGTAGAGACAACCAGTTCAGGGACAGGTACTTCTGGTTATTCTGGATATAGTGGAATAAGTGGCTATAGTGGTTATAGTGGAGCAGGTTCTAGCGGATTTAGTGGATATAGCGGTGGTGGTTCTAATAGAGGGTCGATAACCTTTGAGATATATGCCGGCGGCAACGACATAACTACCGGTATAAAAGATACTCCGGTTCTAGTACCTTATACTGGTACAGTTACCGGTTGGGAAATTGCTGCATACGATATCGATAACGCTCTATTAAGTACTTCATGTGTCGTTGATATATTATCTGATACTTTTGCCAACTTACCTTTGATAGGGACTGACAGTATTGCAGGAACCGAAAAGCCGACATTATCTTCAGCTTCAACAAACTCAGATAATACAATAACCACCTGGTCGTCTATTACTGCAGGTAACTATGTACAAGCAGAGGTTGAGAGTGTTAGTGCAGGTGTCAAAAAAATAGTTGTAACAGTTAAACTTACGAAAAGTTAATGTCTAATTATATTGAAGTTATAGCTGCTCAAACTACAGGTCTTGTACAATTTAATGGTGGTGGAACACAGTATCTTGTACAAAAATCTGACGGGACCCTTGTTTTATTCTATGTCGATACAGGTTCAGACGTAGCGGTTCGCTATTCAACAAATCGTGGATTGACATGGTCCACTCCAACAATAGTTTTTGCCGGAACGGTTACAGCCCTATCTGTATGGTATGACCGATGGAGTGGTATAAGTGCAGATTTAGTACATGTAGCCTACACGGAATCTGCTACAGATGATACTTTATATAAGTATGTCGATATTGCAGACCCTTCTTTATTTGTTTTGTCTACGCAAACAACAATCTTTGCAGGAACTTCTACTGCTACCGGCGGAAATTTATCTATAACCCGGGCAAGAGGCGGAAATCTTTATTGCCATACTATGATTGATGCTGGCGCCGAAGGTGGTTTTTACCGTTCTACTGACGTGGGTGCAACCTGGGGTGCAAGAACCGTGAACGAAGTTATAGCTACAACTGACCAAATAATACTATTACCAGGATGGGCCGCTGATAATCAGGATATTATGGCATTTTTCTGGGATGCTTCTGCTAATGAAATTTCAAGGCAGTTACATGACGATTCTGCAAATACCTGGTCAGAAACTTCTATTGCTGCAAGTATGGTAGACCAGGCAGCAACTACCGCCTTCCCGCATTTTGCTGCGGCAGTAGACATCACAAACAGCAGAAATCTTCTGGTTGCCTGGAGTGCAGTAGATACATTAAACGCAGATCTTAGGTGTTGGTATGTAACAGAAAGCGCTATAACTGAAGTTACAAACGTCGTACTAAACAGTACAGATGACCAGGGTCTTTGCGCAATAGGCATAGATGTCAATACGAACTATTGGTACGTATTCTATGGAGGTAAAAGTGATGGTAGCGAAACTTTTCTGACATCTATAAATATTTACTATAAATTTTCTACGGACAGTGGTAGTACCTGGAGCAATGAACTACAACTTACAGGTGCGGCAAAAGACATAACATGGTTAATCTGCGTGCCAAGATTTTATAGTTATTTCACACTAGCCTACCACAACGATATTGTACTTGATGAGATCATGATAATTGCTACAGCCAATAGACCCGCCGGTAAGATAATCGTCTCTTAGATTTTGACAACCTGTCAAATTTTCATACCTTTATAGTGCTATAAAACCGAACTTAATGACCAAATATTCTATTGTTATACCTACGTATAACCATCTTGAGGATTGTCTACAACCCTGTCTGGAAAGTCTGATACAACATACTGATTTTAAAGACGTTGAGGTTATAATTGTAGCAAACGGCTGTACAGATAATACCGTACCTTTCGTAAAAACTCTCGCTGAAAAATACCCCTTTCGACTTATTGTAAGTGAACAACCTTTAGGTTACACTAAGGCTACCAACCTTGGTATAAAAGCCTCATCCGGACAATTTGTCATATTGCTGAATAATGACAATGTTATAATGCCCAGTGACAAAAGCTGGATACAAATCCTGCGGGAACCGATGACAGATGAGATGGTGGCTATAACCGGCGCGGCAAAAAACTTCCATAGGGAAACCGGTTCGGAGTTTCTTCTTTTCTTCTGCGTAATGGTCAGAAGGTCCGTCTTTAATGTGGTTGGCTATCTTGACGAAGAGTTTAATCCTGGCTATGGTGAGGATATAGACTTTTGCAACAAGCTTAGATTTGCAGGATACAAGATAGTTCAAGTACCTGATGATATACACCTTACTGATATACGGCCGAGAGAATCCCATACCATAAAGTTTCCTATCTGGCATAAAGGAAGTGTTACTGTAAGTGAAATAAGTAGTTGGTCCGTTGTCGTCCCTAGAAATGAGTTATTGCTTATTGACAGGTACCGTAAAAAACATGACTCAGTAAACATCGGAAATCTTCTCGATACCATACATAGTTCTAACATAATACCTACCATAGATAGAATCACCTCTTATCTCTCTGAAGAAGGAGAGATACATGCTCAGTTGAATGCCAGGACCAAAGTCACTATCTCAAAAACCGGCTATGCCAATAGTGTATTCCTGGGCCATGACGGTATGAGAAATCTGTCTTACGAGCACAGGGTCATTAAAAAAGATACCATAGAAGATATTAAGGACCATGTACTTAACTGTGGAAGCAAGAACCTGGAATGGTTTGGTGGTAAATGGGCCGGGGGTTATTGTACCCAACAAAACCCAGACGAGATAAGTGAATATCTGTTTGACAACCGAAACCGCTCGGTAAAGAACTATCTCGAAATAGGTGTAGCTGACGGTGGTGTGACAAGACTCTTCTGTGATGTAGTCGATGTAGGCAATGTCTACACTATCGACCTTGGCTGGGCCGATATGAACTATCCTTATACCTATAGAAACGGACTGTTCAATCTAAAGAATACCGGTTCTATAAATGTATTCCGTGGAAATAGTCACTCTGACGGAGCAAGGAGATTTCTAAAAGATGTGAAGTTTGACTTTGTTTTCATCGATGCTGACCATACCTATGATGCTGTTGTAAAAGATACGATGCTTGCTAAAGAACATGCTTTACCGGGATGTATCTTCGCCTACCACGACCATATTGCCGTTCCGGAAGTAGGTCAGTTCTTTAACGATATGCGAGCTGGTAAATTCCACGGTTTTAGGTTCTTAAAGGAATACGTCAGCCCAGACCCTACCGTAAAGGGTATATCAACCTTTGTATATGAAGGTGACCCTAAAAAGTATTCTATTATAATACCGACTTTTAATCACCTGGAAGACTGTCTTAAACCCTGTCTAAAAAGCATTATAAATACAACAGACCTGTCTTGTGTAGAGGTTATCGTCGTTGCTAATGGCTGTACTGATGATACCCGGGGCTTTGTAGAAAGCCTGGGAGAGCCGTTCAAGCTAATCTGGATACCTGAACAGGTAGGTTTTATAAAAGCTACTAACGAAGGTATTAAAGCCAGTACCGGAAAGTATATAGTTCTGTTGAATAATGACACGGAAGTAGTCGGTCGCGACTGGCTTGATATACTGGCAAAACCTTTTGGAAATAGTCGCGTAGGTATGACTGGTCCATATAAAGACTGGAGATTCTTCTGGGAAGACGGTTTTCTTAGATTCCGTCAGGAGTATATGGTTTTTTACTGTGCTATGATCAGGCGCCAGGTATTTGACAAGATAGGTTTACTGGACGAAAACTTTGGTCTTGGTTACGAGGAGGATATAGATTTTGCAGTAAGGCTTAAACAAGCCAGATATACTATAGTACAGGTTCCAAACGATATACCTGATGAGCTACAGGTGACAAAAGACTATCTGCTGGAGAATCCAAACAGGAATAACCACATATTTCCGGTAAAGCACAAAGATAAGATGACATTCAAGGATATAAGGTTTGATAACAGTCGGAAAACCAGTCTGTTAGATAACTATCCTGGAAAGCCGGATATCTCTATAATCATACCTACCTACACTAATGAACAAGGTCTTCGTAAGTGTATAGACAGTCTGATAAAACAAACAAAGGACTTTTCTAACATTGAAGTCATTGTTGTGGCAAACGGCGCTTCAGAAAATGTACGGGCATATGTACATAATCTAGGCTCTCAGTTTAAACTGTATTGGTTTGATAAACCAGTAGGATTTATTAAAGCGGTTAACGCTGGCGTAAAACAGTCTATGGGTGATGTAGTCATCATATTGAACGATGACGTTGAATTCACTAACCAGCCCCCAAATCTCTGGTTAAACATACTTCTTGAACCGTTTGCTAAATATGAATCTGTTGGCATTACCGGGCCAATGAAAGCATGGAGGGATGATATCAAAGAAGAATATCTTTTATTCTGGTGTGTCGCCATCAAAAAAGAGGTGTTTAAAAGAATAGGGATGTTAGATGAGAACTTTGGTCTTGGTTATCACGAAGATGTAGACTTCTGTATCAGAGCTCACCAAGCGGGATTTGATCTGTTTGAAGTACCGGATAACATAGATTACTCAGAAGAGTTCAAAGGAGACCCCAACCGGATAGGTAAGTTTCCTATTATACATGAAGGAGGAGGTACCTTCCAGAAGATATATGGTGACTCTGACGAGAGACTTAAAAAACATCTCCATGTACTTTACGATAAATATCTAAAAATGCCAGAATTACCACAAGGTTGGTTTGGTCACGACGACCAGGTCTTCCATAAAGCACTTATGGAAAATATTCCTTATGGTGGAACACTTGTTGAAATAGGGGTTTGGAAAGGATTGTCTCTTTGTTCTGCAGCACATATGATCAAAGAAAAGAACATAAAGGTTATCGCCATAGATACCTTTGAGGGAAGTCCTTGGGAAGAAAATGGGGCTATTGTTGAACCGGGTCTTGACCTAAAGCAGGAGTTCATAAATAATCTCCATAAGTTTGGAATAGCTGACCATGTTCAAATATATGCGATGTCGTCCCTGGATGCTGCTAAACTAGTAGAAGATAACAGTATAGATCTGATATTCATTGACGGAGACCATCGATATGAATCTGTAGTGAATGATGTAAATACTTGGTTGCTAAAGGTAAAAAGCTCAGGCATTATATCCGGACATGATATTTACTGGAATGATAGTGTAGCTCCGGCCGTATTCAGCATATTTGGTCAGGATAAGGTATATACCGGTGCTAACATATGGTATGTCCTTCCGGAGAATCGCAAACGTAAAAGAATGGTCATAGATACATTTACCTTCTTTAATGAGCTTGACGTGCTTGAAATAAGACTTAATGAACTAAAGGACGTAGTTGATAAATTCGTTCTGGTTGAGGCCCGGTATACTCACCAGGGACATCCAAAACCTCTGTTCTTTGAAGAGAACAAAGAGAGATTCAAAGAGTTTCTGCCTAAGATAGAACATGTTGTCGTAGAGATGTTCCAACAGTGCCATAGTACCTGGGACCGTGAACACTACCAGAGAAATGCTATTAGCCGGGCAAAGGTCTTTGACACCTGTCAAGAAGATGATATAATCATCCTGTCGGATGTAGACGAAATCCCAAGAGCTTCAGTAATCTCTGAATACGATCCGGCAAGGGGTATCTGTGCTATTTCCATGGACCTGTTTTATTACAAACTAAACTGGAAGATAGGGGAGAACTGGTTCAAGCCCAGGATATTCCCTTACAAGGAGCTTAAGGGGAAAAACTTCCAATACTTCCGTGGAGAAGGAGATTATAAGTATAACCACATCATTTCTAACGGCGGCTGGCATTTCTCTTTCCTAGGAGATAAAGACAGTGTGAAATATAAGATACAGTCTTACGCACACAACGAGTTCAATAACGAAACCTTTGTCAACGATGACCATATAGAAGATTGTATTGCAACCGGCAAGGATATCTTCAAAAGAGACCTTAAGTTTTCAATGGTCGACATAGACTCTTCATTTCCGAAGTATGTTGTTGACAACTTCGATAAATACCTTCTTCTGAAAGACCTTATATCCAAGAAGCGGGAGCGTAAGGTATTTGACTGTTTCTGCTTTTTTAATGAGCTAGACCTTTTAGAAATACGGCTCAAAGAGCTATATGACCATGTAGACTACTTCGTAATATCAGAAATGGAGCTTACACACTCCGGAAAACCAAAGGGATTGAATTTTGACAAAGAGAGATTTCGGTGGGCAAAAGATAAGATAATCTATCATGTTCCTATTCCGTACCATACATCTGATCCTTGGGTAGCTGAACACTATCAGCGAGACGATATGATGAAAGTTTTAGAAAATAGAGCGAACCCGGAAGATATAGTTATAGTGTCTGACCTTGACGAGGTACCAAGAGCCACAGCTATAAAAGAGTTCAAGGGAGATATGATGTACTTTGAACAGACTCAGTATAGTTATTATCTGAACTATGAAGTAGGTATAAGTAAAATAGCCCCTGGAACATTTAGCCGGATAACAACCTACGATTTCATTCGTAAGAATAAACTGACACTTACCGGTGTAAGATACTACCGTCTTGAAGAAACAGCAGCTATAAAGAACGGAGGATGGCACTTCTCATGGATGGGTGGACCTAATAAAATAGTAGAAAAGCTAGAAAGCTGGGCACACCAGGAGTTCAATAATGAACGGTTTAAAGATGTAGACAAGATACATGAGAATATATCAAACGGAATAGAGCATTTCGGCAGACAGGATGTTGGAAAATTCAATAAAGTTCTGATAACCAATACGTTCCCGACGTTTGTGCAAAATAATGTATCATATCTACATAACATAGGACTTATAGACCCCGGAGGTGTGCCTACGGTTGCCATCGTAATGCCCTATTACAACGATACTGTCAATTTGACACGCTCTGTATCTGCCATTATGGCACAAACCTTCGTTAACTGGCATTTGTTCATAGTAGATGACGGAAGTGATATGTCTAAGATGGCATCAGAGATTTTAGCAAATCATCATAAGATAACGATTATCTACCAGAAAAACTCAGGCCCGGCTGCTGCAAGAAATACGGCTCTTGACAGAATCAGCACCCAGAGTCGGTTTACTCATATTGCATTCTGTGATAGTGATGATATATGGGATAATGATTTCCTGGAGTACCAACTTAATAACATAGGGTCTTCTGATATTGTATACAGTTCTGTTAATCACCAGTTTGAGAACGGTCAGACAGCTTATCCCTATGGCATACCTGACCCAGAAGAGTTCCCAGGGTTTGATGTCATGCTAGACCAACCCTTTATATTCATCTCCTCGGTTCTATGTAAGGCTAGTGTGTTTAAACACGAAAGATTTGACACAAAACTTGATAGTATCGAAGACTGGGATATGTGGTTAAGGCTCTGCAGAAACGGTTTCAAATTCTTTAAGAATAAGGAGACGTCAATAACTTATACTGTAAGACAGGGAATGGCTTCTAAAAGAACAGAGGATAAAGTATCTTTGATGAAGCATAAATACACTAACGCAAAAATTTTTTATTAATGGATAAAGTATACGGACCACCTCGTGTAAGACCGATAATCTCCAAAGAGGTTACAGTTGGCATACCTACCAAGAACCGGTATGACATTCTCAGTCACTGCCTATTATCTATAGCTCAACAGACTTACCGTCCAAAAGAGCTAATTATTGTCGACGATACCCCTGAGCCGGTAAACCTAACTACCCTAGAAATATATGAGTATGCTCTAAGGTTACTAGAAGAAAAGGGTATAAAATGGAGGGTTATCTACGGGATGAAAAAGGGTCAGCACCATTCTCACCAGATTATCCAAGATGCAGCCGAAACGGATTTTGTATTTAGGATAGACGATGATGAAATAGCTGAGCCAACATGTATTGAGAAGCTACTAGACAAGATGTCATCTGATACCGGGGCCGTAGCGCCATTAGTATTAATGCCAAATCCTGAAAAGTTACCGGCTTTTGCCAAAAACGACATTCGCGATCTTTCTGTACCAAATGTGCAATGGTTTAAATGGCCAGGTACTAGTCCAATGGAGGTTGACCATCTATACAGCTGTTTCCTATACAGGAAAGGTATTGTGAAATTTGACACTACTCTCAGTAATAAAGCCCACCGGGAGGAGACCATTTTTACATATTCTCTTAAAAGAGAGGGGTTTAAGCTTCTTGTTAACCCCCAGGCAGTAGTCTGGCACTGGCGTAAACGGGGAGGAGGTATCCGGTCAGACGATAGAATGGAGGATTACCTTCATGATGAGGCGGTGTTTAATGCTTATAAAAGTATCTGGGGCGTAGATGGACAGTCTGTCAAGACTATAGTCCTGGATAATGGCATAGGAGACCATTGGGCTTTTAAGAATATACTGCCGGAACTGAGGACGAAGTACGGAAAACTAAGGATAGCAGCATGTTTCCCGGATGTCTTCTGGGACGAACCGGACCTGGAGATTATATCCATAGCCGATGCTATTAGGATATTTGGGGATATTACTCCGTTCAACGTATATAGGATCCTTTGGGACAGTAACGAAAAAATGCACCTTATTGACGGGTTTAGAAAACTATATTTATGAGAATAATCATATCACCATACAGTAAGAAGTTACGGGACAAGGAAACACCTCATCCAAAGAATTACCCCTACTGGAAGGAGTTGGTCAAGCTCCTGGAAAAGAATCACCAGCTAATCCAGGTAGGAGTAGACGGTGAGGAGATCCTGGTAGAAGACCACCGGTTTGGACTATCCAGCGCTGACCTTATCACTCTCGTAACCGGTTCAGACACTTTTATCTCCGTAGACAACTTCTTCCCTCACATGGTACACTACAACTTCAAAGGTGCCAAGAAAGGTACGGTGATATTCTCCAAGAGTGACCCCCTCATCTTTGGCTACAAGGAAAACAACAATCTGTTAAAAGACAGAAAATACCTCAGATGGGACCAGTTCGGGCCCTGGGAAATGACCGACTATGTAGAAGAAGCCTTTATGACACCGGGTGAGGTCATAAAAAAGTTTGCTAAATAATAAAAGTTTCAGTATCTTTTAATGTGGAGGGGTGTCCTAACTGCTAATCTATTCATTTTCAACTACTTATATAAATGACCCCTGAACAAATAGAAAGAGCTATACGGCAACTATTCAAAAAGATATGTTGCCTAAATCTTTCGGTAGAAAGTGGAACGTACACGCCGACAATTACCAACGATGCCAATGCGCAAAATATTTCAACAGATGGGCCCTGGCAATACATGAGAGTGGGAAACGTTGTAACCGTTAGCGGAAATTTTAATGTTGAAGCAATAGCGGCAGCCGGAACACAAACAACCGTATTTTTTAACCCGCCTATTTTTTCAGATTTTCCGACAGGTGTAGAAGCTGGGGGTACGGCATGGGGAACCGTTAGTATGATAAACGGCGGCCAGGTTACTACGACATTTAGCAACACTTTACAATGTAAATGGTTTGCCGCTGCAAACGGGTCTGGCGATTATGTGGCAATACATTTTACCTATTTAATTGTAGCAGCACCATAAAACATGGCAGTAACACTAATAAAAACACAAAAAAACTATAACATATGAAAACCTGGATAAAAGAAAACAAAGTAATGTTTGGCGTCATTCTGGTCGTTGCAGCAATGACCATCTTCGCCATTCTCACCTTCTTGTTTACAAAAGATGACCACGAAGGTGCTATTACCGGCTTACAGGCCCTGAAGCAGCAAACTGCAGGGTTCTGGATATGGGCTATTGTCCTTACCATTGGCGCTGGAGTATTGACTCATTTCGTAGTAAAGAAAGTTAAGGCTAATGCCGGCTATGGCGTGTCTTACAACGTTCTTATCCCGATTATAATGTTCATCGCTATCGCCTGGGGTAAAGGTTGTACTGATAAAGCTAATGATGGAGTTACCTCCGGCAAAGGACGACCTGTACCTGTTCAGACAGACACATTAAGACAATCTGCTGAAGATATGTTAAAATAAGAAAAATAATAAAAGATGGCAAAACAGCTCGGGATTCAAAAATCCGTTCTTCAGAACATAGAATCAAGTAACTCATCTAACAGTGGTTATTATAGTTTAAGAAAGATTCTTTCTGAATATTTTAATGAACTACATGTACCATTTTCTGATATTTTATATTCTAGCAGTGCTGAAAGCTCTCCTGTTAGATATAACAGTGGGGATATTGAAAGATATGATGTTGGAACAAATGCCTGGATTACTGTTCCGGGGGCATCTGGTTTTTTTCCTAATGCCATTATATCAGCCGACGGTAGTGGAAATTTGACTGATAACGGTCCTGTTTTAACATTTGATCCTGCTACTGCACAATTAAATGTATATGATGTACATATTGGCAGAGGTCTCGCAAATGAAGCTGAGAGCTTAGTTATCGGTAACTCTGCTGGTACTGGATTAGTTTCTGGGGCATTGGCTAATACTTTTATTGGTTTTAATTCTGGTAACGGTATAACCCAAGGTGATTACAACGTAGCAATAGGTTGGAAAGCTATGAGAAGTGGTAGCGTTGGATTTGTAGAAAACACTGTAGCTATAGGTCAACAGGCTTTGGCAGTTATGTCTAACGCCAGTGGTAGACAAGTAGCTATTGGTGCTGCTGCTGCTGGCGGTCTTGGTGGTACTTCTACAAGTGTATTTATAGGTTATTTATCTGGTTTCCAAGCTACTTCAGATGGCGCTATTTCTCATAATGGTAATGTAGGAGTGGGTGCCAATTCTCTTTATAAAATATCTGCTACAGGTGGTGGTATAAGAGGTAGTAATGTTACAGCAGTCGGTTATTTTGCCGGAGCAGCTATTACTACTGGTACAGGTAGTACTTATCTTGGAACTTATTCAGGTGGTATAGGAACATGTACTGGTGACTACAATACTGGATGTGGTAGTAACTCATTACTTAATATGTCTTCAGGTTCTTATAATATAGGACTTGGACATAGTGCAGGTTCATCTATAACCACAGGTAGCTATAATGTTGTAATAGGTAGTAATAATGGTGCTTCTATAGCTACATCAAGCAATAATATTTTAATAGCAGATGGTCAAGGTAATTTAAAACT